CTTTTTTTTTGCTTATTTTTATAAATTTACTATTGACAAATTACAAAATAGAAATTATAATGTAAATATAATAATTAATAAGACATTAAATTTATCAACTTTAGGATTCGATTATTAAATATAATATAGGAGTTGATTAATAATGAATGAAATAAAAATATTTAAAAGTGAAGAATTTGGTGAAATCAGATGTTGTCTAATTGATAATGAAATTTGGTTTGTAGGAAGAGATGTAATCAAAGACTTAGGCTATGATTTATCTACTGGAACAAGTTATACTCAATATATTAAAAAATATTGTGATGAAGAAGATATTAAAAATTATAACAAAGAAACTCAAGTGCAATATACACTTGAGTTTGATTATAAAAAATTAGGGCAACGTGGTGGATTATTAATAAATGAATATGCATTATATGATTTGGCTTTAGAATCACCATTGCCAAGTGCAAAAAAATTCAAACGTTGGATAACACATGAAGTAATACCACAAATCAGAAAAACAGGTGGATATATTCCATTAAACAATGAAGATGATGAAGAAACTATTATGGCAAAAGCGTTAATAATAGCAAATAATACAATAAATAAAAAAGATGAATTAATTAAACAAATACAACCTAAAGCTGATTGGTTTGATGAATTCATGAGTAGTGAAGGATCATACAATTCAACTCAAATAGCAAAATTATTTAAATTATCATCAGCTCAAAAATTAAATAAACTTTTGAATGAAAATAAAATAATATATAGAAAAGGCAAAAATTGGTTGCCATACGCTGATGTGGATGAATCTTGGTATAAATTAGTTGTTGGAAATTCAAATGAACATAGTTATTCACAACTTAAATTTACACCTAAAGGGGTATATGAAATTAGCAAAACCTTAGAAATAAATTTTACTGAAGAAGACTTAAAAGAACTAGCATAGAAATAATTTGAATATATTAATTAATAATACTATCTTTTTTAGGTGGTATTATTTTTTTATTTAAAATACATAAAAATACAAAATAATTTTAAAATTAATGTTGAAATATTAATCAATATGTGTTATTATTTAAATATAGAAATTAATAAAAGGGGATGATTTAAAATGAAATTAACATTAAATCAATTAAAGGTAGTAGCTGAAAAATATCCGACAATGACAATTCTTCAATTTGTAGAATATGTAAAACAAGGAAAAATAAATTTATAATTAAGTATTGACAAAATTTGGTTATGAGTATATAATAAAAATATAAAAATTAATAAAGGAGGTGATAGAAGATGATTAGAAGTTATAAAGTAAGATTAGAACCAACAAAGGAACAAATAGAAATGTTATTTAAAACTGCTGGTTGTTCTAGATTTGTATATAATTGGTGTTTAGCATTTCAAAAGGAAAGATATGAACAAGGTGAAAAATTTGTTAGTGCAATGGGAATGAGTAAATATTTAACAGCACTTAAAAAACAAGATGATTATAGTTGGTTAAAAGAAGTTGATAGCATAGCACTTGTTGGAGCATATACAGATGCCTGTACATCATTTAAAAACTTTTTCCAGGGACTTAAAAAGGGTCAAAAGGTTGGATATCCTAAATTTAAATCCAAAAAACATTCAAAACCTGCATTTATGCCTAATTATCAAAATATTAAATTTAACGAAAATCAAGTTAAACTGCCAAAAGTGGGGATAGTTAAATTAAGCAGAAAAAACTATATACCAATAGTAAAAAAATACAGCAATCCAAGAGTTACCTTTGATGGACTTAATTGGTATATATCAGTAGGAGTTGAAGAAGCTGAAAATATTAGTTTAGAACTTAATGGAACAATAGGAGTTGATCTTGGATTAAAAGATACAGCTATACTTAGCACAGGAAAGAAATATAAAAATATTAATAAAACTGCTCATGTAAAGAGAATAGAAAAAAGACTTAAAAAGCTACAAAGACAAGTAAGCAGAAAATACGAACAAAATAAACAAGGAAAACAATATATTAAAACAAATAATATAATAAAACTTGAAAAAAATATAAATAAACTACACAAAAGACTTGCTAATATCAGAAATAACTATAATCATAATATAACTGCTGATATAGTAAATATGAACCCTCAAAGAATAGTAATAGAAGATCTAAACATTAAAGGCATGATGAAAAATAAACATCTATCTAATGCAATAGGAAAACAAGGGTTATATGAAATAACTAGACAACTTGAATATAAATGTAAATTTAAAGGAATTGAATTAATAAAAGCAGATAGATTTTTCCCAAGTAGCAAAACTTGTTCTAATTGTGGACATATTAAAAAAGACTTAAAATTAAGTGATAGAATATATATTTGTCCTGAATGTGGTACTGTAATTGATAGAGATTTAAATGCATCTATTAACTTAGCAAATTATAAAACTGAACAATAATCATTAGCAAGATTAGTTCGGTATGTAGGGAGGTTTAACCCCGACTTTATGCTCTTGGAGAATTACACCAACCCAAGTAGCTTAGGCAAAAGGGAATTCGATGAAGAGAGAACCTTGTTTAATTGGAATATATTCTGTTATACAAGGATTAAAACAGGACTTGGATAAACTTTCAAGTCTTTTTTAATGTAACTTTTTCATAAACTTTTTTCACTTTAATAAAATAGAGAAACTTTTCTGAATTAATAAAAACTATAAAAATTTGATAAACTTTCAAGTCTTTTTTTATTTTAAAAATATTTTCTTGACAAGTATTATTTTATGTGTTAAAATGTAAATATAATAATTAATAAGAGGTGGTAAAAAATGAAAAATAGAACAGGTGAAATTAATTATAATAATTTTGGTAGTAAAATGATAATAAAAGAATATAGAAAATATTCAGATGTTGATATTTATTTTCCTAAGTATAATTGGACTGCTGAGAGTGTGCAATATAATAAATTTAAAAGTGGTGAAATAAAATGTCCTTACGAACCAAGAGTTTATAATCATGGATATGTTGGAGAAGGAAAATATAATTATAAAGAACATAAAAGGCATTATACTACTTGGAAGAATATGTTAAAAAGATGTTATGACCCTAAATTTCATAAAAATAATTCAAGTTATATAAAATGTGAAGTTTTTAAGGATTGGTTGAATTTTCAAAATTTCGCCAAATGGTATGATGATAATTTTTATCAACTAGAAAATGAAGTTATGCATTTAGATAAAGATATTTTGTATAAACATAATAAAATTTATTCACCAAAAACATGTATTTTTGCTCCACAAAATATTAATATATTATTTATTAAATCTGAGAAAAGCAGAGGGGATGCACCAATTGGAGTTTATTGGGATAAAATTAAAAATGTTTTCATAGCAAAAGGAACTATATTTGAAAATGGCAAAAGTAAAACTGTACACCTAGGTAGATATAATAATTCTAATGATGCTTTTCAATCTTATAAAAATTTCAAAGAAAATCATTTAAAAGAAATCGCAAACTTATACAAAGATAGAATACCACAAAAATTATATAATGCTTTAATAAATTATAAAGTAGAAATTACAGATTAACTACCTAATTAGGTAGTTATTTTTTATATATCAATTTAATAAATTATAGAAAAATTTTTCATTTGATATATAAAAAATAAACTGTAAACTTTCGTCATGTTAGCATTTTGATAAAAATTCTTTAATTGATCCAAAATGATAAACTTTTTTGAAGTTAATAAAATAGAGAAACTTTTGATAAACTTTTTATGATTCCAATTACAAGAAAATTTTTTCACCTTCTTTTATTAATAAAAAGCATAAAAATTTTTTAATAAATTTGATAAACTTTTCTTGACTTATTTCATTAATCAATATATAATATAAATATAAAAGTTAATAAATAAGTTGGAGGTGTAAAAATGAAAGAATGTACAGGATATTATCAATATAAAGGATTCTTAATAAATTTTAGTGATTATATGCAAACTTGGAGTTTAGAACCAAACTATTTAAATTTAGATGATAATGATATTTTAAATTTTGTAATAGAATATAATAATTCATATTCACCACGATTCAAGACCATTAATAAAGCTAAAAAATACATTAAAGAAAATGAAAAAGAATTAAAAACTGAGATTGAAAAATTATTAAAAGATTATTTAGATAAATAATTATAAAGGTTTGAGGTGATCCTTTAAAACCTCACAAAATATACTTTAAAAGGGGAGTTAGAAAATGAAAGATGTAAAAGTTTTATTAAATGTTAATGTTACTGGAGGTAATTATATTCATGTAGGATTAAGCAAAGGTTATGCTGTTATGATTGATGATTTTAGCGAAGAGTGTAATTGTATGATTATAAAATATGATAAAAAATATTTTGATGAAGATGCTTTTTTGGATTTTATAATTTGGAATCAATGGAAAACTGAAAAAATATTTAATTTCCATATTGATTTTGAAAATACAACAGAGGATCAAATGAAAGTGTATACAGAACGTGCATTAAAACATATAGGATTATAAGGGAACGTAAAGGAAGTTTAGAAATAGACTTCCTTTTTTATTGTTATATTATATAGGCATACGGGGAACGTACAAAATATTTTTCCAGAAGTTGAAATTTTTATTTTTGATTTTTTAGGATAAAAAGTTTTAAAATTTTGAGTTAGTTCTGGAAACCAAAAATAAAAAGTTAACTGATTAAAAATTATTTTTACATTTATTAATATTTTGTTGCATTAATTATTATAAGATGTTATAATATAAGTATAATAATTAATAAATGGAGGTATTACAAAATGAATAAAAAAGAAAAATCAATATTATTAAATACTTATAAAGAAGAATATACATTATTAAAAAATGGATTCGATTATAAAATGGATTCTATTAGAACTTTTAAACATTTACTTGATCAATTAGGATTAAATAACGATAGAATAGAAATAGAAAATAATATCTATTTTGAAATTAATAATATTAAGGGTATGGTAAAAGCAGGTTACGAACGATTAATCGAAATAATAGCAAAATACAATAATGATAATATAGTTAATATAGAGGATATAGAAGAAATATTATTTTCTATAGAATTTGAATTAACTGAAGAACATAAAAAGAATATAGAAGCCTGTTATAAACTAATAAATGAAGAATAATAATTATTAAGTACTTGGATTAAATTCCAAGTACTTTTTTATTGACTTATTCCAGTAGATCAACTTTTAAATTTTAATCTAATAACTATAATAAAAATGACCTTCTATATTCGATTTTAAAGGCATTGTAAAAAGTTTATTGATAGTTTATACCTTTAATCTTTAGAATTGATTTAAGAGGATATAAAAATAAATATAAAAAGTTTTATATTTTTATTGTATTATATTAATTAATGTAGTATAATATAAATATAAAAATTAATAAATAATTAGGAGGCAATAAGATGAATAATATAAACATTCAAATATTAAGAAATATAAATTTAGGAGGTAATTTTTTAACTAACGCCGTATTATATAAAGGATATTTATTTATAACAGATAACGAAATATTATTTGAAGAAAATTTAAATGTAATAAAAGATTATCCATACAATACTTTGGAAGAAAAACAATATAATAATTTTATGACTAATGTTGATTATGTAATTATTAAAAGTTTTCATAAAGATTATGAATTTAATAAATTAACTGATGAGGACTTAATCCAATATACTATGGATGCATATAAAGAATTATAAAAATATATTGTAATGCTTACAGACTAGATTTTTCTCTAGTCTTTTTTATTGCCTAATTTTATGATCCTTTAATAAAATCATATTTTTATATTTTACAACTAATTAATATTTTTAAATAAATTTATTTTGACCTTCTAATTGCCAATTTAAAGAGTTTTATTTTCTTCTTAATATATTTATACCTTTAATTCGTGAACTACTCACGAGCTAAGCTCGTTGGCTTCCTAGGTAAGGTTACTATTGTAACTAATTTACTAGGCTCAAAAGATTGTTCCAATCTCTTATTTTTTTATTATTGTAATATTCTCAATCCTTCATGTAATATATTTATACTTGCATTTATATCTCTATCATGATGCTTGCCACAATATGGACAAGTGAACTCTCTTATGTCTAATGGTTTTTTGCCTGTATTTTCACCACAATTAGAACATATTTGACTAGAAGGATAATATTTATCTACAAAAGAAATTGTTCTTCCATACCATTTAGCCTTATATTCTAATTGTCTTCTAAATTCATACCATCCTACATCTGATGCAGATTGAGATAAATATTTATTTTGTTGAATTTCTTTTACTTGTAAATCTTCCAAACATATTACTTGGTTTTCGTTTATAAGTTCAGAAGTTAATTTATGTAAAAAATCTTTTCTTTGATTAGCTATTTTTTCATGTAGTTTAGCAACTTTTATTCTTTGTTTATTTCTGTTTTTACTACCTTTTTTCTTCCTAGATAACTTTATTTGTTCTTTAGCTAATTTATTTAATGATTTTTTCAAATATCTAGGATTAGGATATTTTATACCATCTGAAGTTATTGCAAAATCAGTTAATCCTAAATCTATACCAACTGCGAATTTACTTTTAGGTAACTGTTTTATTTCTTGATCCACTAATATAGAAATATAATATTTATTATCAGGATTTTTAGATATTGTAGCTGATTTAATTATTCCATCTTTAGGTATTTGTCTATGTAATTTAATTCTAACTAATGTTTTTAATTTTGGTAACTTAATATACTTGTCATCTATTATTTTTATTGTTTGTGTTTTTTGATTGTTATTTGTTGTATAATTATAATGATTATTCTTTTTAGATTTAAATTTAGGAAATCCGACTGATTTATCTCTAAAGAAATTTTTATATGCTTTGTCTAAATTCATTTGAGCATTAGCTAATGCTAAACTATCCACTTCTTTTAACCATTGATATTCTTTTTTATACTGCGCAGGAGTATTATTTAACATTTTATTGTTTTCTTTATAATACTCTATTTTATCGTTTAACATTTTGTTATATATAAATCTAACACTACCAAAACATTTAGAAAAATATATCTTTTGTTCTTTATTTGGATATAGTCTATATTTATATGCTTTTAACATTTTATCACCTCCTTATACTATATAGTATTTCCATTTTAAGGTAAAAATAAACCTATTTTAACTATATTAAAAAGATAATAAAACGCCTTACAATGGAAATATAAAGGGATTTTTAATAACAGATTGAAATATTAAATTAGTTGATCTATTTATTTTTAGGCAATAAAAAAAGAAGGATTAATATTAATCCTTCTATCTGTAAATTAATCGATATAATATTCAACTTCAAAATTATAATAATTTATTAAATTGTTTATTTCTTGTTTTTGTTCATAAGTCAATTTTTGCTTTTTATCTATCATTAATATATTAGACTCAGGAACAACTCTCACTATTTGATAATTACATTGTAACTTTCCGAATGCATTATTATCATATACATTTATTCTAGTTGCTCCAAATATAACTCTATGATCTTGGCATCTGCATCCATAATCACAAATTGTATTAAGGTATTGCCCTGTAGGTAATAAATAAAAACTTGAATTTCCTAAATATTCATCAGATACAGTGTTTTCTAACTCTTCTAATTTTTCATATCTTTTCACTAGATTATTTATATTTCTTTTCATTTCTAACAACTCCTTTATATTTATTAATTTATATACTTATATTATATATTAATTAATGTAATATTTCAATAGTTTATTTTGTATTTTTTATGTTTTTTTAGTACATTATAAATACAATTTAAGCATATTAAAAATACTTTGATATTTCAATTTTAAGGACTTGTTATATTTGCATGATTAATTATATTATTATATTTATAGAAGCTTTCAAAATGTTAATAAGAAGGTGAATAATAAAGGATCAATTTTATTTTACAATAAAAAAAGAAGTTAGAAATTAATCTAACCTCTTTATAATTCATTATTTAAATAATTCATCCCATTCTTCAGCAAATTCTAAATCACTTTCATATTCTTCTAAATATTCTTTTAGTTGTTCAACTGTTTCTATATAAGGATTATTTATCCATTCATTTATTATGTCTAAACCTTTTTCAGTTATTTTTAAATCGTTCTTTTCTTCAGCTAAACCTCTATTAATTATATATTCTTTTGTATTATTTTCTATTTCTGTTTTACCTTCTTTTAACATTATTAATGATTTTATTATTTGTTCATTCATTTTCTTTTTTCTCCTTTTCTTTATTAATTATTATATTTAAATGATAGCAAATTTAAAAATAAATTTCAATAGTTTATTTTGTATTTTTTATGTTTTTTTTAGTACGTTATAAATACAATTCAAGTATATTAAAAATATCCTTATATTTCAAGTATAAGAGGTCGTTATATTCGCATGATTAATTATATTATTATATTTATAATATCCTTCTAGAGCTTAATTGAACGGTTAATAATAAAGGATCAAAATATTAAATAAGTAGATCAACTATTAAGATAATAAAAAAAGAAGTTGGAAATTAATCCAACCTCTTTATAATAAAATATTTATATCTTAAAAATTAATTGTATCTAATAAATTATCGTTACTATCATAAATATTAACTCCTATTATAAAATCACTAAATGATTTATTTTCTTTATATGCTAATATTCTATTTTTAACGCCTTTTAAAGTTTTCAATCTAATAATACCTGCATCAATTGTTCCTATTTTTTCAACTAATTTTCCTTTACTATCTTTATAAAATCCATTGTAATAAAACATAATATAACCTCCTAATTATTAATTTATATTTTTGTTACCACCTAAGAGGATAATTATCCTCTTAACGCTTAGGGCTTAAGGTATTGTTTTTAGCTGCCCTAACAACTTATATATTATAAACTATCATTTCCAATAAACAGCGTATAGCAATTTCCATATTGTTTCTTCTTCTATTGAAATTAATGTATAATATTGAATATTATCCTTTATCCACCAGCCTTTAATTTCTTCAGTGTTAACATCAGTTATAATTATAAATTGTTTTCCATTACTTCTGTTATTTTTTCTAAAAAATTTTAAATCATAAGAATTGGAAGGACTTAATATATTTAATTCATTTAATTTTTTTATTATTGTACTATTTAAATTTCCTCTTAATTCTTCTTTATTTACTTTTATATTTTTCATAATATTACCTCCTAATTATTAATTTATATTTTTATTACTGAAAAAGGGCTTTTATAGGTTAAACCCTTTAGAACCTTTTATTTTAAGTTATAAGCTATAATATAAATTATTTAGATAATCTATAGCTGATACAACGTTACTATTTGTTATATTACCATATAAGTCTACAATATCCATTACTTTTAATATTGCTATTTCTCTAAAATCTATATAGTAAATATTGTTTAAAAAATCTATTGCATTTACAACGTTACTATTTGTTTTTACTCCTATAAAATCAACTATGTACATCAATCCAAGTGTTATTGGATTTTTGAATGCTATTAATATTACTGTTATTGCTAATGCTACTAATAATATTTTTATTCCTTTGTTTAATCCTTTGAATCTATTTAATAAGTTTTTCATTTTTAATTTATCCCCTTTTATTTTTATATTTAGGGATTTTTTAGAGTTGATCCCCTGACAACTGATTAATTATTTTACTAAATTGAATTTACCATTAAGTTGTTTAGAATAATTATTACTAACTGATAGATTTTTCTTTAGGTTGATGAATCCTTGTTTTTTAAGATTAATTTTATTTCCTTTTAATAAATTTATTTTTTTCATAATATAACCTCCTAAATTTTGTTTATATAGGGATTTATAGATGATCCCTCAACCTTGTATTAATAACTTCTTATTTCTTTTAATGCTAATTTTAAGCCAATTCTAAGATTTTTATTGTTTTCAATTTCTTCTAATGTTAAATTTAATGCTTCTAAAGTGTCTATTAAATCATATGTTATACAATATTCTTGATTATTTAATTCATATTTAAACATATTCTTAGCGAATCTATACCCTTTATATCCGTTGTATAATGTTTTAATTTCAACTTGTTTATTTATATTTATTTGTTTAAAGTCTTCTATATCAGATTTTCTTATAAAATAACCTGGTATTATTTGTTTTAAATCATTAATAGAATTAACGTTTAAATCTGATAGTTTTTCTTCTACTGATTTTTTACTAAATGCTACTATGCAAGGAAAATCGTTTATTTGTTTTTGATATTTTTCTTTTACTTCTTTATATGCTGTTCTTGTTATTTTTTCAAATTCTTTTATAATTTGTTCTTGTTCGTCGAATAAATCAAGCCCGTTTATATTTATTAAAGGTATATTCAAAGTTTTTGATAATTTATAAGCTATTAAATAACTTTCATGTTGATTATCAGCTCCAGCATATAAACCATTTACTATTTTATTTTTATATTTGTTATTTATTACTATTGAACCTATGCAATTTTTATCAGCTGAATTAACTAATAATGCTATTGTTTTTTCTTCAGATTCTTTTATATTATTTAATACTCTATCGAAATATTTTTCACCTTCTAAAGATTCATATTCTTTTTTAAGTTCTTCAGCATTTAACCCTTCTACTAATTGATTCATATTGTTTAATAATTCCATCATTTTTACCCCTCCTGTTATTAATTTATATATTGGAGTTTTTAAAAGGAACTCCTAAACCTTTATTACTTATAATATGTTATCTAAATTGTTTATTTTTCAAGTTCTTCTATATAATAACTTGGATATTTGCCTAACTCATTATTGCAGTTATAATATGAAAAAATATTTATTTCTTTTTCAAGTCCTTCTATAGAGTCTACAGTTGTTTGATGTGGTTGTATCCATATATTATTTATATTTGTTTTACAAGGTAGCATATAAACTGTAATATAACCTTGTTTTCTTATTATTGATTTTATAGTATTTTTAGTAACTTTTTTCATTTTATTTCCCTCCTGTTATTAATTTATATTTATATTGTATATTAATTAATGTTATTTGTCAACTACTTTTTATGTATTTACTATGTTTTTTTATTAACTTGTATCAGGTAAGATCAGATACTAATTAATATTTTGTAGGTTGATTTGATTTGCTAACCTAAGGGAATTAAATATTCCCTTAACGCTTTGGGCTTAATAGCCTTTTTAGAGTTGCCCAAACAACTTATTTCATCAATGATATATATGTTTTATTTTGATCTAATATATCTTTGTATTTTCTATATTCATCTTTAAAGAATATTGATTTAAACCCATATGTTAACCCTGTAATTATAGTTCTTTGTGCTTGTAATGCTTCTTTATTTCTTAATTCAAAATATTTGTTGTTCATAACTGAACCTCCTTAATTTTTATTATTTAATTTTATATTTATATTATAGTCAGTTATATTAATTAATGCAAGTCGATTATAGTTTATTTATTTAAGTTATTATAATAATTTTGTTTAATTAAGCATGGTATATTTTAAGTTATCTTTTATTAATTATTGTAATTATATTAATTTACTTTATTAATTAATGAATATAGCATATTTTTAATTTTTTTATATTTATTTTTATAGATTATATATAGTAGATACAAATTAATTTTTATAGTTAGTAAAAACATACTTAACTCATTGCAATAACTTAATCATAAGTGTATTAATTAGATAGGTTATTTTGTAGGATTAAGTATTAATAATTTGTATCTACTAATTAAGTTATTGTATATACTTACATATAATAAGTAATACGTTTCTATGTTATGTAATAGTGTTATATAAGATTATAATAGTAGTATTACTATATTAGTGTATAGTTCTATTATCTGCATTAGTTGTTATATAAGAGTATGCGTTATGCTATTAGTTATCGTATAGTAATACTGTTATCATGTTATCTATTATTATATATATTGTTATTATGCTATCTGTATTAGTAGTTATTATATGTTATGTGAGAGTATTGTATAAGGTTATATAGTATAATCTAATAAGTATCTTATATAGTAGTAGATTATATATCGTTTATAGTATTGCTGGATTAATATAGATATAATTTAATATACTTTTTTAATAGAAAAATTTTTATAATTTATTTTTTATTTTCTTTTTTTATATTATTGGATCAATAATATATTATGATTTATATTTGTACATTTGGAATAGGATTATATTTCTTTTTTTAATAGTTATGTTAATATTCTATTATAAGTTGATTATCTTATAGCCTATTATATTTTTGTTCCAGATATATTTTTCTTGGTGGTATGATTTAATATACTTTAAGATTAAGAAAAGGATTAATTATTATTTATAGATATAATTTATTAATTTGTGTATTATTTATAGATTATAATTATAATAGCTTATATTGGCGTATAGAAGATATTTTGACTATATTGCATTAAGGATAAATTATATTAGAATGTTTTTGTAACGTCTTATATTGGCGTATAGAAAGCCTGTTATATTGCAGCATCTAATATTGTTATTATATATTGGTATATTAGGGATTATATTATTATCTGTTATTATTTTCCTTCTATTATATATAGTGTATCTGTATCATGCTATTAGTTATATATTGTTATGTTAGTATGTATTGTTATTATGTTTTATTCTTTTATTATTTTTTTTATTTATTGAATGTCATAACAAGTATAATAGCGCATTAGAGAATATCATAATATCAATATTGATCCTTTTATTGCCAACTAGAAAAAAATGTATTGCTATGATATTTTATTATTTTGTCATTGTTGTTATTAATTTATTTTTAATTATATTGTTTATATATATTATTTTGTTATATTGTATTTGTTGTTATATATATTATTATATGTATTATTGTTAATTCTTTTTTCTATACACAAAATTTTTTTCAATAACCTACAATAATTATTTTTCTATAGTATTAGTTTCAAAATATTACTCCCTCTTTTTTAGCTTCTTATTTTTTCAAATTCTAACAAGCTTCTTTTTAAGATCACCCGTAAAGCATTCACCTATGGATTACATTTATTAATATATACGTTAATAAATGCAGGGGAGGTATTTTTATAATTTTACCTGTATTTTTTGTTGAAAATTATTTTAGTTGTTCATAATACACATATTTTCAAAAATACCATTCAAACATAACACGTACCACCTTCAAATTGTGTTTGTTTATTTAAAATACAACATAAATAATTTTCAACAAAATAAAATTATCAATATAATAAAACAATTAAAACATTGAAATTCCAATATTCTTAAACTGTTATCAAGCATCAAACACATAAATTTTATTTTAACTCAATAATATCCTAATATTTCAATAATCCAAAGTTGTGTAAAAGTGTAAATATTAATTCTAATTGATTATTTTTTGATATTGTTTTAAATTTATTAAAATATCAATAGTAAATTCAAATAATATATTTATAAAAAGTGGTAAATGAAAATTAGCATATTTGATGTTAAAATGATGTTATTATGACATTATAATTTATTAAATATGGTGCAAAATATAAAGATAACGTTAAAATAACAGTAAAATAAAGTTGTATTTTTATAAAATCTATGCTACAATATTATTGAGGTGATATAAAATGATTAATTTACAAATTGACTTAGGTCATTACAATATAAAGACTAATGTAGGAATTGTATTTAAAAGTACATTTAAAAAAGGTAAAGAAATAAATCCATTTGGTGAAGACATAATTTATATTGAAAATGAATATTACACAATGGAAAAAGGATCATTTGATAATACTAATAACAAAGCTTTAAAGAATTATAAACCAAATTTATGTTATGCTATAGCTAAATCCATTGACACTACTGAAGCTGATATTAATTTAATGTTAGGTATTCCATTGGATTCTTTAGGTGCATTTGATTTATTTAAAGAAGAATTATTACATCAAACATTAGAATTTGAATATAATAAAATTCCATATAGAATATATATTAATGATATTAAAGCTGTTGGGGAAGGTATTTCAAGTTATTATACTTTATCAGAGAAACAAAGAAGTGAAGATTTATTAATAGTAGATATAGGTGGTAGAACTACCAATGTTGTTACTTTTGAAAAGGGTAAACTAACTCATAAATTTACTATTCCACTTGGTACAATACATCTATTTAGTAGGATTGGAACTAGATTTAATAATGATGAAGGATCTAATAAGGTTGTAGAAGAAATAGAAAGATTAATTGATAATGGATATATTAAGAATACTGAAATAGAAGAAAAACAATTTTTAAATGATATAATGAATTATATAGAAGGTAAGGTAGATAGAAGAACATATAAGAATTATTATACTGGGGGAGGTAGTTTAAGACTTAAAAGATTAATAGAAGAGTATTTAAGTCCTTCTGGTATAGTAATGGATAATCCTTTGTTTACTAATGTAAAAGGTAATGAAATAATAGCTAATATGATTTGGAGAGATTAATATGACTAATAAAAAAAGAGTTAGTTTGTATTTAAATATTGATAATCCAAAAGAAAAAGAAATATGGGATTTTCTTGAATCATATGGTAAGAAGAATGAATGTATTAGAAATGCATTATACCAATATATGATTAATGGGGATATAAAATATATTAAACCTAAAGAAGATAATAAATTAAATAAAAAAGAAACAGATTACATGTTAAATAATATAATAATAGGATAATATTTATGGAGTGATTAAATTCACTCCTATTTTTTATGGTTTAAAATTCTATAAATATGGTAATAATATAAATATATTGACACATTTCTTTTTATGTGTTATAATGTTAATATATTAATTAATAAGGGGTTGATATTATGTTACCAGTATTTAATGATTATATATTTTTTTTAAAAGAAAAAAATAAAGAATTAGATTTTCTAAAAGAGGGTATTTATTGGTATGATAGAAGCATCATAAAAGCTTTTGATAAAAAGGGAAACATTATAAAAATAGCAAGATTAAAAATAGATGATGATTTAAATTTAGAAATTAAAAAATATAAAAATAAAAATATGGAATTGGAAACATGGGAAGACACAATAAATAGAAATTTAAATCATTTAAATGATTTAGAAAAGAAATCAAAAGAAACAATTCATAAATATTTAAATATATATTTAGATAGTAAAATAGCAATTTTAAGTTCTGGAGGAAAAGATAGTTCAGTTACAACTTATTTAGTTAAACAATGTTTTAATAATCCAAAAATAATATTTAACAATACTTCATTAGATTGTGTGGATACATATAGACATATTAAAAAAGAAAATAATTTAATCATAATAAATCCAAAAGAAGGATTTTATCAATGGAGAAAAAGATTAAATTTTGTGCCTACTAGATTTGCTAGAGCTTGTTGCAATATATTCAAAGAAGGTGCGATGATAGATTATTTAGATAAAAACGATAAATATTTATTCTTTATGGGTATGAGAAATCAAGAATCTGCTAAACGTTCTAATTACACAGATGAATGGAAAAATGATAAATGGAAAGGCAGGGAATGGAATGCGATATTGCCTATTAGAGAATGGTCAGAATTAGATGTGTGGTTATATATATTAAAGAATGATATTGATATAAACCCTAAATATAAAAAAGGTTATAGTAGAGTTGGGTGGACAAAATAAACGCCCCCTTATATAGTGATATACATTGAATAACATGGTGAACGTGTTTTATCAGCACGGTGTGTATTCTACGATTAGGAGTTATAGGAAATGATAACTAGAGAATACGCTAACAGGGAAGCCTAAGTCAAAAGATATGGTAATCCTGTGGTAAGGCTTTTGAAAAAAATATATTATAAGTTATTGTTTTTATTATAAAATATGGAAAGAATATAGAGAATTTCAAAAGCAAACTCAAACGACTATCCTGAGAGGGAGTAGGATGGAGATTGATACCATCCGAAGTGCCATGAATCTCTTATGAGATTATGATATAGTCTATACCATTGGAAACAATGGAGGAATATGGTGCTATAGCTTGTCCTTATTATACTAAATCAACTTGGATATTAGATGAATATTGGTATCCTAAAATGTACGACAGATGGCATAAAATATTGACTGAAGATTTTATAAGTAATAATAAAGACATAATAATGAATTGCACTGAAAAAGAATACCATATGTGTTGGAATGGTGGTAAATTAAGAGATGAACCCACACAAGAAGTAATTGAGCAATTCGCAGAGAGAGAGAAAGTAAATGTTAATGTAGCTAAAAATTATTTTAGTCATACTTGTAAGGAGTGTAGTAAGAAAATAAAAGATAAAAACACATTAGCGATGAATATGAAATTTAATGGTAGGAATATACAAGATATGTATTGTAAAAAACATTTAAAAGAAAAGTTAAATTTAACAGAAGATGATTGGGATAATTATATAAAACAATTTAAAAATCAAGGTTGTGAATTATTTTAATTTATATTAATCACAACAATTAATAAGAGGTGATTAATTCCACCTCTTATTTTTTTTATTTACCTAATAGTTCATTTACTTCTAATTCAATATAATATTGCAATTTATTTTCCATTGTCTTTTTAAAATAATTATAAGAACGATTACCAATGATTGTTATATTATCTTTATCTAATGTTATTGAAACTGAATCATAAAACGCTTTAGTAAAGAAATCATCATTATAATTAGATTTGTATATTTCAAAATCTTTATCAAACAATAATTTAGTTCCTTGAGTAAAATAATCTTCTATTGATGTTGTATTTTTTATTTCTTTCTTTTCAAAATACTTTCTTTTGTCTAAGTCTTTAACATCAAATATTATATCTGTTACTGTACGTCCAGTTTTCTTAGTTGTAAAATCTATTTCAAACATACCAGTGCTATTTAAAGTGTTAACAGAGGGCGTTATTATATTCCTTTGAAAATCAGCATAATTCTTATATTTATCTTCTACCATCATTAATTCTTTTAATTCAGCAACTGAATATGTTATTATTTTTTTAGAATTACTCCATAATCTTAATAGATCATACATTCTTTGAGCATAAATTGATTTTAAAGATAGAAATATGCTTAAATTGATTGGGGTATATCCTATTTTTAAATAGTTTGTTAGAAGCTCATATACTCTATTAGAACAATTCATTTTAAAATAATCATATTCTTCATCATATTCAACACCAGATATAATATTATATTTCCCCCATATTGAGTATTTAGAATTAGCTTTAACTTCTCTAAAGTAAATAGATTTATCGCTTAAATCATCTAATATTTTGTTCATAGCTTTGATAGAATGATTAGACTTTTTATTAATTATACTTTTTAGTTCATTTCTAGTTAATATACAAGTCATATCACCATTATTATCTTTCTGTAATTTATATAATATAACCATAAATATTCTCGATTGTATTAGTGTTAAATTATATTTAGCCTTTATCAAGTGATTATTTTTCATTAATATTTTGTCATTATCCATATATTGTCCTCCTTTACATATATTATACTCCCCTATTTCTCGTATTTGAATACCCTTTTGTCGTATTTAACTACCCCATTTATCGTATATAGTCCCCTATTTGTCGCATTTAAATCCCCTTTTTCTAGTTTATATTCCCCTAAAACTCGTATATAATCCCCCTTTTATCGTATTTAACTAACTCAAATTAAGTAATATCAATATGTTTAAGTTGTCTAAATACTAGTAAAGACTATTAAATACTATATATAAATACTAAAGAAATACTAAGAAAAGGGGAAAATTACTTTACTTTTTTAATTATTTTTGTCAGAAATATTAAAAAATTTAGATTTTTCTTTAAAAAATGGTTGACATAATTGTAAAAATATGGTAAAATTATAATATAATAATCAATATTGTTTAAATTTTTATTATTATACGATAAAAAGGGGAGTTTAAGTTTAAAAACCTCAACAAATGATAACAATAATAAGTAGATGATGTGATAAAAATTATATCAATATAGAAATTAATAACAGATTAAACAGTAAATAAGTGATAACCTTATAAAAGAAAGGATTGGTGATTATTTAATATGATAAATCTAAATAATTTAATTAAAAGAGGTGATTATTATGCAGAATAAGAAAAGAATAATTTATGAATTATATTTTCCAGCTTTCTGTAGGGACTTTCAAGATTTAGCAAATAAAATACCATACTTTGTAGAATTAGGAGTTACTACTTTATGGTTAACTCCTATATTCCCAAGTCCAACAGAACATGGATACGACATTATCAATCATTTTGACATTAAAAAAGAATATGGTAGTTTTAGAGATTTTGATAATTTTATTGAGAAAGCACATGAGAATGGGTTAGAAGTTTTATTAGATTTAGTACTATGTCACACAAGTTCAGAACATTTAATGTTTAAAGAATCTATTCAAGGTAAAAACGATTGTTACTTTTGGAGCAACCATAAATTAGACGACACCTGGAAAATTTGTAATGAGAATAAACAGTATTATCTAGCCAAATGGTATTACACGATGCCCCAACTGAATAATCAATCAGCACAAGTACGAGATTTAATAAAGGACATAATAAAGTTTTGGTTGGTAGATCATAATGTAGATGGATTTAGACTGGATGCAATAAAATATGCTAGTGGTGACCCAATAGAATTTTGGAAGTGGTTTTGTGAGGAGGTCTACAAAATAAAACCAAATGCTTATCTAGTTGGAGAGTGTTGGGAAACATTTGAAATAAGTAATGAATACGCTAAAGATACAGGAATGAAAACATTTAACTTTGAACAGGCAGGCTGGATAAAAAATGCAGTATTACATGATGGTAGGTTTGAAGTTAAGAATGATATAAATAATGCAGTTATTTTTTTAGATAATCACGACATGACTAGAATAGCAGTAGATTGTAATTTTGATACATTTAAGATTAAAAAATTATTAGAATTAATGTTTACATTTAAGAATAATGATATATGTATTTATTATGGAACTGAAATAGCAATGGGTGTCCCTAATGGTCATGTGCATTGTGGAGGTTATGGAGATTTTCACTCAAGAACAAAAATGAACTGGCATGAAGTAGAAAGACAGAGAAGAGACCCAAATAGTATATTTAATTATATCAAAAAATTAATACATGAATATAAAAGTATAGGTAAAGATAGAATAGAAAATTCAATATAGAAATTAATAACAAATTAAATAGTAAAGGTGGTAAAAAATTATGTATATCAGAGGAAAATATGATAAAGAAGGAATTAATAATACAGCATACAATGATTATGTTAAAAAAATAAATAAAAGAATATCTAGCGTTGAAGAAGCTATTGAACAAACAAAGAAAATATTAAATATAGAAGAAATAGATAGCCAACAATTTTCAGATGATTTTTGGGGAACTATATTTACTCAACAAGATGATAAAGATGAATTAGGTTGTGTCAAATTATGTATAAACACATCAGAGCCATTATATAGTGATTTAATGATATCTAAATCATTAGAAGCATTTGGTAGTTTAATACTAGATCAAGATATTGAAGGAATGAAAGATAGTAGAGGAAGGAAAATAAGATTATACAATAGTAAAGAAGAATTTGATAGAGCTGAAAAGAATGAAAAGAAAAATTATATGCTAGCTTTAAAAAATGGTGGAGAGAATATTAATACAGCAGATAATAATCAAGAATTTGCTATGTTAATGATTCCTAAAAATTATAAAGAAGTTAAAACATATGATGTTAGTAATGTAAATGCTATTGATAAACAATATGGTAAAGATTATCCAATAATACATGAATATTGTGAAGGTTATAGAGTATTAAATGAAAAAAGAAAACGTATAAAAGAATTATTGAGTGATGAAAATACAGAAAATAAAGATGAATTACTTAAATTAACAAAAGCAATATGTAGACAATTAGGAGAAATGAAAAAAGATATAAATGTAGCTTTAAAAGAATTAGTTAGACCAATAATATGGAAACAACCATTAAAAGATAGTGGTGAAGCTGATTATAATCAATTTGATTTCTTTGATAAAAAACAAGTGAGAGAATTATTAAAAATAAAAAAAGGGAAGAATGATTTTCAAAATGATTTAAGTTGTATTCTTTATGATTTAGAAAAACTAATAGAAAAATGTGATTTCAATGAAAAGCATTATGCAATATTAGATATGTTACAGAATGGATTAGAGCAACAACAAATTGGTGAAATATTAGGTGTTAGTAAACAAAATATAAATTCAGCATTAAATGTAATGCTTAAAATGATAATCAATGAATATGAAAAACAATATACAAATTGGTATTATCTAAACAAGGTAAAAGGTACATATAAGAAATGTTGTAGATGTGGAGAGATAAAATTAGTACAAGAATTTGATGTTGATAAGAATCTTAAATCTGGAATAAAAAGTGCTTGTAAAGAATGTAGAAAAAAAGATTATAAGAAAAAATAAGATTAATCTTAAACCAAATTTTGTCTACTACAATAATTTTAATCTCTTATATAGAGTGAAAGGAGGATTAAATTCCTCCTAATTACTTTGAAAGGAGATTTTTGCACATGACAGAGAAAGGATGTGGGGTAATGAGAGGAAATAAATATCTAAGTGAGATAATGAAAGATATTAAATTAAGTGAAGATGAAAATAATTTAATATTAGCACCAATAGGTTGTGGAAAAACATATTATTGTGTAAATGTTTTAATGAAAGATTTAAGTAAAAAATATTTATATTTATGTGACAATAATAATTTAAAAGATCAACTACTAAATGAAGTCTTTACTTATTCCACTAATAAAGAAACTGTAGTTATGAAAGAATTTCAAAATATATTGGTTATGACATATAAGGAATTTGGTCATAAAATATTATATGATATAAATGAAGATTTTTCTTCACGATTTGATTTAATAGTTGCTGATGAAATACATAGCGCAATAGAATATAGTGAATTTAATCAAGATAGAGATTTAAGTTCTGCACTATTCTTTTTATTTAGAAAACATTTAGGAACTCCTATAATAATGATGACGGCAACAAATTATTATTTAGAATTAATGACAAGAAAATATCCACAATTAGAAAATTTTAATATAATAGATTTATTAAAAAATAAACAAATAAAAAGATATATAGATAAAGTTAAATTATATATCAACAATATATCACAAATAAAGTTTTATCTTCAACAATCACTAGATGGTTTTATGTATGGTGGTATGAAGGCAGGGATATATACAAGACAAATAACAGATATGAAAAGAATTGAAAATATGTGTATTGACTTAGGATTAAAACCAATTTGTGTATGGTCAAGAAATAATGAAAAATATCCATTAAATGAAGAACAAATAAATTTTATGGATGAATTATTAAAAACTGGGCAAATGAAAGAACCTTATAATATATTTATATTTAATAAGTCAAGTGAAACAGGAATTAATATAACAGATGATGCCGTTGATTTATGTATTGTTAATAGTATTAATATAACTGAACAAATTCAAGCAAGAGGACGTTTTAGAAAAGATTTAAATTTAATTATAGTTAAAACTAAAGAAAGAGCATTACCACCAATGACCATAACTTTAGATGAAAAATATTTAAATAAATGGATAATAGTTAATGAAATACAAGAAATAATAAAAGGATTAAATTTAGTTAATGAAAAAGGCAATAAAATAGGTTTAAGTACTTTTGTTAAAATATTAGAAGAAAGTCATTATAAAGTTATTAAAAAAAGAAAATCAATTAATAAAATTAGAGATACATATTATTTTATACATAAGATTTAACTTTATTTGATTGATGCCAAGAACTACCTAACTACAAATACAATTAGGGAGTTTATGGCATTTTAATCCCCTCTTTCCGATTTATGGGAAGGGGGGAAGTGAAATACTTAATGGTTTTTATTAAGTATGAACTAGGGGGAATAGGAAATAATATATACCCCTCCTTCGTTCAAGTTGATAAAGACCATCAACTTTTCACTACTTTCCCCTAAAAGGGGAAACATATTAATAATCATTGACAATAAATAACAAATATTATAATATATAAATATAGAAATTAATAAGAGGAGATGATATTATGTATGAATTTAACTGGGAAGGAAAAGAATTAGCTTATAAATTAGCACAAACTCCTTCGACAGGGACTTTAATACCAGATAAAGAGGGCAGCAAGAATTGGGATAATACAGAGAATCTTTATATTGAGGGGGATAATTTAGAGGTATTGAAATTACTTTTAAAATCATATTTTGATAAATTAGATTTAATATTTATAGATCCACCATATAATACAGGGACAGATATAATATATAAAAATAATTTTGCTGATCCTATAAAATATTATAAATTTATAACCGGCCAAGTTTCAGATGATGGAAAAAGTATAAAAACTAATACTGAGAGTAATGGAAGATATCATACTGACTGGGTTAATATGATGTACTCTCGATTAAAAATATCTAGAAATCTTTTGAAAAGAGAAGGTATTTTTTGTATCTCTATTGATCATAATGAGGTTTTTAATTTAGGAAAAATTTGTGATGAGGTTTTTGGAGAAGATAATCGTATCGCCATAATTTCAGTAGTTCATAAGCCAGAGGGTAGAAATCAAGCAAAATTTATAGGGCCTAGTAATGAATATTTATTTGTTTATGCAAAAAATATTTCTTATGTCAAGCTTCAAAGAGTTGTATTAGATGAAGAGTTAGCTAAGCAATTTGAATTCGAGGATGATAATGGTAGTTACAAGTTAAAAAACTTTATTAGATTATCAGATGGAAAGTATAGTTTAAGACAATCAAAGCCAGCCTTTTGGTATCCTATTTATGTGAGCAATGATTTAAAAAATTTATCATTAGATTATTTTGAAGGTTCTTCTGCTGTTTATCCTATAACTATTCAAGGAATAGAAAGAACATGGAAAACAACAAAAGATACATTTATAGAGCGATATAATAAAGGCAATATAATTGCAAAAAGAGAAAATGATAATATAATAATTTATGAAAAACTACGTCAAGATGAAGTAATAAAAACTCATTGGGTAAATAAAAAGTATCATGGTTTTCACTTTGGAACAAAGGTATTAGATGATTTGTTAAAAGTAAAGACATTTGATTTTCCAAAATCACTATATTTAATGAAAGATATAATTAAGTTGTTCTGTAATAAAAATGGATTAATATTAGATTTCTTTTCTGGTTCTGCTACAACATGTCATGCAGCTATGGAATTAAATGTAGAGGATAATGGTAATCGTAAATTTATAGCCGTTCAGTTGCCTGAAAAAATAGATGAAAAAAGTGAAGCATATAAAGCAGGTTACAAAAATATCTGTGAAATAGGAAAAGAACGTATAAGAAGAGCGGGCAATAAGATAGTCTCAGAAAACAAAGACAAAGAAGGAATAGAAAATCTAGATATAGGATTTAAAGTATTTAAGTTAGTTTATAATAAAGGAGATAATAAAATGTATAATGCGAAATTAATAGAACTGTCAAATAAAACCAATATAATGTATAGAGGACATCAGATATATGAATTAAAAGATGTATATTTTTATGTATTACAAACCGAAGAAGAGTATATTCAATGGAGATACAAAAATGATATATTTTGGAATATGGAACATAGTGAAGAATTTTATAATAGATTAATGAATCCAATGAAGATTGAAATATTAACAAATAAAAAACCAAAAGAATTAAAAGGTAAAAAGAAAATAGCAACAATTAATAAAGATGCAGATTATAAAGTACAAGTATTTATCGATGATGATTATAATTTATATTATCAAGATAATCATGCTTTCGCTAGTTGTGAATCAAAAATAGTAGATAACAAAGTTGAGACAGCATGGAATAGTTGCAAGTGTTGGTTTAAGATAATTGGTTTATATGAATGTAGAAATAATCACATAGTTGACATTCTAAGAGACTTAAATAGTTATAGTGAATATTTATATCCTAAAAATAATGTAGCTGATAATGTGATGTTAAGTAGATTATATGAGCAAATGGTCAATGTATATTTAGATTATGTAAATAATTAATAAAAATCAAAGGAGTGTAACATACATAATAATCCCCCTAAAGCAATCTAAGAGAGGTTTTAATGCTTTAAACGAATAAATTATCATTAACATATATAGAACATCTTATAGACGAAATTAGACGTATTATTTTTGAATCATACAAAAAACATTGGAATTAAAACAAAATATGTTTACCGAAGTTGTCTTAATTCATTATAGTACATGAAGGATAACAGAAAATGTTGATTCTTCAATGATTTCTATATATAAAATTTTTGTTTATTTTTACAGTGAGAAAAAATTAAGAAAAGGAGATTAAGATTATGTTTAAAAAAGATGTTATTAAAAAATTTCAAGAAGTAGCTGAAAGAGTAGATATGAAATTATCACAAGAAGCTATAAGTAATATATTAGATATATTATCAGTTACAACAAAAGAATGTTACAAGGAATTAGAAATAGGTGAAAAAGTTACAATAGGTGAATTTATTTTAGAAAAGAAAGAAGTTAAAGAACAAACTAGAAAATGCACACTTCCTGGTAAAGAAGGAGAATATACAACTCCAGCACATACTAAACCAATGGGAAAATTAACTACTAAATTTAAAAAAGAAAATAAAGAATTTTTATAAAAACTATTGACAAATAAAATATTATATTATATAATATAAATATATAAATTAATAATCTAAAACATGAGCTGAAAAGCAATGGAATTTAAATTATTAATTCAATCCATCAAAGGCTATGTTCTTTAAAAGATTATCCTCAAATGTGATGGAATTACAATAGGGGTAAATCAAGAAAACCCACCAATGTTCCACGGGAAACTTGAGTGCATATTAGCAGATATGTATTGTACGAGTAAGTGAGTGTTATTGTTAGCTATAATCTTACAAAAGAAAACCCCTTGCCCTAACAAGTAAAGTTGAGGGATAATTCGTACAAACTTGTGCAATGGTAAAGTATAAGAATAAATTAGTCGATTTCACCAAGTCTGTTGGTGTGCATAAATCGTCAAGCCTTTTACAAGGAATTTCAGCTTAACCAATTGAGCTATATCAAGTGGAATTTAAAGGTAATCCATGCTACCTTCACATACTAGTTAGTGTAAATTGCATGGAAATATTTAGACGTTAAAATTTTAATATTTTAAAATAATTCATTATTTTTCTACATTATTACTGTGGTGGGTAATATGTAGTCTTTGTGTTCCGATAGTTTAACTGGTAAAACTAATTCAAGATTTGGGTTCGAATCCCATGAGGAACTATAATAATTTGTCTATTCGAGGTATAATTAATTTAATTTAGTTCATTTTATAACTCCCTTTTATTTATTTTTATACCTTCCTATATTATTTTTTTGTATTACCTCTTTTTAATAAAATACCTCGAATAGTATTCCTTTTATACAGATGTAGTTTAATTGATAAAATATCTGACTCCAAATCAGAATGATGTAGGTTTGAATCCTACTGTCTGTGCCATTTCAAATTGCAAGTCTTACTTGTATCTAAATATAATTCAGAGGAGATTGAGAAAAATGAAAAAACAAAATAAATTAACATTAAAAAATGCTAGTATTAAAGAAGAAAATGAAAAGGTGTTTGTAGTTGAATATAAGAAAGATATACCTTCTTTTTCAATGAATTTTGAAGAATTATGCGATGATATAAAGAAATTAGGTAATGTTAAATTAGCTATATCATCTGAAGATGCATTAGATTCTGATAGTGCTATTGAATTATTAAAATTATTTGTTGGAAAAGTTGGAATAAATTTGCAAATCGTAGCTGATGAAGAATACTAGAATATAGAAATTAATAAGAGAGATTGATTATAAAGGGGATTATATTATGGAGATAAAAAATAAAAAAGATTTTGTCAAAGATTGTCTATCGAAGAAAAATAAATTAATTGATTGTTCTTGGCAAGATATAGTTGATAAATACGAATTAGATTGCCACCCAGATTCGATCAGACGATGGGCTGATGGAATGAAAATTTATTCTGATATTTTAGAAGAAAATGATTCTATTTCAGTTGATAATGAAACTTTGATAGAAATTAAAAAACAAAAGATTCAATTAACAGATATAAGAACAAATGTTAATGCTAAAATAAGAGATTTAGCTAGAACTGAAAATGTAATTGATTTGATGAAAAATGAAATTAAAGAACTTTCAAATAGTAAATCTTTTTTTAATGATTATGAAAATATATCAGTGGGTCAAAATGATATGATATTATGTCTTGGAGATTGGCATTATGGAATTGAAATTAATAATGCTGTAAATAAATACAATACTGATGTTTGTAAAAAAAGATTAAATAAACTATCTGATAAAGTTATTCAATATGGGAAAGAAAATAATATTGATAAATTATATATTGCTTGTTTAGGAGATCTTGTTAGTGGAGAAATACATAATACTATTAAGTTAGATAACCAAGAAAGTGTTGCTAAACAAGTGATACAAGTTAGTGAAATAGTAGCACAATTAGTAAATAAATTAGCTAAACATTTCTATTGTGTTTTATCAATTATACAAGGGAATCATGATGCTATAGACATGAATAAAAGTGATAGACTTAATAGAAATAATTATACAAAATTAATAAAAGAGATTGTGAGAGTTAGATTAAACCAATTAGATAATGTGTTAATTCTTGATAATGAATTTAACGATGGCGAAGTATCATGTTTTAATGTTAAAGGATTAACTGTGGCAACTTGTCATGGTGACAAAATAGACAAATTGAAAGCTAAACAACAATTAGAAATGGTTGTTGGAAAACCTGTTCAATTAATATTATATGGTCATGTGCATAATCCTCAACATTATGAAATAAATGAAACTTCAGTTTATGTAATTGGGAGTTTATCTGGAACTGATGAATATGCTATGAATAGAAAGTTATATACTATACCTAGTCAAACAATATTGTTAGTTGATGATGAAGGTATTAAATGTTCATATGATATTAAATTATAAGATTGGAGTAAAATTAAATATGATTTTATAATTAAAACTTATGGGTTAGGTAAAGATTAAGAGATTAATATTTTTTAGTTTTTATCTAATTCATAAGTTTTTTACTGTGAATTAGCAATCAAATCAATCTCCTCTCACTTTTATAATCCTACCAGTTACTCCCCTTTCTGGTGGGATTCTTTTTTTTTAGTTATGGAGGTGATAACAATTGCTAGACAACAAACAAAATTAAAGTGTTATTGTTGTGGTGAAGAAAGAGGATTGAAGGAATTTTATAGAGCTTCTTCTTCATTGTATCAACAAAATGGAAAAATGCTAGTTTGTAAACATTGTATTAAAAAGAGATATGAACAGTTATTAGCTGTTTATAAAGGTGATAAAGTACAAGCTTTCAAGCATACATTAATGAATTTTGATGTGTATTTTGATTTAGATTTATATAATGTTTGTGTAAAAAAGGAAGATAATTTTGTAGGTGAGTATTTTAGATTATTAGCTACAAAAGAAAGAAGGGATAAAACTAGCATTGATAATATAATGGATGGTGATTCATCTGCTACAGGCTTAATATCTGATGAATTAGTTTTATTTTGGGGTAGAGGATATGACTATGAATCTTATATGAGTTTGGAAAGAAAATATGAAAATTATATTAAATATTACCCTTCTGAATCAATGCAAGAAAAACAAATAATTAAAACTCTTTGTGAGTTAGAAGTACAAAAAGAAAAAAGTATCATTAAAGGTGATACTAATGAACAATTAAAAATCAATGACCAGATATCTAAAAAGATGGCTGAATTAGATATTATACCTAGTAAAGCCAAGAAATATAGTGAAGACAAAGATTTAGTTGTTGGTAAATTAATTGAAATGATTGAAAAAGATGAACCAATACCAGATGTTCATCCTGAATTTAAAGATGTTGATAGAATCTTATATTGGTTAAATAGATATTTTATCAGCCCAATGAAAAAAGTATTTGGATTAGAACCAGCGATTTATACCGAGGAGGATGAGGTCAATAAATATTTATAAATATGTTGTGAAAACTTATAAATATTTATTGACATATTGATGATTCTATGATATAATCTAATTATGATAATTAATAAGGGGAGTGATGAGATGAAATCTTTTATTGTTAGATTGTATCCAACTAAAGAACAAGAGATTCTGTTCTATAAACATATTAACTGTCAAAGATATGTTTATAATTGGGCATTGAATTTGAATAATGAATTATACAGAAAAGATAAAAAGAAATATTCTTCTACTGAGTTAGGTAAAATGTTAACACAATATAAAAAACAAGAAGTGTGGTTGAGTGAAGTTTCTAATGCAACATTAAAAGAATCAATTAGAAATTTAGATAAAGCTTATACTAATTTCTATAAGAAAAGAGCAAAATTGCCTAAATTTAAAAGTAAAAAGAAATCTAAATTATCTTTTTACAGCAGATATGACAAAATTAAATTTTATCAAAATAATACTGTTAATTTAGAAAAAATAGGTAAAGTTAAATATAGATCTAGTTATGATATTGATTTTACTAAAGAAAATTCATTTAAAAATCCTCATGTGAGTTTCAATGGTAGATGTTGGGTTCTCACGTTTGGATTAGAATTAAAAAATGAAGTTGACATACCAACAGACAATGTTATTGGAATCGACTTAGGAATTAAATATTTAGCAGTATGTAGCGATGGAGTTGTTTATAAAAATATAAATAAAGATGCTTCTGTTAAAAAATTAGAAAAAAGACTTAAAAGATTACAAAGACAAGTGAGTAGAAAATATGAATTAAATAAGAAGGGAGGGAATCGTTACATTAAAACTAATAATATTAAAAAGTTAGAAAAAGATATTAAGAATATTCATCGAAGACTTAAGAATATAAGATTAAATCATTTACATCAAACAACTGCTGACATAGTGAAAACCAAACCATACAAAGTAGTTATGGAAGATTTAAATATTACAAATATGATGAAAAATAAATCAATAGCAAAACACGTTTCTAAATTGGGCTTATATGAGTTTATTAGACAAATGAAATATAAATGTGAATGGAATGGTATTGAATTTATACAGGTAGATAGATATTATCCATCAAGCAAAATGTGTAGTAAATGTGGAAACATTAAACATGATTTGAAATTGTCGGATAGAAGATATACTTGTAAATGTGGATTAAATATTGATAGAGATTTTAATGCTAGTTTAAATCTTATGAATTATGGATTATCACATTAAAGATAACTATAATATGTACCCACTCGTTGATGGGGAATTTAAGTCCTGGGACTATCAATTACTAAAGTAGGTTCGCCGAAATAGGATAGGATGAATAGGAAAATAAATTTATAACTTTTTATAAGTTTTAAGTAACGGATGAAATGTATGATCCACCAAGTAAAAAGTAAACCAAGAAGAAGTTTAAAAAAAGATTCATTTCAAAATTTATTAGATGGTACTAAAATATGGGCTGAATATTGGAGAAAAAATCCACATAGATTTGCAATTGAATATTTACAATTAAATTTATATTGGTTTCAAATGGTTTTAATTTATATGATGAATATATGTAATATAAATGCTATAATTGCTTGTAGAGGTTTAGGAAAATCATGGATTACCGCTGTGTTTTGTTGTGTTAGAGCAATTTTATATCCTGGTAGTAAAATAATTATTGCATCTGGAAATAAAAAACAAGCAGGAAATATAATTACGGAAAAAATAGTAGATTTACAAAGGGAATCACCTGCTTTAGCTAGAGAAATTAAAGAAATTAAAACTCAACATGATAATATATGTTGTATATTTAAAAATGGTTCAACTATAAGAGTAACAACTTCTGGTGATGGAGCAAGAGGGGCTAGAGGTAATGTTCTTGTAGCTGATGAATTTAGACTTATCAAAGAAAAAGATATAAATTTTGTCTTAAAACAATTTTTAACAGCCCCTAGAAAACCTCCATTTATGGAAAAAGAAGAATATAAAAATTATCCAAAAGAAAGTAATCGTGAGATATATTTAAGTTCTGCGTGGTTAAAAAGTCACTGGAGTTACAATAAATTTGAAACAACTGTAAAAAGTATGTGTGAAGGTAAGCCTTCATTTGCTTGTGACATACCTTATATATGTTCATTAGATCATGATTTATTGCTTAAAGAAAAAATAGAAGAAGATAAGGCACAAATAGGTCAAGTAGCTTATGATATGGAGTATTGTGGTCTATGGTTTGGGGAATCAGAAAATTCATACTTTAAATCTGATGAAATTAATAATTGTAGAGTATTAAATACAGCATTTTATCCTATGACTGTTAGTGATTATAGAGATGAAAAAGAAAAAGAGAAAAAAAGAAAACAAATGCCTAAAATGAAAGGTGAAATTAGGATAATGGGTATAGACGTTGCTGTTATGGGTGGTAAAAATAATGACAACTCTATATATACTTTAATGAGATTAATCCCTAATGTAAATGGATTTACTAGAGAAGTTGTGCATATGGAATCATACAATGGTTTAGATGTTGAAGAACAAGCCATGAGAATTAAAAGATTATTCTTTGAATTTAAATGTAATAAGATAATCATTGACTACAATGGTACTGGTTTTGCAGTTTTAAATGAATTAATGAAAGATACTTATGATAAAATTGCAGATGCACATTATCCATCATTTGCAATATATGAAAGAAATACTAAAGAAAATGAACTTGATGTTGAAATGGGTAAAGGTGGTTTACCTGTGATTTATGCTATTAAACCAACAGAAACAAGTAATAATAATTGTTGTGTATGGTTAAAAAATGCTTTTGCATCAAGAAAAATAAGATTATTAATAGATGAATCTGAAAAAAGAACAGATTATACAAAAGATAAAAAATTCTTTACAGACCCTGAGTATTCAGCACTTCAAATAGCACCTTTTATACAAACATCACAATTTGTATTTGAAACTTTAAATTTGGTATATGAAGTTAGAGATAAAGGGAATATAGCTGTAAGAGAACAAGGTAGAAATAGGAAAGATAGATATTCAAGTTTATCATATGCTAATTATTTAGCTGAATTAATAGAAAATGAAAAATATAAAAAAGGTAAAAAAAGAAAAAGTAAATTTATGTTCTTTTATAATTAAAAAGGAGGTGTAGATGTTTTTGAGTGATGAAAAATTTACTATGGTCGATTTTGCAAAGAAAATAGCAAGTGATATTAGCTATTTTGATGAATTAGAAGATAAACGATATGGTACATTTACACCAGAACAAATAGCTAGAATATTAGAAAGACCTAAAGATAATGCTAAAAAGCTACAATTATTACATGATAGATTATTAACTAATTGTGGTATTTTAAAAGAAATATTAATATATAAATCTTCAATGTTAACTTATGACCATTTTCTTGTTGCTGATGTATTAAAAGTAAATAAAAAAGCAAAATTAGATAAAGAATATCCAAAAGCTTGTAAACGATTAAAAGCTTATAGATTAAAATATAATGCTCCTTGGATGATGCATTCTTTACTAAGTGCAGGAGAATTGTTTATTTATATTTACGATGATATTGAAAATGGTAATTTTGATATATTAAAAATACCTACTGAATTATGTAAAATAACAAACATTAAAAATGGTATTGGTAAATATTCAATCAATATACCTAAATTATTAAGTTATGATGAAGATAAATTAAATTCTTTACCTCAAGAGTTTAGAAAAATAAGAAAAAAAGCTGAAGATAGTGATATTACAAAAGATAAAAATTATCATAAACATTGGTATCAAATAACAAGTAATCAAGCTTGGGGTTTTACTATTAATTATATGGAAACTAAAGGTTTGCCTTATTATACTTCTATGATTAAAGATTTAGTTAAATTAAATAAATTAGCTAAAATAGAAGATGATGGGGCTGTACTTTCAAATTATAAATTAGTAGTACAAAAATTACCACTTAATGATGAAGGTGAAATATTATGTGATTATGATGAAGCAACAGGATATCATGAAGCAGTAAAAAATGCAGTTGGAGCTGGGGATAATGTTGGTGTTGGCGTAGTTACAACTCCTTATACTGTTAGTTCTGAATCATTAGGTGATAATAAAAGTAAAGAACTATCTTATACTAGCAATGTAAAAGAGAGAGCTTATGATGATGCTGGTATATCATCAGAAATATTTAATGGTTCACGTTCAAATAACCTTTCTGTTCAATATGGACAAATCTCAGATTCAATTCTTCCATTAAAACTACTTCAAATGTTTGAGGTATTTTGGAATAATTACATGGAAAATGATAAAATTCTAAAAAATTACATTTTATATTTTATAGACAATAATAGATTTAATAAAGCTGATAATATTAAGTTAGCTGTAAGTTCAATAGCATTATGGGACTCACGATTGAAATATTTAGCCACACTAGGACTAGAACCTTATGAGGCTTTATGTATTCTTAATCAAGAAAAACTAATGGGTATAGATGAATTTATGCCACCTATGTTATCATCACATACTGCTACATCTGAAGACTTGGATCAAGGAAGACCTTCTGCAAGTGAGAGTGAGACGAGTGATACAAATCAATCTGAATCTCAAAACTAGGAGGGATATAAAATGGATAAATTTTTATGTAAAGGAATGAAGACAAGTAATATTGAAAAGTTTCAATCACAAGGTTGGAGAGGTACAGGTATTAGCATATTAGTACTTGATACTGGATATTCTGAACATGAATACATAAAGAAAAATATAGTTGAATGTAAAAACTTTACTAATGAAATAGATTACAAAGATAATAATGGACATGGCACTTTTGTAATAGGTGAAATATTACAAGTAGCTCCTAATTCTAAAATATATGTTGGTAAAGTATTAGATGACAAAGGCAATGGGTCATATGATAGCATTATTAATGGATTAAAATGGGGTATTGAATTAGGAGTGGATATTATTAATATGTCTTTAGGTGCAACTAAAGATACTAATGAATTATACATTACTGTTAAAGAAGCTATTAATAAAGGAATAAGTATTGTTTGCTCAGCTGGGAATAATGGTGATGGTAATCCTAATACAGATGAATTAGAATATCCATCTTGCTATGAAGAAGTAATTAATGTCGGTGCAATTGATCTTAATAAAAGAATAGCACCTTATTCTAATAGTAATACTTATGTTGACTTATGTGCTGTTGGAACTGATATAACATCAACATACAAAGAAGGTAATAAATGGTGTAGATGTAGTGGAACATCTATGTCAACACCTATTGTAAGTGGATTTCTAGCATTATTGAAAGAGAAATTTATCTATCAATGGGATAGAAAACCTAGTGAAAAAGAATTATATGCAAGATTAATCAAAAATACAGTAGAAATAAAAGGATTAAAACCTCATGAATTAGGTAATGGATTTTTATATTATACTGATACAGATGATGATTTATAAATGGAGGAGATTGGATTGAAATTTTTATATGTTAAAGATGAAAATATTAAAGATAAATTATTAGCTAATGGATTTACAATGTTGCAATGTAAAGAACAAAATGGTAAATATTATGTATTTGCTAATAATGGTGTATTAACATTTAGTGAAAATGATAAAAAGGAAATTTTATTTAGTAATGAAATACATTTGTAAAATTGAATATGATAATTAATAAGGGAAGCGAGGAATATAAGGAGGCTAGTATATGCAAGATACTTATGAAAGAGTACAAGCAATAAATATCGATACAGGAGAAGTATTAGGAACAACTTATATCAAAACAAATGGATCTGAAGAAATAATTCTAAAAGCCGAAAAGAAAAAGGCATTAACTCCAGAACAACAAATGTTTTTAAATAATAAAATTCAATTAAGAAAACAGTGTAAGGTGTTAGGAGGTTTTGTTCATATGATTTATGCTAAAAATGAATTATTATTTAATAAATTAGGATTAGATAAAGCTAATATTAGCAGAATAATATATTTAGCAACTTATTCTGATTATGAACAAAAGGGATTATTAACTATAAAAGAAAGAAGTAAAGATGGAACATTTTCATCTAATGCACCAATGAGTAGAAAACAAATTCAAAGTGTATTAGGTCTAGGTGATACAGCTTTTAGAAAATTCTTAAATAACATGAAAGAAAATGATGTAATGTTTGAATTGGACAAATCTTATTTTGTAAACACTAAATATTTTATCAAAGGTGAAGTTGAAGATATTGATAAAACTAAACAAAGTTATTGTAGATTATTTATAAATACAATAAGAGAGTTATATGAAGGATGTCCAACTAATAAACATAAAACTTTGGCTAATGTATATCAATTAATACCATTTGTTCATTATTCTAATAATATGATATGCCATGATCCTGATGTATTGGAAGACAAAGCTAAACCAATGACATTAACTGAGATTGGTAAATTATTAAACATTAAAGATGGAAAAGGTCATTTGAGAAGGTTAGTAAAAGAATTAGGAAATTTTTATGTTACTGTAAATGGTAGAGAATATAAATTATTTGCTTATAATATTAATGATGATAAAGACTTTTATTTTATCAATCCATATGTTGTATACAGTGGAAATGACATTAAGAAATTACGTTGGGTAGCTGATACATATTTCTTTAGAGATTAATTTTTCGTTTATCGTTATAAATTACCTTCACTACGTTCAATCAAGTTATTCATATAAACATAGGGTGGTTAAGTTATAATAAAGTGAAAATTAAGAAGGAATATGATAATTAATACCTCGCAAAATGGAGGGATACAAACAACAAAACGTTGCAAAATGGAGGAGAAATAAAATGAAACCAATATTTATATGTTATAACAAATATTTAAAAAGATTTTTATGTAAAAATGGTCAAATATCATGGTGTTCTGGTATTAATAAAAGTTCAAAACATCAATTTTGGATATTTATGAATAGCAAAGAACTAAGTGATTTAATTGAACAATACAATAAAGATAAAATACAAACTTAAATTTAGCTTATTAAGAGATTTATTTGAATCTCTTTTTATTATATACAAAATTATGGAAAGGAGGAAACCTTCCTTGAAAGAAAGAGTACAAGGTAAAATTGTATCTTTTGATTTGGAAAATAACAACAGTAGATTCGTTAGATGTAAGTTAAAATTAATGCATGATGGCGAATCAAAAAATAGAACACAATTTACCAAAGAGGTTATGATGAATTGTGTAGAAAAAACTGTTAGAAATACACCGATATTATGTCATGTTTATAAAGATGTTGATGGCAATTATAAAATAGGAAATCACGATATGGATTTTGATTTAGAAAAAAATAAAGATGGTGATTTTGAATTTACTACAACACATTTAGAAAAACCTGTTGGGTTTATACCAGAATCAACTGAAATATTTACTGAAGAAGAAGATGGAAGAACTTATGTTTATGCTATTGGATTATTATGGAAGCATTATATGGATAAATTAGAAGATTTATTATTAGATAAAGACTGTGTGTCTAATATATCTACTGAATTACTTTGTAATGATGCTGAAATGAATGATGACAATATATTAGATATAAGGGAATTTGAACTTATGGGAACAACAATTATAAGTGCTGAAACAGGTATGCATAATACTGTTGGTGAATTTTATTTTTCAAATGAAGATACAATGACTGTAGAAGATATGCAATTAGCATATAGTGAAGAATTGAGAGGAGGTGAAAAGGAAAACATGGATGAAAATGTAAAAGATCAAGTAGTTGAAAATGCTATCGAAGAACAAGAACCTCAAGTTGATGATTCGTTAGAAGAAACTGTTGTTGAAAATGCCGATAAAAAAGATAAAAAAGATAAAAAAGATGAACCTGAAAAGGATGAAGAAAAAACTGAAGAAGACGACAAGAAAAAGAAAAACGAATTAGAAGAAAAATATGAAGAGTTACAAGCTCAATTTGAAAGTTTAAAACAAGAAAACATAGCACTTAATGAAAAATTAGAATCAATGAAAGATTATGATGAATTAAAAGAATTTAAATTACAATCAGATAGAGCTAAGTTTGAACAAGAAGTTGAAGAAGTTACTGCTAAATTCGGATTAGCTGAAGAAGAAATATCTGAATTAAAAGGCAAAGTTTTAAACTATGAATTAGAATTAAAAGCTTATGAAAAAGAATTAGGTTATATGTATGCTATGAAAAAATTAGCTGAAACAAAAGTTGAAAAATTTAGCAAAGAAGAAATAAAAGAAGAAATGCCACAAATAGATAATGGTGATTCTGAAGATGAACCTTATGGTGGATTATTTAGTATATTAGATAAATAGGAGGAATAATATGTATACAGAGTTAAATCATGTAAATGACAAAATGGCAGTTTCAGTTAAATTAGATGTAGACTGCGAAAATGGTGGATTCGTTAAAATAAGCGGATTAGCTGACTGTAAAGTTGGTAATTTTGATTTAGGTGGAGAAGCGTTAAAAGGTGTTGCTTTAACTGATGGTTTTGGTGATGTTTATTGCTTAATAGCTTCTGATTATCATAGATATGATGAAAGAGTATTATCAGGCGATATACCTAAACATAAAAAAGGTGAATTAGTTAGAGGTTACTTATTAGAAAAAGGTAATAGAGTAACTATAGAAAAAGCATTAGTTGATGGAGAAGTTGCTGTTGGTGATGTATTAGTTCCTACTGCTACTGGTACTACATTAGCTAAAGCTGAAGGTACTGAAAAAAATGCAATAGCTCAAGTTATAGAAGTTAGAAAATACATGAAAAAAGATTGTTATAAAATAATGTTTATATAATAGGAATATATAAATTAATAATAGAAAAATAGGTTAAAATAGGAGGAAATTATGTTAAGAGAAAACATGACTGATTTACAAAAGACTGCTTTCGACTGTTATAACAATACTGTTATAAAATACTCAGTTGCAGAAGCAGAAGACGTGATAAGAAAGGCTATAATAAATGAAATAGGTGAACCACCTGCAAGAAAAGAAAAAATGAATAGATGGTTTGAAAAAAATAAAGTTAGATTCTATGAATTATTAGAAGAAGTTTTAGAACCATTAGTAAATTTACCAAAATTAACTGACTTAGGTGGATATATATTAGTTGAATCTTGTGACTTTGGTGATAAGAAAACTTACAAAGTTAAAAATAAAGACTTATTTAAAGTTAGTCAAATAGCAACTGGTGTTGGAATGACTGATAGACAAAGATTACATGATAGTAAACTAGACACTAAAATGACTAGATTAGGTATCAAAATATATGAAGAAGCATTTGAATTTTTAACTGGTAGAGTTTCTTGGACTGAATTAGTTAATAAAGTAAAAGATTCTTTTGATCATACAGTAACAATGATGGTTATACAAACTGTTTTTGATGCTTATGATGTTGTTAATACTAACTTAAAAGCTACTACAAATGCTGATGGTGTTGGTGACAAATTAAAACAAATGATAGCTAAAGTTAAAGGTGCTACTGGTGTAGAACCAGTTGTATTAGGTACTAAATCAGCATTAGCAACTATACCTAATTCTGGTGGAACTGATTATGTTTTAGATAATGAAGATAGAAGAAATGGTGGTTATGTAAAATTATTTGAAGGTACAAGATGTGTAGAATTAACTCAATATTATGATGTTGAAAATAATAAATTCCATATACCAGATGATTATCTAATCATAACTGTTCCAGATGCAAACGGTAAATTAGCAGTTGTTACATACGAGGGTGGAGTTACAATATTAGATTCTAATGATACATTAGCTAGAAAAGATTATCAATTAGAAATGGAAATGGAAAGATTTGTCCATGTTGGTGTCCCAGTAGCAATGCATTTTGCAATGATAAAAATATCTGCATAATTTGATAAATATAATAATTAATAACAGTTCCCTTTTTATTAAGGGGACTTATATAAAATAGGAGGAGATTAATAATGGCAAGAGTAAGTAAGGCTGATTTAGAAAAGAAAAAAGCAGAAGAACAAACTGAAACACAGACTAAAGAAGTTGTAGAAGAAACAAAACCAAAAACTAAAACAGTATCAAGAAGACAACAATTTAAAGAAAAGAAAATAGAACTTAGGAAACAAGCTAGTGAGATACAAGTCGAAGTATTAAATATATCCGATGGTAATGCTTATTTTGTTAGTAGAAAAACTGGTATACCTTATTTTGATTTAAGTCCTTCTGAAGATACAGTATTAACTTTAGATGAACTTGAAGAAGTAGTAAGAGATGCTAAAGGTTTTTTCACAAAAGATGTATTAGTTATGACTGATGTTTATAATGAAAAATACAATTTAGTTGATATAATGGAATATTTAAAATTAAAAGATTACGATAAAGCTGGATATGATTATCTTGAAGAATTTATAGTTGATAGTTCTGATGCCGAATTTAAATCTAAATTAGAAAATGAATCAAGAGAGTATGTTAAAAGAATTGCTTGTAAAGCTATATACCTTGATGCAACTGAAGAATATATACTACCTCGTAGTAAAGAAACAATTCTTTGTAATTTATTAGGATTACAATTGCTAATAGGTGAAAATGACAGATAGGAGGTGCATTATGGCAACTTCTGTTCAAGATATTTATAAACGATTTTTAGCACAAATAGGCAAAGATGTAATAGCTGAGTTAGAACAAGAATTAGCTGAAGAACTAATGTTAATTTATTTAGAAGGCGCTATTTCAATGTTTGATATTTGTGAAAAAGACTTAACAATAGAAAATAATGAGTTTAAAGAAGATTTAACATTAAATGAACAATATATATTAGCTGATGGTATGATTTTATATTGGTTAAAACCAAAAATAAATACTGAAAAAATGATAGATTTAATAATTACAACTAGTGATTATAACATTAAATCACCTGCCAATCTATTAGACAAATTAAATACTTTATATAATGATAGTTTTTATAAATTTAGAAATAGAATTAATCGTTATTCGTTCAAAGGGAAAAAGGTGAATGGATAATGAGTTATTTTGAAAGATATAAAATTAGAACACAAAGAGCATTAAATTGTAAAGAATCTTTGTTAAAAGATGCTGAATATAGATTTCAACAGGTTATGGATGAAGCATTAACCACTCATATTGTTCAATATACTAAAAATGGTGAATTTCCAGATTTAAAAAAGAATGGAACTATTAGAGTAAATATAAATGATATTACAAACAATGATAAATCAGCTTATGATGAAAAGAAAATTTTAGTTGATAAAAATGCTGACATGGATGTTGGTTCGTACATATGGTTTAATAATTGTTGGTGGATAGCTGTATTTAAAGAACATCAAAGTTTAAATTTATATAAGAAATTGATATTTAAAGTTTGTAATCAAATAGTGAAATATAAATTAAATGGTACAACATATGATATACCTGTTAATATACACAATATGACGCTAAACTGTATGGTGTCTTGCTATAGAAATATAGCATAGGAAAATTGGGTAAAATCGGTCATATATGTAGTGATACATATGGTAAGAAAGGCTAAATCTATTTTTTATAGACAAGCTAATACCGAGTTAATTAATTAGATTACGAAAGGCTAATTAACAATGTAGAGCGTAGAAGGTGAATAAATATAATCCTTCCAAGAGTATCCAACATCTTAACGGATAATGCTGAAGATGAAAATGTACGCCAAACTGAGTTGGAATTAACCAACTGATGAAAATGAGAGAAATCTCCAGAGCAGTAGATAAAAAGCTACTGGATAATAATTATTGATATAGTGATGGTATGAATGATGCTAGATATATGTCTTATGGCGATAGTAAATGTAGATTTGTTATAGGTAAAAATCCAATAACTGAAAATATAAATGTTGGAGCAAGATTCTTAGTAAATCATGATGTACCTTACAGAGTTACAAATAGAGTTGATTACGAATATAACGGATATACAAATGGTAGTGACGGTATAATGAACTTTATACTATTACAAGTACCTAGATTGCCAGATGATGATATTGAAGATAATATTGCTTATAATAATTTTGGTAAATATGTTGATGAATTATTTGTTGGTAATGATATTTGTTACATAGGTGAAGAGAATGAATATATATTTAGAACAAAACAAATGATAAGTTATCAGCTTGAAACTGATACAAAAGAAATAACTATATCTGTTGAAAATAATATATGTACGTTGCATTGTAATTATAATATGGATCTAATAGGTAAGACAGTAAGATTAATTGTTAATAATGATGAAGGTAATTTTATAATTGATAAACAAATTTTAATTAAGGGGGTGTAGGATTGTGAGCAGTATTATAAAGAATTTTTCAAGTAATTACATGACAAAATTAGCAACAATATTCATGTTAGATAAACAAGTTAATAAATTTTTATATTACAACAATATTTTAGATGAAGATATACTTTCACAACCAGATGTTAAAAATCCTATATCAGCCTTAAATGAAAATAAAGTATTTGTTGATAGAAAGATAGATAAAATCATCAAAGAAGGAGATATTACATTATTTATAAATGTTAAAAGTGATGCTCCTTATTCTGATGGTGCTAGAGTTTCTTCTTTATATAACGTATTAACGATTGAAGTTGGTGTTATATGTCATAAATCATGCCGAAAAACAATAAATGGAATACGAGAATTAGTGGTAACAGATAGAATTAGACAAATCTTAACTAAAACTCCAGAATTACAAGGTATTGGTGATTTAACAATTAAAAGTTGTTCACCAATGTATAGTATTCCTTATTATGATTATAATGGTTATTCTACACAATTTGAAATAATTTATTGGAAGGATGCTTATAACAATGAAATTTCCTAAACAATGTGTTAGTGGGAAACCAATTGATTTAAAAAAAGATGAGCTAGGAATTATAAATCAATTCGTAGTAGATGATTTTATGGATGATTATGATATAAATGAATTTATCAGACCATTTTATATTGAACAATCAATGATGTTATATGAAGATATCAAAAATTTAAATATACCATTATTAACTTATTTATCTACTTCATTAGGAAAAAATGAAGAATTAATAAATTTATTATTTAAATCATTAAAATTTTTATATAAAGCTTCTGAAGTTAAATTAAGTGAAATAGATGGTGAATACATAATAATTATTAAAAAAGATGGTAAAGGTATTGCAAATATAAATGATAGAAATTTTCATTTACTTAGTGATGTTATATTTGAAATATTATATTTTGAAAAACCTAAACCAGAAGAAAAAATAGAAGGTTCACCAGAATTAATAAAAATGGTTAGAGAAGCTGAAGAAAAATATAGAAGAAAACATTTAAAAGATAATATTATGACATTTGAAATTATGGTACACGATGTCATTCATTATAGAAACTTAGATTATCAAGCAATTAAAAATTGGACTGTATGGCAATTAAAAGATACTTTTATTACTGAAATATATAAAGAAAATAAAGAGGATTCTTATTTATTGGCTACAGGTGGTAATTATAAAGTTGATTTAAAGAAAGTTAAAGACTGGAAAAAAGAAACTAGAGTAGTACACGATGATGTACTTAATATGAAATAGGAGGAAATATTACATGGCTAAAACAAGTGCAGATTTATATGCAATAAAAAAATGTGTAAATGGTACACTAACTGAAATAGGTGGAGGTGCAAAATCAATAAAAGTAGATTTTTGTAATACCTTCGATATGGAAACATCTTCAGATAAAATAACAGCTAGAGCTGATGGCGTAGATGTTATTACTTGGAATACTTCAATAGAAAGAACATTCACATTAGGTTCTGAATGTATGAGTGATGATGCTTTAGCATTATTAGTAGGTGGTACAATAGATACAGCAACAAGTAAAATAACTGTTCCTAAAGATGTACCTTCAACTTGTTATTCTTATGAAGGTACATTTACAGTAGTCTATAAAGACGGTACTGTTGGTGTTAAAACAATGAAAATACCTAAAGTACAACCAAACGTAGACAATTCATTATCATTATCTTCAGTAGATTTATCTACATTTGAAGTACAATTTAATATATTATCTGGTGATGAAGATTTTGTATTCACAATAGAACCTAAAACTGCTGAATCAGTATAAAATTGAATATATTAATTAATAAGACACTTAATAACTCTCTATGAAAATAGGGAGTTATTTTTTTTATGTATTTTTAAATTTTATTTTAAAAGGAGGAATTATGGATAGAACATTCAAATTAAAATTTAATATAGATGAAGACATCCTTATTGTTCCAGAGGTAGAAACCTTTACGAAAGACAATAATATATTCAATATATGTCTTGAATTATATAAAAATGGAAAAACAAAAGAGTTACAAATAAAAAAGACTGAATTGAAAGATTATAAAGTTGAATTATTTGTTTGTAAACCACCCATGCTAAAAGAATGGGTATCTTGCATTGGTGAAGTTGATGAAAAAAACAATCGTATAAATTTCCCAATAGATGATACTTTTACAGATACGAAAGGTGCATATAAATGTGAAGTTTCAATTTCACATGATGAACAAATGTTAATTACACAACCATTCATATATAGAGTTAATGGTAGTGTTACTGACGGTGCAATAAAAGAAGAGAAAGTAATCATTAATAAAATAGAACCTAAAATTATTAACAATTTAATTACTACTAATGGTGAAGTAGCTTTAAGTGCTAAACAAGGATACATATTAAATGAAAGAATAACTGAAGTTGTTAAAGAGCTTAACGCTAGAATAGATAGAATATTTGATAATCAACAAGATTTAAAATAATATAAAATTTTAATTAGTGATGGGAGGGTAAATTAATGAAGATAAGTGAATTAAAAGGAAATCATTTAAGAAATTCATTTATATTTAGTATAGATGATGAAATTAGAGAGGTTAATGTGTTTAATCCAACACAAGAACAGAGAGAGATATTACTTAATAGAATAAAAGAATTAAGCAATAATGATAAAAATGATTCAGAAATAGCTGAAGAATTATATACAGATATATTATTAAATTGTACTGATTTAGAAATAGATGAACCAATAGTAGATATGTTGGCTAATCCAACTGGTAATTTATTATTGCTAATGAGAGATATAATAGATATATTTAATGAATTGCAAATGGAAATGTTGCTTAATCAATATAATGCTATCAATGAATTAGAAAAATTACAATATACTCAATTAATGATATTAAAATCTCAAAAAATAGATATCATTAAGAAAAAAGCAGAGAAAATCCAAGATGAAATAGATGAGTTAAAAAAGGATGATTAATATGGATTTTAATAATATACAAGAAATTGTAAAATATGTAGAAGGAATTTCACAAGATGGCTTAGTTTCACTTAAAGATGATTTTAAGGAAACTATGAGTAATGAAATAGAGGAACAGATATATAATGATCATGAGCCTGAAGTATATGAGAGAACGGAACAATTAAAAAATACACCAGAAGTTGTTATTGGAGATAAGCTTCTTACTGCAAGCTTTGAAGATAATGGTGATTGGGAAAGTTGGAATGGTGGTCACTTCTTTCCTATGATTGCTTGGGAAAATAGTGGGACAGTTAGAAGAAGTACGAGTCAAGGTGGTGGGACTTATCCTTTAACACATATTACTGAAGGTGCTTATCAAAAATTAGATAGAGAAATTCCTGTTAAATTTAAACAATACCTTATTTCCAGAGGATTGAAGATAGAATAATAAGGTGGTGAATTAAATGGCAGATCATCAATTTAATATTAAATTAGGTATTAAAGTTGAAAAAGGTGATTCTGAAAAACAGTTAGAGAATCTCAAAAAATCATTAGAAGAGAAGAAAATTACTTTAAAATTAGATGTAACTAAGCTTAATGAACAATTAAAAACATTTAAAGATTCGTTAAGTGATGTTAATAAAAAATTAAATGATGCTTTTAAGTTAAATAATGGTGCATTAGATAATTTAAAGAATTTAAAAACCGTATTAGAGGAAATCAACAAATTAAGTGGTAAAACTAAAATACAAATTAATAATAGTAAAGACGTAAACACAATTACTAAAAATTTAGAAACACAGAAACAAAAGTATGCTGAATTAATAAGGTTGAAACAAAGCCTTGAAAAACAAAGAGCTAAAACAACTAATGCTGAATCGTATAATGCATTAACAAGAGAAATTGATTTAGTTTCACAAAAAGCAGAAGAATGTAAAACTAAACTTAGTGAACTAACTAAGATTAAGTTAAATGCCGACATGACTAAAAGTATGGCATCGCAATTTCAAACAATTCAAAAAGAAGCTCAATCCTTAAAAACTTCATTAGAAAATACTTTAAAAAATTCTAATTTAACAATGACTCAGCAACATGATTTAGAAAATCTCTTAAAAACTATCGAAAAAATCAAAGGTAAAAAAGTAGATTTAAAAACTGATGGAGCAAAAACTAAATTACAAGATATAAAAACCAATTTAGAAAGTATTAAAGAAAAATATTCATCAATTAAAATAGATATAAAAACTAACGACAATATTAGAAGTGCGATAAAAACAACTAATGATTTTATTAACAAAATTAATTCTGCTCAAAAATCTAAAACTGGTGTAAATTCATTTATTGATGAAGGAAAATTAAATAATTTAAAAACTAAAGTTAAAGATTTAAGAACTCAATTGTCCGATGTACATTTAAAACCTAATGTTGAATCAGAGATTGAAAACATTATAAAAAAATTAGATAGATGTAAGGTTGAGTTTAAAGAATTACAAAATTCAGCTAAATTAAGCATGAAAATAGATGGTGATGTAAATTCACAAACTAAACAGATTGATACTATGTTAAATAAGCTAAAAGAAATGAAACAATGGAAAATTGGTTCAAATGCTTATATAGATGAATCTAAAATCAATGAAGCGATATCTAAATTAGAACAGTATAAAAATGAATTGAAAAATTTAGACGTTAATGATGAAAAAGTTGCATCTGAATTTGAGACTATAAAAAGTAAAATCAATGAAACAACACAAGAAATAAAAGAATTTCAAAATCAAGCTAAGCAAGGTATGAAAATTGATAGCAATAATGCTAGTATAGATTCATTAAAAAACAAAATCACTCAGTTAAAAAATGAAGAAAAATTAACTGCTGAACAAGCTGAACAACTTAAACAAAAATTAAATCAAATATCACAAATGGATGTTGGAAAACAAGCTAATGCTATAAAACATTTTAGAAACGAATTAAAACAAGCTACAGATGAAACTTCCAGATTGCAAACTGGTGTTAAAAGAACAAGCACATTCTTTAGTAATCTATATTCAACAATGTCTACATTCTCTCTAGGTAATATTATAAGTATGCAAATAACCAAAGCTATTTATGGTATAAGTGATACTATTAGAGAATTAGATAAAGCATTTGTTGGGTTAACTAAAGTTGCACCAGATTCATTTCATGGTACTGCTGAAGAATTAGAAAATGTAAGACAAAAAGCAGTAGAGGTTGGACAAGATGTTGCTCGTAGTGCTACGGATATAATTAATTCAACTGCATCAGCTTTACAGTTAGGCGTAAGTAATATTGATAGAGCTATGGAATATGCTAAAAATGTCAATTTATACGCAAATGTCGCAGAAACAACATTCTGCCTATGTTTATAAAGAGCATAGCAAACTCATTGAATTGCTGGAAAGCCCTAAAGCTCAAATGCCACAACATAATTGGAAACGATAAGTGTGATGGAACGAAAGTAGAAAAAAGTTTTGAGATAGTATAAGGTTAAACCCTAAGTACTAAAATAATGGGTAATCAGCCTCCAAGTCTCTATAAAGTGAGAAAGGATAAACGACTATTCCGTGACGGGAAGTACACATATAAGCTATTGATATGTGGAAGTGGTGAGGTTCTTTTTATTGAAAAAGAATGTGATATAGTCTACTCTTATATGAAAGTATAAGAAGTTCATAAGAGAACTGTCTAGCGTAGCGAGCTAGATGAATACAAGGATATTTCAGAAGAGGATTCAGATAAATATTTAAAATCAATAATGTCAGCGTATGGTGGCGTTGATGAATCATTGGATGCTATGAGTACCAAAGTTAAAGGTGCTGGTGATAATTACAGTAGATTAACTGATTATATGGATCAGGCAGATGTTTGCCTAGTTGTATAGTAATATGCAACCGAAAACAACTCTAATTGCAGGTAATGGGTAAAGCCTTACACTACAATATGCCAGAAATGAGTATATGATAGTGCGAAAGCGGAAACAACGTAAGGATTCTCATATGGTTAAATCCTAAGTGGGAAATGATTAAATTCATACAATCCCTGTTCATGCAACCAAGCTCCCCTGTATATAACGAGGAGAAGGCTCAACGACTAATTGTACATTACAAGCCAATGGTAATGGAAAAGGGTTGCTCCTATTTATATAGGATGAAGAAATAGTCTAATCTTATGTGAAAGCATAAGCAGTTTGTAAGAGAACGGCATAAATCTTGCGAATTTATGTGAATATGAAAGAAACTATGCAGGTGAAAGTTTAATCGCCTAGTAATACAAGTGATTGTATTATTTTACTTTTTGAATTGCTGGAAACTCCTTAGAGTCTTAAATACTACAACATAATCTGAAAAGATAAGTGTGAAAGTTTAAAAAATTTAAGAATTGGAAAATCAGCAGGTAAGATTCTAAGTTGATTATAAAATCAATATGAATAAACTTCAACGACTATTCCTGGCAAGGAAGTACATTCAAGCGAATGGAAGTGGAAAGCTCTTATAATAATTATAAGATAAAGATATAGTCTAGTATCCTATTGAAAAATAGGGAAGTTCATAAGAGAACTGATTAGGAAGTAGCGAACCTAATTGAATATAACGAATAATTTTGCTGTTACATCAGCCGACATAGGTGAAGCATTAATGAGAAGTGCTTCAGCTTTTAAATCTAATGGTATGGATATAAATGAAGGTATAGGATTAATTGTAGGTGCTCAAGAAACGGTTCAAAATGCGGGTAAAGTAGGAAATAGTTTTAAAACAATGATAAATCGTCTTAATGGGGTTACTTACTCTATGAAAGAAGGAGATGTTATTGCTAACAAAACTGCACAAGCATTTGAAAAATTAGCAGGTATCAAAATAGTAGATTGGGATACTAACAAAGTAAAAGATGCTTATACTATCTTTAGTCAATTAGCAGATAAATGGGATGATATGAACGATGTTCAAAAAAATGGTATAGCAGACGCATTAGGTGGTGCTCACCATTTGAACACATTACAAGCTTTAATGAACAACTGGGACACTGTCGTACAATATCAACAAGAATATAACGATGGATTCATGGTTGGATCAGCTGAAAAAGAGAAACAACATTCTCCGTATGTACAGAAATGTGCATAGGACACAACTTGAATTGCAGGTACAACCTAAGAGCCTTACACCACAATATTGGAGAAATCACAATATGAAGGTACGAAAGTAGAAACAACGTAAGGATAGATATAAGGTTAAATCCTAAGTATCTAAATGTAATTAAAGTAATTATTACATTACAATGGTAGTTCATGCAGAGAAATTCCTAAATTTAATTTATAAAATCATTGACAATATTTACCATTGGTGTTATTATTTAAATATAATAATTAATAAGGAGGTGATTATTATGGCAAAAAAATATAATGAAAAAGATATTATTGAAATTTTAGAAAAAAATAATGTGATATTATTATCAAATTATAAAAATAGCACAACAGAATTAAAAATGATTTGTAGCTGTGGAAAGCATTTTAGTAAATCGTTTAAAATAATGAAACGAAGTGGAAATTTTAAATGTAATGATTGTATAAAAAAAGAACAAGTAAAAAAACAAACTATGCCTTATGAAATTGCAAAACAGAGAGTTGAAAACTTAGGATATAAATTGTTAACAACCAAAGAAGAATATATTAAAGCTAGTGAAAAAAACAAATTACAATGTCCAAATGGGCATATATATGAACAAATATTATTAGATTTATTTAAAGGACACAGATGTAAAAAATGTGCATCTAAAATAAACGGAGATAAATCTAAATTTAAATACGAAGATGTTAAAAAGGTTATAACTGATTTAGGATTTGAATTATTATCAGCAGAATATGTAAATAATGATACTCCTTTAAAAGTTAAATGTAAAAAATGTAATCATATATTTTCCCCAACTTTACATAATTTAAAAAACGGAACTGGCTGTCCAAATTGTTATTCAAAAATTAGGGGTAAATCTACAATCATACCATACGAGGATAGAGTAAATTATGTTGAAAATTTTAATTATAAAATCTTAACACCAAAAGAAGAATATATTAATGGTGAAAATAAGGTGAAATTAAAATGTTCAAAAGGACATATTTATGAAGCTAGATTGCATGATTTTTACATTGGAAATAGATGTCCGCATTGTAAGGAATCTAAAGGTGAAAGAAAAATTGAAAGATTTTTAAAAGAAAATGACATTAGATTTGAAAAACAATACATTATAAAAAGATGTAAATTTAAAAGATATTTACCTTTTGATTTTTATTTACCTGATTATAACCTTCTTATAGAATATGATGGGAAGCAACATTTTGAAATAAGTGATTATTTTGGGGGTTATGAAAGTTTCATAGATACCAAGATAAGAGATACAATTAAAAACATTTATTGTCAAAATAATAACATAGATTTATTGAGAATCTCTTATTGGGATTATAAAAATATTGAGAATATATTGGCTGATAAATTAAAATTAAACAAGGAAAACTTTCAACGACTAGAGTTGAGATACTCGTAGGATATAAGCGATTGATATCCGAAGTGGGTTGCCCCTAACGTAAAGACGAGGGTGAAGAAATAGTCTGCTCATCTATAGAAATATAGAGAAGTTCATAAGAGAACTGCATAGGTATAGCGAATCTATGTGAACAAAAAGGAATGCTAGATTTATAGATAGCATAGAAGGTAAAATAACAAAATTAAAAGAACAATTTAATAGTTTGGTTACAACTACAATAAGTACGGATAGTGTTAAAACATTTTTAGATGTATTAACAAGTGTATTAGAAACAGTTAATGGTATAGTAAAAGCATTTGATAATATAGGTATGTCTGCTCCTTTGATGATTGGTGTTTTTGCTAGTTTAGGTAAAACTATAAAAGCTTTAGGTACAGGTTCAGCATTAACTGTGACTGGGGGAAGTATATTTTCAAATTTATTAGGTAGAGCTGGTGTTCAAATACCACAAACTCTACAACAAAGTACTACTGCAACTGAAGGATTTAGAGTAGCTTTAACTAATGTAAGTGGAGCATCTATGTTAGCTTCAGCAAAAACTGCTGTTTTAACTGCGGGTGTAACATTATTAAATACAGTTATGACAGGATTAGCTATTGGTGCTATTGCTTTAGTTTGTAAAGCTTTATATGATTATGTCAATGCTAATCAAATTGCACATGATAGAATAGAAGATAATATTGATACTACTAAAAGTAATATTAATAGTTATACCAAACAAAAGAATAGCTTAAAAGGTATTGCAGAAGAATATGATAATTTAGCGGACAAAACTAATAAAAGTACAAAAGAATCTGAAAGATATCATGAATTACAACAACAAATAGCTGATACTGCACCAGATTTAGTTTTAGGACAAGATTCTAATGGAAATCCAATTTTAGCTTTAAATGGATCATTAGAAGATTATATAGATAATTTAGATAGTGCAATAAAAAGAGAACAAGAGTTTTTAAAAATTCAACAAAATGCATTAGCAAATACTTCAATAGGGAATTTAGTTAAATATACTAAAGATAGAAGTATAGTTGAGTCATCTCTTGGGAATATGACAAACTTTTCAGATGCATGGGACGATAGTGGTTCATGGTGGAATAAAAAAGGATTAAAAAATGCTAAAGATGGCGCTGATGCCTATGTTCGTATAGTGCAAGAAAGAAATGATAAAGTAAATAAACTTAATAAAACTTTAACAGAACATTTTACTGAAGTTTCTCAAATAGAAGCAGAACAACAACAAAAAGTATTTAATGAATTAGGAGATGAATATCTTTATAAAAATTATAATAAGTTATCTAAAGACGGAATTAAGAATACTAAAAATATTATGGATACACTTATTGGTAATTTTAACTGGGGTAGTGAAGTCGTAGATACAGTAGCGAAACAAAAGGATTTCATAGAAAGTTTTGATGAAATAGCTTCTAAAGTTGGTAAAAGCAAAGAAGAAATGCAAGAATGGAATAAAACTTTAAGTGAAGCTAATTATGCTTTCCAAGAAACAGGTGATTATGAACAATTCCAAAAAGACATAAGTGGTATAACTGAAGAATTAGAAAAAATGACTGGAATTGACGCTGAAAAATGGGCAATTGGATTTACACCAGCTTTACAAGGTTCATTAGATGCTGATTCTATAGCATTGAGTAAATTTTTAAAGAATTATAATAAAACACTTACAGAACTTAAATCTGGTGATAAAGTAGCAATAAGAATACAAGCCGAATATGAAGATACCAATGATTTCATACAAAAGATAACTAATATGGAAGATAGACAGCAACAGATTGATTATATGGTTAAAATTAATACTGGTGAAGTTGAATATGGCAATCTTCCTTACCAAATTCAAGAAATGATTAAAGGTACTCTTGATGGTGGTAAAACAATGCAAGATTGGGAATCTGATGTTGTTATGAGAATTGCTACTGAAATTCAATCTAATGGTGAATTAGATGATAAAACATTTGATTTAATTGCTAGAATGTTAAATGGTGAATTAACCGATACGGAAATTAAAGCAGGGATAACATTACCTAGTGGTGATGTATTAAATGCACAACTTGTTGGTGAAATAAATGAGGTTAATAAAAATAAAGATAAAAACATTAAAGTAGGAATTGAAGCTGATTCAGAGAAATTAGATGAAGATTTATCTACCATTTTAGGTGATAAAGAAGAAGCTAAACAGTTAAAAGTTGATTTAGTTACTAATTTTAATGAAGATAAATTTGAAACATTCAATGAATTAATTAAAGATATGGATTCTGATAAACAAATTCAAATAGCTACTGCTTTTGTTAATAATGGTGATGCAGATCCAGATGAAATAGAACAATTTATATCATCTTTACCTGATGAAATCCAAAAGATAGTTAGAATTAAGTATGAAGAAAGTGGCAAAAATGATGTTGAAAATAGTGTGTTTAATGAATCTAAAGTACAGACAATTATACTTGATGCTGATGATGAAAAGGCACAAGCTAAGATTAAGAAATTAGGTAAAACGCTAGATGATATGGACGGTGTTGATAGAAATATTAAAGTTGGTATTATTGAAAATGCTGGTACAGGTAATGTAAAAGATATGATGAAAGCATTAGATTTAGTAAAAGATTTACCAGAAGAAAAAAGATTGGATGTTATAAGTAATTTACAAGATATAATGGTAAACTTTTCTGAAGCTGACAAAAAACAACTTAAACCTAAAATAATGGAAATACTTGGTGATAATTCTGATGCTAATTCTAAAATAGATAACACAAACGCAAAAGATACCCCAGACAAGAATTTGGATATTAATGCTAACGATAACGCTAGTAATAAAATTCATAAGGTACAACAAGAAAGTATAGCCGACAAATTCTTCAACATAGTTGTTGGCGTAAAAGAAACCGTTGCAGGTGCATGGAAAGCTCTAACTAGTGGTGTAGGTGGATTATATTCTAAAGGTGATAATAGTACTATAAAACACAAGTCAATTAGTGAATTTTCTAATATAGGAGATAACCCAATAGATGTTGATAGTGCTACACCAACAGCTCAAAGTATGGATTTTAACTCTATGTCGGATAGTCCTTCAGTAGTAGATTCTGATTCAACAATAGATAATACAAGCTCAGCTATTAGTAAAGTAAAAGCATTTACTACTCAAGCATTAAGAGGATTTACAGATATAGGTAAAACAACTACAATAGGTACAAAAATAGACATAAAGAAAAACACATTAGATTCTATAGAGTATGCTGTAAACTTAATGCAAGAATTAGAATATCGTATTGATAATGTCAATGATAAATTATCTTTATTGGATGTTAAAATGGAAAATGCAGTAGGTACTAAGAAAATTGAATACTTACAAAAACAAAATGCGTTATATGAAGAACAAGCTAAATTACAAAAAGAACTTTATGATAATTTAACTCAAGAAAAGCAAATAGTTAAAGATAAATTAAGAACATATGGTTTTACAATAGATGCACAAGGGAATCTTAGAAATTATGAAGAAACACTTCTTAAAATGGAAAAAAGAGCTAAAGAGCTAGAAGACCAAGCCGAAAAAACTAGTAAAAAAGCATCAGATTATGATACTAAAAGTAATAGTAAGTCTAGTAAGAAAACTAAAAAGTCATTACAAAAGAAAGCCGATAGTTCTAAAGACGCTTCAGATAAATATAAAGAAAAACTTGAAAAGGTAAAAGATTTAACGGAACAATATCTAAAAATGCAAAGAGATGAAATTCCAGATGCAGAAAAAGAATGGTTAGAAATGCAAAATGCTATTAAAAAAAATAATGATGAAATAGAAAAGTTAGAATTAGAAGATAAATTATATAAATTCAAAAATAGTGTTACTGGATTGACTAATCAATATGACATATGGGGAGATAAAATTGACTTAATAGATACTAAGCTAAACAATTCATTACAAACAGATAAGGTTTCTTTATATCAACAAAAATTATCAGCTTTAAATAAACAACTTGAAATACAAGAAAAAACATTAGAATCTTTAAAAAATCAATTACCAGTTTATCAAGAAGCATTATCGAAATATGGTGTTCAGTTTGGAGAAAATGGTAATATCATCAATATGTCTAATGTATTAAATGAATATCAAAATAGTGAAGATTTAGAAAAGATTAATGATTTAATGAAAGAATATAATGACTTAATCAGAGATACAATTCCAAATGCACAACAAGAATATGAAGATTTGAATAATGCAATTCAAGATGTTTATAATAGTCAATTAGATGTTGTAAAAGATATTGAAGATAAGATTACTGATGTTATTAAGGATCAAATTGATAAACGTAAAGATTTAATTCAAAAACAATATGATAAAGAAATTGAATTACTTAATAAACGAAAAGATGAATATAATAACAATAAAAATACAAATGATTATTATAAAAACTTAGAAGAAGCACAATCTGAAATTGATAAAATACAAGCTAAAATTAATAGACTAAGTTTTGACAATTCATTATCTAGTAAAAGTAAGATAAGCGATTTAATGGATGATTTAAAAGATGCACAAGATAAATATAATGATTTAGTTAACGATAGACAAGACGATTTAATTAATAATATGTATGACGATGAAATTGATAAACTTCAAAAAGAACAAGAAGATAAAATACAAGAGCTTGAAGATAAATGGTCAGATAGTAAAATAGCTGAATTAGTTGCTAATGCGTTAGGTACACAACAATTTATAGATATTGACGGAAATGTTCATAATTTACAAGATACACTGCTTAGTTTTGCTGAAGAAAGTGGAGATGCATTAGGAATATTAGGTGATAAGATTAAAAGTGAATTAGTATTAAATCTTCAAGATGCTTTAGAATATGCTAAAGATTATAGTAATATATTTGACAACTTAGGATTAAAACATCTAGGTAATGTAAACTATAGTGATAAACTTAATAACAAAACATTACGAGTTGATGATATAAGTATTAATGTATATGGTACTGACAACATGGATGAACAAAAAATAGCTAAAGAAGTAGCTAAACAACTTGATGGTAAATTTAGTGAAATAACAAATGGAGGACTTTTATAGTTCTCCTTTTTTATATTATAGAAAGGAGGATAATCATGTTTTTAAGTCCTTATTTTTCATTTAAAGGGATTGATTGTAGAAATTATTTTATAATGATAACTACTACTGATAAAGATGATATAGTAGAAGTCGGTGTTCCATACAAAACAAATTTAACAATGGAAAATTCATTTCATTATACGGAAGAAGATGAAACTCCAGATCCAATAGAATTTAATCTAACATTAGTAGATGAAAATAGAATACCTTTAAAATGGACGAATGAATATTTTCAAAATATTAAAGATTGGTTGATAAGCGATGATTTTGAAGAATTTGTAAGTTATGATAATCCAGAGTATGTTTATTATTTTAAATGTATAAGTATAGTAAAAAATTTCACATATGGTAAAGAAGGTTGGATAACTACAACATTTCAACCTTTAAATCATTATGCATATAAAAAACTGAACATCGATAAACTTGTGGATGGAAAAGAATATATTGAAATTAATAATATAACTAAAAAGGATTATGAACCAAAAATAATAATTAATAATCTAGGTACAGAAAATAAAACAATAAGAATAAATAATATGTTATTAAAAGATATAAAGAATAATGAAAATGTAACAATAGATAATTATATGTGTACTATATATGGGGATATGACTGGAAATTTATTATCTAATAGTAATAGAAATTGGATTGTATTAAAACCTGGTCTAAATAAGATTCTAGTAGAGGGAAGTATGTTTATAAATATATTATGTGAATTTCCAGTCATAATATAAGGAGGGGGATCATTTGAAAATTAAACAATTAAGAACGATTAATAAATTAGAATTATGTAAAATTAATAAAACAATAATTGGAGAAATACCAATCAAATTTTTAACTGAAGAAGAGTGTAAATTAGATGAAATTGGAACGTTAAATTTACAAATTCCTAAATATTTTCAAGATAATCACACTTTAAAAAAGACAGAAGTATTAATCTATGATGATTTAAAGAATGAAAGATTTATAAAAGTAAATGAGTCAGATTATTATGTTATTAAAGAAATTAAAGAAGATAAAATAAACAAAGTTAAAACAATTACAACTTATTCATATGAAAAGAAATTAGAAAAAAATAATATAGTTTTATCAGATATATCTTTATCACTACTTGATGTTGATGAAGAAAATGAAATATATTCTTTTAATGACGAATTGTATAAAACAACAGGTTGGAGTTTAGGGTATGTTGATGATACAGTAAGATATGATGAAACTGGTAGACCTAGAGTTAGAGTTCAAGAAAATACTGATACAAGCTTTTATCAATTTATTAAAGAAACAATTCAAGAACAATTTTGTTGTATTGCTGATTTTGATATTAAAAATAAAAAAGTAAATCTTTATGATGAAGATAGTTTTGGTGATGAGATAAAGATAATATTAAATAAAGATAATTATCTTAAAAATTTAGAAAATACAAGTAATACTACTAGTTTAGTAACTCAACTAACATTACAAGGGAATGAAGATAAATGTATTGTTGAAGATGCAAATCCTAATGGAACAAATTATATAGAAGATTATTCATACTTTGTTGAAACGGAAGAAATGAGTGAAGAATTAATTAATGCTTTAAACTTATATAATAAATTAACTGAAAAAAGAATAGCTGAATGGAGAGAATTAAATACTCAAAAATCAATATTATTATCAGATATAAATAATAAAACAGGCAACGAAAATATTCTCACAAGCATGGTGAAAGAATATGAAAATTATATTATAGCACATGAAAATATTGAAGAAGAAGGTATGGAATATGATTTAACTGATTTCAAAAATCAATTACAAATAAAAAGAGATGAATTAGTTGAATTAAATAAAGAATTAACTGATTTAGAACAACAATTAAATAATGTGAATAATAGAATTAAAGAATTAAATGGGTTGATTTTAAAAGAAACATCTAAGGATGGACAAGGTAATTTCATATTTAATGATAAACTATTAGATGAATTAAAAGAGTTTACATATAATGATACTTATTCAGAAGATTCTTTTATAGATGCTAATGAAATATTAAGAACTGGAAGACATTTATTAGAAAGTAAATGTAAACCAACAGTTGAATATTCTATTGATGTAAATGATTTTACAAGTAGAATAATATCAAACAAAACAAAAGGTGAATGGCAAGGAGAATTATCATTAGGAGATTTAATAGTATTATATGATAAAGAAACTAAAAAAGAAGAATATGTTTATTTTGTTGGTTGGAATAAAAAATACAATTATCAAAATGATTCGAATAGTGTCACAACAGAACTATCATTAGATCTATCTAACAAAAAAACGAATAAAACTAATACAAAAGTTATAGCCGACTTATTAAAAGATAGCAAAAATAATAAAAAACAAATAAATTCAACAAAACATTTATTGAATGACCAAAAATATAATAGATTTAAATCTAATTTATTAAATAATGAAGATATACTTTTGGACTTAGATGAACCTAGGCTGAACGATATGACTAAAGTTACAGGTATTGATTTAAATATATCAACTTTAACATTAGACATAAATGTTAGTAAACAAATAAAAGCATATGTTAGACCTACAACAGCAAAAAATACAAATGTTATATGGTCATCTTCAGATAACAATATAGCTACTGTGAGTACTACTGGACTTGTTAAAGGTGTTAACTATGGTTCTTGTACAATAACAGCTATTACTGAAGAGGGTAATTTTAAATCTGTTTGTCAAGTTACTATTCAAAAATCAATTGAAAATGAAGTTAAAGTAACTGGTGTTCAAGTATTAAATAGTAATATAGCACTTGATATTGGAGAAGAAGAATATATAATTCCAAATATTTTACCTAATAATGCTACAAATCAAGACGTAACTTATGTTAGTAGTTCTCCTACTATTGCTACTGTAGATAATACTGGTAAAATTACAGGCGTTAATTATGGTATTTGTGAAATAAAAGTTATACCTGTAGATAATCCTGAGATATCAGCTAGATGCTATATTTCAATTAGCACAGAAGACAAAAAGGATTATACAACCCTAAACAATGCATTATTTATAGGTGATGGCAGAATTGCTGAAATGAATAGTTTAGGTATACTTAATAAATTATATGTTGATGCTAAAGCCGATGTTGATATAACTTACTTTAATAGTAGAATAAATACTTATCCTGTAAATCCAACTTGTATAATTGTAATGCCTAATATAAATGATTTAAGTGAACAAGGCGCATTTAATGTTAAGACATTATTAACTACTTTAAAAAATAAGTACCCAACTAAAAATATTTATCTTGTAACTCCATTACCAGTAGGTGTAAATTATGAAAGTTCTAAATTATATTCTGAAGTTAATAATCAAATTACCAAATTTAATTCATTAATAAAAGATTATGCTAATTTGTTAAATGTTAAGAGTGTAAATGCTAATTTAAACTTAGTAACAAATGGTACATTAAATAGTTATTATAGTAAAGATGGATATTATTTAACTGAAACAGGATATAGGATATTATGTAATAATATTACTAATACCATTTTAAATTATATGAATGTTAAACAAGATACACCAAAAGACGATGATGATAAAAAAGATGATGATAATAATTCTAGTGGTGGATTAAGTAAACAAAGACAATTAATAATTGACAGAGCTGAGGAAATTGTTAAGATGTGTAAAAATGGTAAAACTTGGTATAGTCAATATAATAGAACAACAGATTGGAATAAGAAACAAATAATAAAATATTCTAGTGAGACAATATATTCTCAAGGTAAACAATATACTTACAAACAACCAGGAAAAGGGAAAATCGGATTTGATTGTAGTTCGTTTGTCGGAGTTTGCTATCAAAACGCTGGATATGACTTCATGAAAGGTTTATCTTGTGCTGGTGGTAATTTACAATCTACAGCTAAGAAACACAATGCTAAGATGTGGAGATATGTTGATAGTAAATTTGAGAAATGTTTACCAGGCGATATAGTAATGATGGCAAATGATTCCGTTGATTTAACTAAAAGTAATATGGCAACTTGTTCAACACATCATACAGCTATTTACATGGGAAATGGATATATAGCCGAAGCTGTCGGGTATTCGACAGGAATAGTGAAAAGAAAGAGAACCCCTAATAGTCAATGGTTCTTTATGAGAATTGAAGAATTAACTAAGACAGATAAAAAATCAAATGATGATTCTAGTGAAAGCGGAAGTAATGATAATTCAAGTTCAGATAATGGAAGTGGAAAAAACTGTATAAATCAATCAGGTACCATTGATGGACATAAATATATTTATAGATTTGCAAAAGCTCGTTGTACGGCTTATGGAGATAGTTCAAGTACAGGTGCTGGTGGCAAATTAACTATTGGAAAAAGTTGTGGTGCACATAATCTTCCGTATTCTACTAAGCTTTTTATACCTTCAACTGTTGGTAAATTTGGTAATAAAGATGGCATATGGGAAGTTAAAGACACAGGTGGATATACAACTGATTTTGACCTATTGATTGCTAAATCTGATAGTCAGGCTGAAAAATTATTAGGAAATCCTTTGGTGACAGACGTATACGTTCTCGAATGGGGAGATGGTAAAACAGCATGGTCATTTACGGAAGCCATTGAATGGTGTAATAAATATTATGGAGTAGGTGCTTTTCATACTTCATGGAAAACATATATGAAATATGGTGGTTGTACAATAAACTTCTGGAGATTCAAAGACCATGACAAAACTATAAAATCTAAATCTTGGTATAATAAATTATAAAATTTTACAAAAATAGGTTTAAAATTTCCTCCTTTTGATAACAATATATAATATGAATATAAAAATTAATAAGGGGGAATTAACTTATGTATTTTAATTTAGAACACAAACAGATGGTAGAAAATCGTGGCTATATTTATATTTACAGTTATGATAGAAAAGAAGTAACATTAGATAGTAAAAATAAGAATAAAAATAAAATTCATATAAGAGTGAAATGTCCTTATTGTAAGAAAAAATATGACATAGATATTTATACATTTAGAAATGGTTCACATTGTAAATATTGTTGTCATGAATATAAAAAATCATTTGCATATTATATTGAAGAAGAATTAGGGTTAGACCTTAATGATGTTTGGGATTGGGAAGAGAATAGCAGACGAGGAATTAATCCTTGGGATATATTAATAAAAAGTGATAAAATAATTTATATATGGTGTCAAGATAAATGGTATCATGGTAGTTATAAAACAGCACCTAGCTTATTTTACAAAGGAAGAAGATGTCCCTATTGTAATCCTTTTGCTAGTCATAGAGTGCATAAGTTAGATAGTTTTGGATATTTATATCCAGAGAAAGCTAAGTACTGGGATTATGAAAAAAACAAAAATAAAAAACATAAAACTCCATTTGATGTGGCACCTCATAGTACTATTGAAAAATATTGGTTTAAATGCGAAAAATGTAATACACCATTTGAGAGAAGTTTAAACAGCATGAATCGAGAAGATACAGGGGTAGTATGTGAACAATGTAATGGGTCTCAACTAGAACAAAAAGTAAAAAAAGTTTTAGACAAATATAATCAATTTTATTATAGAGAAAAAGAATTTAATAATTTAATAGGTCATGGAAAAAGAAATTTAAGATTTGATTTTTATTTACCTAATCATAATTTATTAATAGAATGTAATGGTAAACAACATGAAGAATTTACATCTTTCTTTTGTAAAAATAAAGCAGACTTTGAAAGACAATTAGAGCACGATAGACGCAAGAAACAATACTCAATTGACCATAACATCAACTTCTTAGAAATTTGGTATTATGATATAGATAATATAGAACAAATACTAACAAAGCAATTAAATCTATAATATAGAAATTAATAAGGCATCTTAGTGTGCCTTATTTTTATGTTTAAAAGGAGGTGAAATAATGGCATTATTAAATAATTCCCCTGCGAATGGATATATATACTTTGAAAATCCATGTATACAATACAATGGAACAATCTATACAATCAATTCAATGTATACAAATAAACCATATATTTATTTTGATATATCTGATCCTAAAATATTAAAAGACTTTGATTATAGACAACCTGATGAAAATTTAATACTAGTTGTAAAAAATAATGATGGTTTTGCTATGATTTTAGAAGGTAACACAGCTTTAGAACTAACTTTTGACGGAATTAATGCAAAAACATTAGCTAATAAACTAAATTCAGTTAATAAAAACTCACAAGAATATAAAAATGAATTAAGTGAAATTAATGATAGCGTTAATTCTCTATCTGATGATTTAGTTAAGACTAATACGTTCAATGAGATTAAAGAAACATTTAATACATCAACAATACAGCTAAATAATAAATTGGTAAGTTTAACTGTATTAGTTAAAAATAGTGTATCGGATAATTTGTTAACTACTTCTGAAAAAGGAAATATAAATTATGAATATGGTTTATTTGAACAACGAATATTAGAAGTCCTATCTCAATCAAATTCATTAATAGCTTTATATAGTACTTCTTCTAGTAATATAGATGAAAATGTTATATCTTCTGTAGAAAATAATGAATCTGAATTAACTGGATTGGTTGCCGAACTAAACATTCAAATGAACGAATTAGTTAATCTTCAAACAGAAGCTGTAACTTCTGCTGATATAGTTGATATAACTAGTAACTTAACAACTATAAGTTCATCATTGGTATCATTAAAAGATAATTGTAATAATTTAATATATCTTGGTGCAGGAAATACTATTGTAGACACAACAAATAATATTTCTTTTAGATTGGACACTTTAGACAACATTGTATCTGAATTAAAAGAAAGTGTTACTTCTGGATTTGAAGAGGAAAAGAAAAATATCCAAAATATAATAAACAATGATATAAATATATGTAACAAATTAGGAAATTTATTATATCAAATAGTTTCAAGTGATGGAAATCAAATGACGCAATCTCAGAAATCATCTATAGGAACATATTGTAATGGATTAGAAAATAATTTGAATAAATTAAAAGGTATATATGAAGTTTATTATGAAAACGAAGCATTAGACAGCACGTTAAAAAAACAATTTAAAGAAAGTATGGACGATTTTATAAAAATACAAACTACAATGACAGATGATTTAAAAGAAAGTATTAGTGATTTAATTCTTACATCTAAAGAATATAGAAGATATTTTGCTTATTTAGAATTGTTTAGAAGTGCAAGGAGTGATTTATCTAGTAAATTTATGTCAGTTATAAACTTAGTTATTAATTCACAAGGTTCAGATAGTATAGATGCTATTAATACAAAGATACAAAATATAAATGACAGTATAGCAAGTATAACACAAGAAATAAATACTATAAAAAATAAATGTGATGATTTTGATAAAAGATTAAAAGCATTAGAAGGATAGGTGATAATAAAATGGAAAGAGAATATACTTTAATAATACAAAAACAAAAAAGTGTATTAAGTGAAGCATTATCTATTTCTAAAGATGATGATGGTGTTAGTGTTTATTTAAGATTATTAGGTTCTCCATTCTTTGATATAAGTAAACATAATTACACATATTCTAAAATATCAATAACAGATAAATATAAAGTAATAAAAGAAAATGCAATAACACCTATAGTTGATAATAGGATATTATTTAAAATAAATAATGAATTAACTAATGTTTTAGAAATAGGAGAATATCAACTATATATAAGATTAATTGATGATAGAGGTCAATATTATACTTTACCACCAATTAAAATGGAATGTATAAAATCAAATGAATTATCAACATTAACATTAGATGAAGGAACGATAGAAAAAGGTAACGTTGATAATGTATCTATTCAAAGTTTAGGAGAGGATATTCCATCTTATTTAACTGATGGTAGTTATAATAGAACAATATGGCAAACCAATGATTTGATTACTGGAAATAAAATGAATAAAATTGAATCTGTTCTTAATGATGAAGTTGATAATAGTATTCAGTTTGTTCAAGCATTAGAATTATTAAATAAAGAAAAAGGTTATAACCTTAAAGAAGGAACTTCAGTTAATCCTATTAACATATATAACCTTCCAGTAGGAAATTACATTCTTAATGGATATATAAAAGATTTATCAAATAGTACAGTACAAGAAGTTGAAAATGCAAGATATTATGTAGTATATAAAGATGAAGATTGTAGTTATATATTAAGAAATTTATCTACGGATAAAATTCCAATTTTATTGAAATACGATTCATACCATAATCAAGTATTAGCAGTCACAGGGCAAGTTAAGATACTTAAAACGGCATCAGATACGTTACAATTAACAAATGACGAATTTCAATTTTTAAGCATTGGCGACTTGGTTAAATTGAAATTACCAAAGAATATTGACTTTACTAGAATACATTTATTCATATTACCCACATCAGATTTAACCATTACTTTTCCTAAGATTTCATGGGAAAATTACCCATTATTAAACCAAGATATGTTTACCGAAATAACACTAACTTGTTATAATAATGTATGGTATGGGAAAGCACATACATTTGAAAAATCAACTACAACAACAACTTATAGTGAGGAAATGACATTTAATGTTAATTCTGTAGGCTGTGATTTAGATTATGATGATTATAAAGATATAATTAAAAATACAGTCGGGGAGGAATATATTAAAAATGAATAATTGTAAAAAATATATGGGTTTAATAACTGAATCAATACAATCGTATATAGATAAAGCCTTAGAAAAATTTGACCTTTCAATAAAAAAGATTAAAGACAATGTTCCTGCTGATGTTGATTTTAATACTACTAGTAGAAAAATACAACTTATGTCCAAGGATGGTGTAAGACTAGGTGAAGGTGTTGTATTGCCATCTACTGATTGGGGTGGCAATATAGACACAGCTAAATTTGCTAGAACAGAAGATGTTCCCACTAAAATGTCACAATTAACAAACGATAATAATTATGTTACTGAAAGTGATTTAGTTGATAAAGGATATCTTACGTCACATCAAGACATTAGCGGTAAAGTTGACAAAGTAGAGGGAAAACAATTAACCACTAATGATTATGATGATACTGAAAGAAACAAACTTAAAAATCTATATGACAATCAATTAGCTGATACAATTATGATAAATGGAAAACTTTATTTAGTAAAAAAAGACGGTGCAATTATTGGTGAGGGTACAACTATATATAATAATACTACTGATGAATTAACTGACTATGCTAAAAAAAATGAAGTTGCAAATGATTTATTTTTAAATTCTTCAACAAATAGATTACAACTTATAGATACTACTGGTAAAAAAATTGGCAATGGTATATTATTACCAATTAACAGTGGTACTGTCGATGGAAGTTTGGCAACTATTTATAAAAATAGCCTTCCGACTGCAACAAACGATGATGATGGCAAAATAGCGATAAAGAGAGTTGCTGGAAAAGATGATACAGTTCACATATGTATTAGACAATCTAATGGAACAAGTGCTTGGAAGAAAATAATGTTAGAATAATTTTTTTTAAATAATACAAGAGTGGTTATTAACTTAACTACTCTTTTTATATAAAAAATAAAGGAGGGATGAAAATTCATGTATGGTAAATTTATAAATGACGAATTAATTGAAGCACCAAATACATATAAAACGCCAATGGGTGAATTAATAACTAATTTCACTAATTCTGTTGAATTAATGAAAGCTTATGGATTTAAAGAAATCACAGGAAATCAACCGAATTATGATCCTAACTATGAAGTATTAATAATTACATCTCATATAGAGCATGAAGACACAATAGAATGTGTTTATGAAAAAGTTTCAATGGCATCGTTACTTAAAACTAATATATCACATGATAAAAAAATAGATTATACTAGAGGTGAAATATTAGAAGCTAGAAAAAGTACTAAATTAGTAAATGGTGAAACCACAACTAAAGAGTATTCTTCTTTAAAAGAAAGATTAGATAATATGGAAACTTTTGTTTATGAAAGAGTAGATATATCTAATACTACCCCAAATATAAATATAGAAAATAAAAAAATGTATATTTGCAATGAAAGTATAACCAATATATCGTTGATAACACCTGCTAATGTTGATGTCAACTTTTCATCTAAATTGTATTTTTCTTCAGATTCGGATTTAACATTGGATAATGTATTATTTATGGGTGACCATTGTGAAAATGGAAAATTAAATATTAAAGAAAATAACGAATATATTGTTGATTTTGTATATGCTACAAGATTCATAGGATTAGTTTCATCTTCAAATGTAATTGATGGTGATCCACCACAACCAAGCGACCCTGGTGAAGATGTTGAAAATAAATTGCACTCATTTAGTGGTGGTGCTGAATTGGTTAGAATAGCTAAAACATATTGGGAAAATAGAGCAAATTATATGACTTATGGTATGCAAAACATTTTAACTGATGGTGCTACATTAGGCTGGACAAAAGTTACAACTAAGGGTGCTGATAGCCCAGATGGTAGATATAGAAAATTAGACTGCTCTGCTTTTGTTGGTTTGGCAATGAGAGGAATAGAATTTAGAGATGTATTTAAAGATAGTAATACATTTGCTAAGAAAGATTTATCTCCTCGAAATTCTAAATATCCATGGGCAACTCAATTAAGCAGAACATCAGCTAATATGTGCAAGGATTGTGAAAACTTAGGTTGGGCAGTTCCACCAGATAATTGGCATACTGATTCAGCTAAAACTAATTGGTTGGGATTAGAGGTTGGAGATTTAATATTCCTTAAAGGTGATTCTGATAATGGCAGATACAAAGCTGTAAATCATGTATGCATTTATTATGGGGATAATAGTAAAGGAGAAAAATGTATAATTGAGTTTACAGGTGGTGCAACAGTTAAAAAACATTCCGATGGTAAAAATTATGGATGTCAAATAATACCATTAGCAAGAAAAAATAGAGCAAACATAGTAACTGTTGCTAGATGTCAAAAATAGTTAGAGGTGATTATATGGTGATTTTAAATAAAGGGAAATATAATAAAAATCAATGGAATGAACCAATTGATTTAACCAAAGAAAAAATGGATAAAATTGAAAATGCTTTAAGTTATACTATAGATATGGATGTAAAATATAAAAAAATAACAAATGACATTTTTAATTTATCAACCGACAAATATCAATATTTAACAATAGATAAAGACTTAACTATTAATTTGCCGATATTAGATTATGATATGATAACACATTTATTTCTAAATTGCGAACAAGAACTTAAAATCAAATTTATTTCTAGCGGAGATGAACGAGCTGTTTATCTCCCTATTAATTTATATGATATAGAACTGATATACATCGGTGAATGGATAGTTAAAATTTAGGAGGTGATATTTTGAGTAAAATACATATGTTAAATGGTAACAATTCTAATTCTTTTACAGGCATTCCTTCACTACCTAATAATTTAGTTTTACAAACTATCACACAAGCTAAAGTAAATGAATGGAATAAAAAAATCGGAGAAAAAGAATTAAATTCTGCATTAGATTCTATCAATAATAAAATATCATCTATTAATAGAGATATACAAACATTAAATAGTGCAGATGAAGTTCATACTGCTGATATTAAAACTTTAAAAGCTAAATTAAATGAGTTAAATTTAGCTTTAGGAGATATAATTGATACCACATTTGAAAATAATAAGTATTTAAGTAATATAGCACAAAACATAGGTAAAATAAATGAATTTATCAATAGTGGATACACAGATGCTATAATAAATTTAAATAAGAGACTGGATGGCAAAGCTGATAGTTACATTCAATCGACTCCACCACACCCAGAATACAGAAATGTAGCAGATAATAACAACTATAATGTATGGGTTGGAGATTTATGGAGAAATCCTAAAGAAAATAAAGATTATAAATATGTAAAAATTGAAATTAATCCTAATGCTTATAGTTATTACTGGGAAGAACAAACTGGTGCTATACCAGATGGATTATTTGACATGATAGATGGAAAATCAAGTATATATTTTTCTAAACCTTCATCTTATAATGCTAGAGATTGTTGGATATTAGAGAGCGATGATGTACATCCACCTAACAAAATGGGTACTTTGTTATTCGCTAATGCAACTAGAAAAATGTATGTTGCTAGTGACTGGATTGATTTAATGCAATATGTCACTAAAAACGATTATGAGAATTATATTAAAAAGATAAATGACTTCATTAATAAAACATATAATAATGAAATTAAAAATCTTAATGATAAAATAGATGGAAAAGCTGATAGTTTTGTACAAGAAACACCTCCACATCCCGAATATTTTGGAATAGAAGAAAAAACACAATATGACGGTTGGATAGGAGATTTATGGAGAAAGTCATCTACAGGAGCAGATTATAGATATCTACGAAGACAACTTTCTAATGGTAATTATGATTACTACTGGGAGTTACAAACTACTTCAATACCAGATGATCTATTTGATAAAATAGATGGAAAAGCATCAATTTATTTCACAAAACCAACATCTTATTCTAAACGAGATTGTTGGATTCTTGAAAACGATAGTGTTCATTACCCAAATAAAAAAGGAACAATTCTTTTTGCAAATAGATCAAATACAGTATATAATCCAGATGATTGGGTAGATTTATTATCTTATGTGACAGATGATGATTATGATGTTATAAAATCTAAACTTGAAAATTTTATTAATAATACTTATAACGATGAAATAAAGGATATAAATAATAAAATAGATGGAAAAGCTAATAGTTATGTGCAAGAATATCCACCACATGATGAATATTTAAATGTTGAACAAACAAGCGAATATGACGGTTGGTTGGGTGATATTTGGAGAAAAATTTCAAGTGGTGAAGACTTTAAATATGTTAGAATTAAAAATGTAGATGGAACATACAGTTATCGCTGGGAAGCACAATCAGCATCTATACCTGATAGTTTGTTTGATTTGATAGATGGGAAAGCTACTATATTTTTTAGTAAACCAGACAGTTATTCAGCAAGAGATTGTTGGATATTAGAAAATGATACAGTGCATCCCCCAAATAAAAAGGGAACAATGTTATTCTCTATTAAAGATAATGACCATTATGATGCTACTGATTGGGTGGATTTAATATCTTATATAACTAGAGGAGAGTATGAGGATTATAAAAAAGAAGTAGAAAATTGGATTAATAATACCTATACTGAAGAAATTAAAAATATAAACAGTAAAATTGATAATAAAGCCGATAGTTATGTGCAAGAAGATAAACCTCACCCAGAGTATAATAATATAGCTGAAAATACCGAATATAATGGCTGGCTCGGTGATATTTGGAGAAAAATTTCAAGTGGAGCTGACTATAAATATTTAAGAAGTCAAAATAAAGATGGTACATTTAATTATTATTGGGAATTACAAACAACAACTATCCCAGATGATATTTTTGATAAAATAGATGGTAAATCTTCAATTTATTTTAGTAAGCCCACAAGCTATTCAATACATGACTGCTGGATACTTGAAAATGATAATGTTCACCCACCTCATAAAAAGGGAACTCTTTTATTTGCAAACAAATCAAATAGTGTATATGATGCTGACGATTGGATTGATTTAGTTTCTTATGTAACCGAAGATAAGCATAACGAAATTGTTACTAGATTAAATGAATTTATTAATAATACTTACACAGATGAAATTAAAAGAATAAATAGTAAGATTGATAATAAAGCAAATTCTTATGTTCAAGAAGCTAGACCACATGAAGAATATTATAACGTAACACAAAATATTACTTATGATGGTTGGTTGGGTGATATTTGGAGAAAAATTTCAAGTGGTGAAGACTTTAAATATGTTCGTGTACAAGGTACTTCATCTAATACTTACACATATAGATGGGAAGCTCAATCTATGTCAGTTCCCGATAGTTTATATGACTTAATTGATGGTAAAGCTACAATTTATTTTAGTAGACCAGATAGCTATTCGATAAGAGATTGTTGGATTCTTGAATCAGATGAAATACATCCACCTAATAAAAAAGGTGAAATGTTATTTGCAAAGAGTAGTAATACATCTTATAATTCAGCGGATTGGGTCGATTTATTAAGTTATATAGACAAAAGTCAACATGATGACTTAGTTAATAGAGTTAATACATTTATTAATAATACCTATACCAATGATATTAAAGATATAAACAATAAAATAGATAATAAAGCTAATAGTTATGTTCAAGAAAACTCACCTCATGCTCAATACACTACTTCAAGTAAAGTGACAGAGTATGAAGGTTGGATAGGCGATATATGGAGAAAACCCTCAACTTCTGAAGATTATAAATATGTTAGAGTAGATAATCCAAATGGAAAATATACTTACAAATGGGAATTACAAACTACTAAAATTCCAGATGAATTATATGATAAAATAGATGGTAAGGCTAGTATTTATTTTTCTAAACCGTCTAGTTATTTTGCACATGATTGTTGGATATTAGAAAATGACACAGTATATCCACCATATTTGAAAGGGACTTTATTATTCTCTAATTATGATAATACAACATATGATGCTAGTGACTGGGTGGATTTAGTAAATTATATTAACAAAACAGACTATAATGAAGGAATCAATAATGTAACTAAAAAATATGAAGAATTGTCAGATAGATTTTCATGGCTTGTTACGAATGGTTCAAGTTCATCAAGCTTAATTATAACAGATAAATTAATACAAGCAATAGCAACAAGCAACATACAACTTTCAGCTAAAAAAATATTAATCAACGGTCTTTTAGAAGGAGTAGGCTGGAGAGTTGATGAGGAAGGAAATTTTGTTGTTAATGATTTAAATATTGAAGGTACATTAACTTGTCAAAACTTCTCAACAGAAAATTTAGTCGGAGCAACTATAGGCAGGGTATTAGATAGTGATCAAGATTACTATGCTAGTTCATCTAACAGTATAACTGATATATTAGATGATATACCTTATAACTTAAATGGTTATAAAGTTAATATATATGTTACTGAAAATTTAACGGAAGATATAACATTGAGAAAACATATAAATGGCTCAATTAAAATATTCATGTGTGGTTATCCATTATATGGTTATATTCATACAATGCACAACAATTCAATATATGAGATTTACGGTGGAAGTAGCGAAAGTGATTCAACTAAAGCTAAAATAATGCCTTACACTGGTTATGTTCTAAATTCTTATGTTTATACGATTCTATGCTCTTATTCCCCAAATATTTATTTGAAAAATTTAATAATTTATGGTGATAAATCAAACACATCAAAAAATGTTGGTGTTGGTGGAACTCAAAAATCTGATATTATAATGAACAATGTATCATTTATAGGTTGTAAGAGCAACTGTAGAACATATTCATTAACTAGAGTTCATTGTGATGCATCAACAGGTAGAGCTAGTGGCGTAGGTTGGTATGCAGGTACAGGAAGTAGAATAAGTTTTGGTGCAGGAACTCAAGCTGGTGGTTCTACTGATAACACAGACACAGGTTCTAATGGTCAAGTATTATCTAGTGGTGTGACGTTTAGTTCATCTGCTGATAGTGGTAGTAATAATAATACTGGTGGAACTAATAGTACTGTTAAAAGTGTCACTTATTATCCTAAGTACTCCGACAATTATCGTAGTACCCATTATTACAGTTGGAGAAAAGATGGCGTTGCAAAACAAGGTAGATGGAGTAAAAATGGTGCAGAAAGTGGCAGTTGTAATGGATACTTCTTTTTTGGAAATCAATTCTCAGAACTTAAAGGATGTAATATAACCAAAGTTGTAATTACATTATCAAGAAAGTCTGGTGTAGGTAATTCAGCTAGTTGTAATCATCCTATTTATTATCATACTTACAGTGGTAGACCAAGTTCTAACCCTTCAATGCAAAGTTGTAATGCAAGTGTCAATATGGCATGGGGAGAAACAGATTCAGCAACAATAACAAATTCTAATGTTTTAACTGGTATAGCAAACGGCACAGTTAAAGGGTTCGGTATTAAGTCTACATATGATTCCTCACATTACAGTGGTATTAGTACTTGCAAAGTTCGAATTTATTATACTGGTGAAATAGAAGATTAGATGGTGGTGATAAAATGGGTGAAGAAATAATATTAATCGCAGAAATAACTACAGCGATAATCACAATAGGTGGTGTTTTAGGAAGTGTATGGAAATTGTTTAAAAAAATAAATAATTTTCAAGAAACATTAAATTATAATACATTAGAAACATTAAAATTAATTATAATTAATAAAAATATACCATTAGATGAAAGAGTATTAGCTGGACAAACATACATCAAACTTAATGGGAATGGTGCAATAAAAAGATTAGTTTTAGAACTTGAAGAGCAATTAGCAAATCAATATGTTGGTGAAAATGATGAAGATCCTTATGAATAATGGAGGTGGTTATATTGACAACTAAAAAAGTAAAAGGTAAGGTGGTATTAACAACAGTACCTAATCAAGAAATATTAGACGATGATAATGATATAACAACAGTAGTTGTATTAAATAATGTAACAATACAAAACATGAGTGAAATAGATGTTCATGTCAGAGTTAATCAAGGTGATGAAATATTAATACAAACAGATGAACAAATAAAAATAGTTGGTACTGGTGTTGATTCTATTATAGTAAAAGAAAAAAATAGCAAAGTTAGATATATAGGATTAAGTTAATTATAAAATAAGTTAATGTATGAATTGTGCATTAACTTATTTTATTAAAAAATATATAATCAATAAAATGGAAACTTAACAATACCATATGCATTAGGAGGTGTTTGGTGTGAGTAATAACAATGAAGTTTGGATTAAAAAGAAAAAACATAGTACTAGAAAATGGGTAATACCTCTAGTTATTGGATCAATATTTATATTTACAGCAATAGCAATATGGTTACAATATGCTACTAGCACAGAGTTATCTTCAACTTTAATAACTTGTTTTTATGGATTTTGTGGTGGTGAATTATGGTTATTAGCCTCTATTACAAAAACTAAAACAAAAAGTAACAATAGCGATGAAGAAGAAAATAATAATAATGATGATTTAGAAGGAGAGGGATAAAAATGGATATTGAAACTATTTTAATATTAATTGTTTTATTATTGGTTTTAATATTTTCAGTATATCAATTTGTAAAATTAGGCAAAGTAAAACAAATAGAAAATATAAAACAATGGTTAATATATGCTTGTCTTGAAGCTGAAAAAATATTAGGTAGTAAAACAGGGCAAGTGAAACTTAGATATGTATATGATTTATTTATAAGTAAATTTAAATTTGTATCTTATTTTATATCGTTTGAATTATTTAGTAAATGGGTAGACGATTCATTAATAGAAATGAAAGATATGATAAATAACAATGATTCAATTAGAAAAATAGTAGAAGGTGATAAATAATGACAGTAAATAAACCAGTTATTGTAGAAAAATGGCAAAAGAAAAATAAATATGGTAGACCAGGAACAAAATTAAATTATACAAAAGTGGCAATACATTACACAGGACAAGCAGATGTTAAAGGTATAAGTACAGTTAGCTATTTTAACAATGTAGTTGCAAATGGAACAAAAGTTAATGGTAAATACATATATGCTTCAGCACATTTTGTTATTGATTTAGACGGAACAATATATCAATTAATACCTCTAAATGAAATGTGCTATTGTACAAATTCAGCTAATAGATATGCTATTGGAGTTGAAGTTGCAACAACAGGAAAAGATAATCATTACACAGATGCAACTTATAAATCAATGGTGCATTTATGTGCTTGGTTATGTGATAGAAAAGGACTAAATTGTAAAAAAGATATAATAAGACATACAGATGTTGTAGGACGTGCTTACAAACTATGCCCTATTTACATGGTTTTAAATCCTAGAAAATACGAACAATTTAGATTAGATTGTTACAATTTAACAAAAGGTAAAATACAAGTTAAAGATATAGTTAACTGTACAAACGGTAAAGGTAAAATAACTCAAGTTCCTAATACTTCAATAGATAAAAACATCTCAACAAAACAACAATTTATAAGAATATTACAAGATGTTAATGTCCATTCAACACCAGATTTCGATGCTAGTTCAATATGTGGTAAAGCCAAAAAAGGTGAGGCATTAACAATAATTAAAAAAATTGAAAGAAAAGGAACGGATATGTATTATGTGAAAGCAGGATATTATATAACTGCATCAACAAAATATGTAGAAGTATTTGAAAGATAGAGGTGATTTATATGATTGGGATAACAACTGCTAATTTAAATGTAAGAACTGGTACTGACACAAATTATACTTCTATTGCAATATTACCTAAAGGTACAAAAGTTAATATATTAGAAGAAAATGTTAAAACAGGTTGGTACAAAATACAATTTGATGAGATTTATGCTTTTGTGTCAAGTAAATATGTTAAAATACAATCTAATAAACCATCATCTAAAACACAAAGTAATAAAGAAGAATATAAAAATTGTATTAATGAACAAGGTATAAAAGACGGGCATAAATATGTTTACACATTAAAGAATTGTAAAATAACAGCATATGGATCTAATAGTTCTAGTGCTTGTAAAATACCATTACAACTTGGTCACACTTGCGGAACTTTCAATCTTCCTTATAATACTAAAATATACATTCCTTCAATGAAAGGATTTAAATTTACAGATGGTAATGGTAAAACAGCAGTTTGTGATGGAGTATTTATTTGTAATGATACAGGTATAGGTTGTGCTGATTTTGACTTATACATGAGTACATACACCGACTATAACGCTGAAAGAAATCTTGGTTCTACAAAATATGAAGATGTATATATTTTAGAATATGGTAAAGGTTATGGTTATGCTTGGAGTTATACTCAATCATATGAATTTGCAGATAAAAATAATAGATTAGAATTATATAAAAAAGCATTTAAAGACTATATAAAAAATGGCGGGACATTAATTAACTTTTTGAAATTTAAAGATATTGATAAAAATATTAGAAAATCAACATATTGGAAGAAATTAAATAATTAATATACAAAAAAGAGGACTCACATTAAGGGTTCTCTTTTTTATGAGGGAGATGATAATGTGAGTAATATTTATAATAAATATGATACAGCAGAAAAATATAAAGAAGTAAATCAATATAATAAAGATTTATTAGATGAATTTATTTTAAATTTAAAAGCTGAAGGGAAAAAAGATGGAACAATTAGAATGTATAAAGCGAATATAAAAATTATGTTTGTTTATATATTAGAAGAATTAGGAAATAAACCTATTTCACAACTAAAGAAAAAGCAATTTAGAAATTATGTTTTATGGCTACAACAAAAAGGATTAAGTGTAGCTAGGATCAATAATTTAAAATCAGCTTGTTCATCAATGTTATCCTTTGCTTGTGATGATGATGATTATGAAGAAGATATTCCAGTTAATCAAATTAGAAAATTAAAACCTATTAGCAAAGAAGCACGAAGGGAAATTATATTTTTAACAGATGAACAAATAACAAAAATAAGAGATGAATTAATAAAAAGAGAAAAATATCAAATAGCATTATTACTTTCATTAATGTATGATAGTGGTGCAAGAAGAAATGAATGTTATCAAATAATGAAAGATGACATAGAAATAGATAAGCATATGACAAAAAGAAAAGTGACTGGGAAAAGAGGTAAAACATTTAATATATATTATCATGATTGGACTATTGAATGTTATAAAATGTATATGTCAAGTAGAGGCGAGGATAATGTGAAAGAATTATGGGTAACTCAAACAGGTGAACCAGCATCATATGAAACCCTATATTCATGGATAATTTATTGCAGAAACATACTTAAAGAACTTGAAGGGGAGGAAATACCTTTTAATCCTCATACATTTAGGCATTCTTTTGCAACTAATATGACAAATGGAACACATTACTTATGTAGGCAATTAAATAAAAAGTTTTCATTAGAAGAAATTCAAATATTATTAAACCATAGTTCAATAGAAACAACAAACAGTTATATTAAAAGTAGAGATGAAGAAATTATAAATAATGCTTTCGGTTGGTCAAATTAAAGGATTAAATACATTAAGAGATTTTTTAAAAGGCTTATATTCGCCAATATATAAGTGATTTTAAAGAAGAATAATTAGTACGTGGTATTAAATCTTATTGATAAAATAGAATTATAAATGAATTGAGGTGAATTTGATGCTCGATAAAAGATATAAAGCTATGAAGTTAGATTTAATTTCAGATAAAGAAGATAATTTACTTATGAAGTTTTCATTAAGTGATAATCAAACTTCAGATTTTTATATTAACATAACTAGAGATAACAGTAAAATTAATTTATCAGATTACAAGACAACGCTATATATAGAAACTCCAAACAAAGAAATATTAAAAAAAGAACTTACAGAATATGACGAAGCGAGTAATTTATATTATTGTAATTTAGAAACAGAATATAAAAATGAAGTAGGGGAATATCATTGTCAAATCATGATAGAAGATAAATATACTAACGAAAGGATTATTCCTTTGAATAATTTTAAATATAAAGTATTTGATGACACTATATCTAAAAGTGGGACAACTCCAGATATTCCAAGTGGCGGAGCAACTATTAATTATGATCCTGTAACAGGTAATTTAACAATACGCTCAAATAGTTTAGATTATAATTCACAATCAGGTAATTTAAAAATTTAAAGGAGGTAATAAAATGGCAGAAATTGATATACTTAGTATAAATAATAAAAAAATACAAGATGTAGAAGCTAGAAAAGATATTCAAGTAATTAAAGAAAATAATACTGCAATAAAACAGGATATAAATGACATTAAAGCTAGTATAGGTACAGAAGCATTAACTACTACTGCTAAAGATTTGAAAGGGGCAGTTAATGAAGTTAGTGCACAATATAAAGATATTGCGAACTTATCTCTTGCACTAGGAAAAGATGGACTATTATATATTAAAAAACAAGATGGAACACTTATAGGAACTGGTGTTAAAGTTAATAATGATACTGATTTATCTAAAGTAACTATGCAAATAAATGGTAATACGTTAATATTATTGAATAATGGAACTCAAATAGCATCTGTAGATTTGCCTAACAACATGAGTGCTACCGATGTATCTAACTTAATAAAAAAAGGTGTTTCAGAAACTAACTATAATGCTTTAGATACTACGGATAAACGTATTATAGGTGGAATTAATGAAATTAATATACACTTAAACAGTACGGCGAAAAAAACAATCGTAGAAGGAAATAAAATATATTTAGCAAAAAGTGATGGAACAAAATTAGATACAGGAACTATATTACCTACAGGTGGAACTGGTAAACCTTATGATGACACTTCCATAAAATCTGATATAAGCAATATTAAAAATGACTTAGGTACTGCACAACTAACTACAACTGCTCAAAATGTTAAAGGAGCAATAAATGAAATTGATGCAAAATGCGATGATATTGCAGTCAAAACTATTACAACCGAAGAGAGAACAAAATTAACTAACTTAAAAAATTATGATGACACAAGTATAAAAACAGACATAAATAATATTAAGACTAATTTAGGTACTGCACAACTAACTACAACTGCTAAAGATGTTAAAGGTGCAATTAATGAAGTTAATAAAAAAATTGGAACTGGGGTAGCTTATGATGACACTGCGATAAAATCTGATATAAATACCATCAAAACTAACTTAGGTACAGACAAATTAAATACAACTGCTAAGGATTTAAAAGGGGCAGTTAATGAACTTAATACACAATATAAAGATATCGCATCTAGGACTATTACAACCGAAGAGAGAAATAAATTAAATAGTCTAAATAATTATGATGACACAAGTATAAAAAATGATATACAAACAATTAATACACAATTAGGAGATATTGCGAACAAATTTACAACCGAACAAACAGATAATAATTTTATATTAAAATATGGTGATAAAATAATAGCAACTATTCCTATAAACGGAACATTAGTTAATTATGGTAGTATAGTTATATCTTGTAATGAAATTTTAGAAATAAACGAAGGTGAAACATTAGACATTGAAGTTTATTTAAGTTCAAAACCTACAAATAATCAATCTATAGTTATTACAACAAGCAATTCTAATATAACTACATCAGTAAGTGAATTAACTTTTACCCCTAATAACTATGCAACAAGTCAAATTATTACTTTAACTGCTATACATGATGTTAGTTCATTTGATGATAAAAATTGTTTAGTTACATTTGCAAGTGAAAATGTAGAAAATATAACTATTACTGTTACTATAAAAAATACTGATGTTCAACAGTCACATTATATTACAGATGGATTAAGTTTATACTATGATTTTACAGAAACTCCAACAAACCCAACAACTGTTTATGATAAAGTTAATAATGTATCTATATATAATAAAAATTATACAGCTGATAATTATACAAGCAATGGTGTGTATTTGATAAACGGTGGCGGTTCAGAAGCATATAAATTTGGCTCTAGTAGTGTTAGTGTTTTCGAATATCAAACAATGCCTGAATTTAACAATTTCTTGAATAAAATCAAAGAAGGTAATGGATTGACTATTGAGTATTTCGGACAATATATTCCTGTATCTATCATGTATGCATATAATAGTGGGGTTAATGCATCGGGTACAGGAGCAATTGGTGGTGGATATTTAACAAAATACGAGTCTCTAGGTGGTGTTACCTTTAAATATTTAAATACATCTAATGAAACAACTAGCGTTAGTTTAGCTCAAAGTGATAAAGCAACAAAAGATGGTCAATCAATACTTGCTTATTCCGCTGATAATAAAGCTGATACTTATATACATCTAGTTATTACTGCTGATGAAACAGGAAAATTAACATGGTATTTAAATGGAAATGTTATGAGTAATACTGCTACTGCAACTGATTTTGCATCGTGGGATTATGATACTATGTTTAAAGCTAATTATTGTATGCTTGTTAGATGTGGAGTTGAAGATACAAATAGACTTATATACCCCGCAACAAGTATAAAAATATATAATAGAGCTTTAATACAAGATGAAATAAAAACTAATTTAGAGTATGAAATAAGCAAAACAAATTTTGTTAATTCAGCAAGTGTTACTCCCTAGTGCGGCTACAAGTTATTCTTATACAGAATTACCTTATGCTGTAAATACAATTCCTGCATCTGCTATAAATGACTGTGAAATTTTAGGAACTGTTGAGAATGACGAAGTAGCCCAAATTAATGATAATTATATAAGTTGTTATAAAAGTGGAGAAACAAATATAAACATTCAAGTGAACTATAAAGCATCAAAGATCTTTAACATAGAAGTTCCTTTAAAAGTTATTGATACTGTTGATTATGAAGCAACTTCTACTAGAACAATTGAACCTACAGGTATATCAATAGTAAATAAAATTACTGAATTGAAATTAGGGGAAGAATTTGTCCTATTGGCAATACTATATCCTTACCATCCTTATATGGATAATTTAATTGAGTTTACATCAAGTGATGATTCAATATGTTCTGTTAAGTTTGGTGTTTTAAAAGCTAATAAAATAGGAACTTGTACTATTACTGCAACTGGTATTGGAACAAACATATCAGAAAGTTTTAATATAAACATAATAGCGAATGAAGAAGAAAGTTTATTAGATTCGGAGATATATAACGTTTTATTACCTTGTGTTACCACAAATGGTCAATTATATAATGACGGATCCAATGAAGAAGAGACAACTTATGCTATCCAAGATTTATTAAGCTATGCAAGTGAAAATAATTATAAAAAAATAGTATTTCCAAAAGGAACTTATTCTGTAACGGCTGATATTTATGGATCTGATGTCATTGGACCTACATTGTTTTATGTACCATCTAATTTAATAATTGATTTTTCAGACGCTATAATTCAAATGCAACCAAATTCACATACTTTATCTCCAAACGGAACTGCTGGAACTGGCGGTGGATATACGACATTTATGTTTGATAACAATTGTCAAAATAGTAAAATAATAAATGCTGATATTAGAGGTTGTAGAGAATTAATAGATTATGATATAGCAACAACCGGAGAACAATGTAAAAATGTAAGTTTTTATGATGCTGTAAACTGTTCTTTAGAAAATTGTAGTATAGGAAATAGTTGTGGTTTTAATATGGCTATGATAAGAAATACATACAATGGTTGGGATGGAAGAATATTTATAATGCCAAGTAACATAGAGGCTGGAGGAATAGCAGATGACGGTTCAAAAGATGATGTAAATACATCATGGAATTGGAGAACTATAAATATGTTAAGTCTAGATAAATTAGGAGATAGACTTAGTTTTGATATCGGAAATTATCAAGGTTGGGGTGGTTATCAAATAGCAGGTAGATTATATGATATCGCTTTCTATGATGAAAATGAAACCTTTATAGAAATTATGAGAAATTGTAGGGTTTATTGTAGATATAATAGACCAAGTAATTCAAAATATTTTCATATAGTTTTTCATCAAGAAGAACAACCTACAGAAGGTGTTACTGATTATGGATATTTATATACACTTCAAAGTACAAAAGAACCTTATAGATGTTCTATAAAGAATTGTGTTATACATGATAACTATTCTATAGGAATAGCTATAGTTGGTGGAAAAAATAATACATTTGAAGGAAATACATTTATAAATAATAAAGGTCGTGACCCAAATTGTCATCTTGATTATGAAGATGGTAGAGAGGCTATGATAGGCGATATATGGAGATATAATTCATTTGATAGCCGAAGCGGATATTTATGTATTATGGCAGGAAACGCTATGACATTTAGAAATAATATATTTAACTGTTCTGTACAATTTACAGGAAGATGTGAAGGTTGGAGAGTTTATAATAATAAATTCAATGGTTCAACAATAACTCAAGGAACTCAATCTGATTCGGTTTTTGCTTTTAACTTATTAAATAAAACTACACTTGAAAACCCTTCGTACTATCATGGAGAAAATTCTCAATATAAAGTACATTATTTTAATAATACTGTGTTATAATGAATAAAAAAAGACATTGTCATGGGGGAAATTATGTTTACAGATTTAAAACAATTATTAATTCAACAAAAATTAAAAAGAGAACATAAAAATTTTTATATTTATAGACCATCATCAATAAGTTTAGCAAAAACTTCAAAGATACAAATAAAAGGAAGTTTAACCTTTAATGATGTATATTCTTCAAACCAAAAAAGAAAATTAAGCATATTAGTTATGGGAGAAGATTCTAAATTAGAAGTTAATGGAAATTTTTCGTTTTTTAGTGGTTGTAGAGTTGGGGTTTTAAAAGGGGCTACACTTTCATTGGGTAACGGATATATGAATTTTGATTCTAAAATATATTGCTATAATAATATAAAAATAGGGAATAGAGTTTTTATATCAGAAGGAGTAACAATAATAGATTCAGATGTTCATAGTATATCTAATAAAGATGTATCTGCTCCTATTGTAATTGGAGATAATGTTTGGATAGGAATAAATGCAACTATATTAAAAGGTGTTACTATTGGAGATGGTGCAGTAATAGGTGCTGGAGCAGTAGTTACTAAAGATATTCCATCTAAATGTTTGGCTGTAGGAAATCCAGCTAAAGTAATAAAAGAAAATATAGAATGGAAATAGACTAGAAATTAATCTAGTCTATTTTTAATACGCAGTTAGTTCGCAATTTAAAAATATTGCGTATATAATGTGATCAACAGAATATTCATTATATATTTTAAATATCATGTATAGAATAAACAAATAAAGGATAAATTATTATTAGTTATTCTATTTGTATGTATTTTTATTATAACCCTTTAGTGATTATTTGCTAAAGGGTATTTTTTTTTATTTATTTGACAATCTTTCAGATATTTGTTATCATAATTAAAGATATAAATAATATTCTCATATTAACTTACATTATCAAATTTTCAATAGAACTATTTTATTTTTTTAATAGTCCTATTATTTTTTTGTTTAAAATGTATTGAAAATAATAACTAATTATGTTATAATTCAATTATAATAATTAATAAGAGGAGAGTAAAGCAATATGAAGAATGATAATGAAAAACTAATAAAACAAATAATGAATCATATAAAAAATAATGTTATTACCAAAGATGAAATAGAAAAAATATTATATGAAACTATAAGAGATTTTAATATTGAAATAAATATTCATCAAAAACATAATAATCAAGATATTCTCGATGAATATAAACAAGATATGGAAACTTTAGATTATTCAAGTGGAACTATTAGAAACAGAATGTATACCTTAAAATATTTCTTAGATTATATAAACAAAGAGATTCCTCAAATTACAGTAGTTGATTTAAAAGCTTATTTAAATTTTAAAAAGAAATCAGTAAAAACTTCAACTATAAATGGATTAATTTCAGTAATAAAATCATTTTTCAGCTGGTTAGTAGAAGAAGAATACATAGATAAAAATCCAACGAAGAAAATAAGAAAAATAAAAGAACCACAAAGAATTAGAGAGCCTCTGTCTATAGAAGAAATGGAAAATTTAAGAATGTGTTGTAAGACAGATAGAGAAAGAGCTTTAGTTGAATTTATGTTAGCGACAGGTATGAGAGTTTCTGAAATTCAAAAGACAAACATATTTGAATTGGATCTTTCTTCAAATAAATTAAAAACAATTGGGAAAGGAAACAAAGAAAGAATTATATTATTTAATGATAAATGTAAATTATATTTAAAACAATATTTAGACAATAGAAAAGGTAAAAATGAAGCTTTGTTTATTTCTGAAAGAAAACCGTACAGAAGACTTGGAGTTAGAGCAATTCAAAAGATATTAACAAATATATCAAAAAGAAAAACAATTCTTCCCATTGTATATCCTCATAAATTAAGACATACTTTTGCTACATCACTATTTAATAGTGGAGAAGACATTGAAACTGTTCAATTTCTTTTAGGACATGAAAACATAACAACAACTCAAATATATACAAAAACATCAATGGATAAAGTTAATTATCAATATAATAAATGTTTGATTGTATAAATATTCTAAAATAAAGTTTTTAACCTAACTTTTTAGATCAACTCTTAGTTTTTACTAAGGGAATTTTTTTTATTTATTTTTAGTAATATTTTTAAGGAATATCACATATAATTCAGTAAAAGGAGGGATAATTATGAAAAATAAAAAATCTTTTGAGGTAAGTTTCAAGAATAATATGGAAGACACTCTTTTATATTCCTGGTTAGAAGAAAAATTTATAATTCATGGAAATAAGAGTGCCTATGTTAAATATGTTTTAAGAGAAAAAATGTACTCTGAATTAAATCAATCTACTCAAGTAATCAAAAGCAAAAGCTAATCCAAACCAAAACATTGCTTCACCCATTTTATATCACCTCGTTTAATCATAATTATATTATTAGTTTAACCTTAAAGGAGGATTTTATACATGAAATCTTATACTTTTGAAGAATATAAACTAATGATGAATAATAAAGAATCACTTCTTGATAAATTTATTTCAAGTCTAAATCAAATTGAATATAAAAAATTAATTATTCTGATAGCTTTGTTTATGCATAAAAATTCAATAGTATATTGTGCTACAACTGAAGCAGAGATATCTATGATGGCTAATCAAATATTGCATATTTTAATGATATTCAGTAAGTATGGATGTATGTGTATGGGAGTTAAAGCTATTATTGAAAATGCATTACAAGGTGCAAATTTTCGACAAGCTACAACATCTGGTATTCAATATTTTTTGATATATATTCTTTTAACATTATATCCTAAATTATTTGCTATGATTAAAATGTAAGGAGGTTATATTATGGAAGAAAAGATTGATAAATTAATAAATATCATGGATAATTTTTTACACCCAATAGAATCATTTAAAGAATTTGGGTATCAACTTTTAATTAACATTGATAAATTTTCATTTAATATATGTCTTTTAGCAGGTTTTATAGCTTTATTACTTTATGTATTTGGGTATGATAAAGGTAAAAAATGGGCATTTATAATCCCTTGTGTATATTTGATTTTAAATATTATCATAGGAGTAGTTGCAAATGCTTAACATTCCTATTTCTAAATATATAGAAATTAAACAACAAAAATATATTTATCTAAAACTTATACCCACTAAATCAATTAAAAATAATCAAACATATGATATATTAAAATTAGTTAATAAAATGTTTATAAATCTAAATAAACAAATAAAAATTCAAGATAAAAAATTAATAATACAAACTCAAATGAAAGCTAGTTATTATATCTACATTACTAAAGAGAAAATCAACTTCTATTTTATTGTTCCTGAAGTATTCTATTCTAAATTTAAAATTAAATTTAAAGAAGTATGGAAATCGGTTCAAATAGAGGAATGTAATTATATACCACACATTGAAAACGGATTACAATATCAACTAATATATAAGAAGAAAGATTTTCTTTCTAGTAATGCAGATATGAGAAATAATGAATTATTAAATGCAAATATGACAATAATGGAATTATTAGAAAATCAAGAAGAAGTGGGAATATTATATAATTTCCACCCAATTTCAGAAAAACAAATCAATTATTTTAAAATTTCATGTCAAAAATTCATCAGAGAATATAAGGAAAATTCCATAAAATATACGAATAATCAATATTTTAATATAATAATTAAATGTTTAGATTATATGATAGAATTTATCAACTCAACGTTAAACTTTATATTTAATACTAAACAAGTAAAAAAAATAACACCACAAAAATATTCAGAAAGCACTATAAGAAAAAGTAAATCTGAAATGTGTAAAACTCAAATAGTATTAAATATAAAAGGAAAAAATCAAAACCATTCAAAGACATTACTTGAAGGTTTAGTTAATTCATATAGTGAAATTTCAGATGATAATGAATTTATATGTAAAAAGGTTAAGAATGGAAATATAAAGTCATTAAATACTTCAATATATGAGTGTTCTAATTTTATAAGTTTACCTGGAGATAGTTTAATCAAAGAATATAATAATATAGAACATAATAATATTTATGATAAGTCAATTCCTAATTGTTTGAAGAGAGGGCAAGTCCTTCTCGGAAATTCTTTAAAGAATACAAATGTTTATTATTCATCTGATAAAGAATGTAGTAGATTAGGTAAAGTATTTATAGGAGGAATGGGAAGTGGAAAAACCTACTCAATGATTAAATTAGCCAAACAAATAATAAATAAAGGTGATGGATTAGTCGTGTTAGATATTATTAAAAATTGTGAATTAGCAGATAGCATTAAGAAAATAACGCCTAAAGATAAATTAATTGAAATAGATTGTGCAAATATAGATCAACTACAAGGGTTTTGCTTTAATGAATTAACTTATAATAAATTAGACGAATATGATAAATTAGCTAAATGCATGGAAAAAGCTAATCAACTTCATATTTTGTTAAATACAATTAATACAGATACTAAATTAACACCTAGAATGGTTAGGTATTTTTATTCAGCTTGCACAATAGTCTTTTATAGTAATTTTAATGCTAGTTTTAGAGAGATAACGAGGGTACTTATGTATCCTAAAGAACGAAAGAAAGCCTTAGAATCGCTTACAGAAAGGCAACTTTTTTTACTTCAAGATGAAATAAATAATTTAAAAGAGTTGGATAAAGAAAATAAGAACGGAACAATAGAAAACTATGATTCTAAAATAGATGGAATAATTGATAGAGTTAGTATTTTACAAACTAATTTATATACCAAGTTAGCATTTAATAAATCAGCAGATAAGAATATTAATTTTGTTGAAGCATTAAGTAAAAATAAAGTAATATTAATTAAAGCTAAAGAAAGTAATTTCACTAATAGAAGTATTAGAGACTTAATAGCAACATTTTTTATTAATAAGGTATGGTTAAGCAAACAATTAAATGCTAATACTAGAACAGAAATATTCATAGATGAGATCAATTTATTCCCAACAGCACAAAATATATTCCAAGACACATTAACTGAATGTAGAAAATATAATTTTATACCTACAATTTCATTACACTTCTTTAATCAATGTAATAAAAAATGTAAAGAAGCCATATTAAATTCTGGAATGAATTTTATATTATTAGCTGGTGCAGACATAAGAAATTTTTATGAATTAGAAACATTATTTAATAAAGAAGGGTATGATAAGATTGATTTTGTTAATCTCAAAAGATATCAAGCATTATGTTTAATTAGGAATGAAGAAACTGTATATTCATCTTTTGTGGTAAATATGTAAAATAATAGGAGGATAATTCCTCCTTTTTCTTTATTTTTCTTGAATTATTTTTAGCATAATACTCACTCAAATTGCTATAACCTTGATATGAACATTCCACAATTAATTCTCAGTCGCTATCGCTCCTTTCATAATTGTTACATATATCATAGCATATGATTTTTGTCTTAAAAAATATTCCAATTTAACAATATTTTAACATTTATATTATTTATTAATTTGAAGACAATATTAATATACACTTTTACCAACCAATTATTAATTATTATATTCAATATATACATTGACAAATAATAATTAATATGAATGCTTATGTTACTATCTTATTAATTACTATGTAAGTATAATTTTAATATTAGTATTTTAAAAGGGTTATCGTAATTGATAACCCTTCTTTTTTTTTATTTATTTTTAATTGTTAATCTGTTGTATCTTGTATCATTTCAATTATATATTTCTCTGGTATTGTGTTAATTTCTATAAGATTTTGACAAGCTCTAATACCAACAAAGAAAAATATTATAACTATTATTGGCGTGATTACAGCACAACCTATTGTTATTACATCATCATAATATGTATCTTCTGACCATTTAATAAGTTTGACAGACAAATATATAGATATTATTATTGTTAATATTGATATAACTAACCAAAATATACTAGTGTAAGTTATATATTTAGTTATTCTAACCATTAAATCTTGTAAGTAAGGAATTATATTACTTGATGACCAATCAATTGCTATTCCGAACTTATCACATATATGATCTAAAACTTTAATCGCTTCATTACTCATATTTAACCCTCCTTATATTGTAGGTTTGAAATCTCTATTGTAAGCTGATATAAATTCACTAACATCTCTAATTAACCATTCTTTTTCATATTTACCTCTTGAAAACATAAACCAATCTACTTTTTTATTATTTCTCCATACTTCTATATAATTTGATTCAGTAGAAAATATTGAATCTAAAGCTTTCATTGGATTTTCTGTAACTCTTAATACTTCCCAATCGTCACAAGGTGAAGAATACATACAAACATAAGTTGTTGTACATTTATCTTTATCAATCATCACAAACACTCCCTTATTCATCATCTTCTGATTTAAACACCATAGTGTGACCTTTATTTTCCGTTGAATAATCATTAACGGTAGTACCATCAAGTACTGTACTAAATCCTAAATCTTTTTTATTTAACACCTCACATGATGTTGTTACACATTCTATGCTTTCACCTAATAGAGAATTTAAAAACAAATCTACATCATCAATTAAATATTTTTGTTTAAATTTATGACCTCTAAATACAATATCTAAATTAGATTTTCTAACTACTATTGGTTCTGGTATTTTTAACTTTAATTCTCTTGCTACATCTTTAATATGTTTAGCTTGATATTCAGTATGACAAAGTATTGGATATTCCATTCTAGCACTACGTTTTACTAAAAAGTATGTTTTACCTCTGCCTCTATCTAAATTTACTATTTCCATCATTTATTTCCCTCCATATTTGTTTAAATTAATCATTGTTTTCTTCCTTTCATTTTCCTTTCTTCTAGTATTATTTCTCCAATTATATAAGAAAGATATATCCCTAATGCTATAAATAATAAATTACTACCTATTTTAGTTGAAAAACTAAAAAATATAAATGCTGTTATAAGAATTATTGGTATTGATCCAATTATAATAGCTTGAATTATTTGTTTAAATTTATTCATTATTTAATTCCTCCAATGGTAATATCTCTTCTAATAAATAAAAATCAGATTGTTTAGCTAAATCATAATCTATTATTTCATCTCTTACAAATTTAATAAATTCTTTATCAACTTCTCCAAATTCTAATAGTTTAACAGTACTTTCATCAGATGATTCTATTTTATTAACTAAACCATTTGTTAATTTATTCGCTGTAACTAAGGCTTTTGTTAATGATTTTAATTCACCACTTTCTTCCATATCTATTGCTGAAAAATCACATTGACCATTAACGTATATTATCTTCATTCTTATCTCCTTTCTAAAAATAAATCTCTATTTCATAATCTTTTAAATTATTGTCAACTATTTTTATTTTCATATTCTAATATTTTATTAAGAACATCAGTTTGTATATCTTGAAAAATATCTAATCTAATTTTTAATTTCTCTATTTCTTTATTCAAACATTCTCTTAACTCACTTGATATACTATAGCCTAAAAGATTCTCCATAGCCTTTATTTTATTCTTTATTGGGTCTTGCTTTCTTTCAAATAAATTATTCATTTCATTATATAAGATCATATTATTCTCCTTTATTTTTTTAATAATAAAACTGTTATAACATAAATTATTATTTCTAATAATGTGACTATTACTACTGGTGCGAACACTACCCACCAAGAAATAGTAATTAATTTTAATAATTTTAAAACTAATAATACTATTGTAATTGCTCCAGATAATGACATAAAATTTCCTCCCTTATTTTAAAATAAAATTCAGATTTTATTGTTATATTTTAAAGATGCCTAATAGAATAGTCATATGACCGTCCTAGAAGGCATCTCAGCTTATTTAACTAACTTTCTAACAAATATGAGTACCAAACCCATATACCACTATCGCATTCGAGTTTATATTCGGGTATATTTTCATCGTCCCAATTTTCTTTATCAATTACTTCCTTAACTCTTGTTTCTTTTCCACCATATTTAATCATAGATTTTACTAAATCAAATTTATCTTCTTTATATAATCCTTGTAGTATTTCTTTAGGTTTTATTTTAACTTTATCCCCTATTTTAAACATATATTACCACCTTATCATTTATTTAGTTCCTGTAGAGCCATCATTGTCAGTATTGTTGTATTGATTATTTTCTAATTTTTTATAATTGTCCATGCATTCTTTGGAACAAAATTTACTTGATTTATCTCTCGATTTTATTACCTCGTATTCTTTCCCACAAAATTTACATATCTTTTTTACTGAATTTAATTTATGTTTTTCACCTTGATGTATTTTAGCGTGTTCACTTCTAGTAACAATTAGAAGATTACTTATGGAATTATTTCTTTTATTTTTATCTATATGATGTACGTCCAAATTAGGATTTAAAACTTTTGCTCCGTTTATATAGATTAAATCACTTTCTTTGGCTAGATATTTTTCTGCCAAATATCTATGTTCTAAAATTCTTCCATCTCTATCCGATAAAGGATGATTAGGTTTATATATTTTTAAATATCCATTTGAAGTTATACGATTATCATTTCTCCAACTTGAATTTTTATTGCCTTTCACTCCATATTGATGATTATTTTCACCAAGCATAGTTATCTTTTTTGACTCATAAAAACATTGTTTAGAACAATAATTATTTTTGGATTTTTTTATATGAGATTCTTTTTTATGAAAATATTTGCCACAGTTATCACATTTACAATTATTTTTAGTCATTTTCTTTCTATATTCACCTTCACATTTTTTACAACAAAAAGCCAACGCCCTAGTTAATCTTTCTTTATGATATATGAAGATTAACTTTCCACAATTATTACATATCCTAAATCCTTTTATTTTTCCTTTACTTGCCACTACTACCAAACCCCCCTGTTCTTTCTTTATTTATACAACAGTCATCATCGGTAGTTAAATATTTTTCAAATATACATTGACAAACTCGTTCATTTTCTTCTAACACCACTTCTTTATCCGTTGTATTATACAGTTTAACCCCTATATTTCTAGGGTAATATGATGCATCTATTATTCCAGTTCCATTAGAAAGAATAAGTCCTTTTTTGCACCCGATACTACTTCTAACAAATATTTTTAAAACTTCATCATCTTGCATATAAGCACATATATCTGTAAACTCTAATTCAGAATGCGAATGTGGTGGAATAACCATTCTACATGGTACACGTAAATCATATCCTGCACTACATTTATCATTTCTTTGTGGTAATTGAATATTTACTTCTGGATGTTTTCTAAATTCATCTCTCACCAATTCAAAACCTCTTATTTTCATATTTGCATCTCCTCCATTAACTATTTTATCGTATTTTTCTAATGCTCTTGCATAATTTTTATATTTATTCATAAATTCATAAGTCAAGCATATCAAACCTCCTAGTTTTTTTTAATAAATCCTATCATCTTTAAAGTATCGTCAAATAACCAATTGATTAATAAATCACCTATAGTTAAACCTACTATAAATACAATAAATGATTCGAATTTGTAAAGTGTGTTTCCAAATATATTAGCATATATAATCACTACTATATACAAACTTAAAAAATTAACACAAGCATTTCTCATTGCTTTAAATATTTTATTCCACATAATTATTCTCCTTCAGTTTTAATTAATATATTTTTTAAATAAGCTAAACCAATACCTATTGCATCACATATATCATCATTTTTGTCCTTATTTTTAGGTATAAATTCAAAATCTATGATGTTATTTTTAATCAAATAATCATAACATTTTTTCTTTTTATCATTACTTGTGCCTTTATTTATGCCTAATATTTTTCTCCATTCATTCGGGAAGTAATAATGAACGTTTATATCGAATCTATTAGCTGTCCTCATAATTCCACCTATTAATTTTCTTAATACTAATATTGTTTTACTATTCACAGATGTAAACTGATCTTCACAAACTAGTTCGTCTATTTCATATTTAATTATTAATTGTTCTATTTCATCACATATATAATTAAGTCTTAAATCTTCTGTTTTGAATTTATCTTTTTTAGTAACTATTTTGCCATATTTTATTAATTGTTCACCTTCAAATATTGCATATCCTGTACTGGCTATACTTGCATCTAAACTTAATAAAATAATAACAATCACCTCCTTCCTTATTAATTATTATATTTGATTATTTATTATTGAATAAGGATTTAATTAAAAATATTAACAATAATATTAATAAATATAATAAACCTTTCATTCTATTTCTCCTTTAATTCATCTATAGCTGAAGTAAATACATCACACAATGTATAAGCATTTACATCTTCATTTCTATCACAAGTTGATCTTATAGGACAATTCACACAACTTTCTATTTCATCTAATGCTCTTGACAATCTTTTAAATATTAATAATAATTTTGTTTCATCCATTATTTACTCTCCTTGTAAATTTCTACTACTCGCCCATAGAAAACAGTAATTGGCAAGATCTACTATTGTATCTGTTATAGATTCATCCCTAACTTCTACTTTTCCATTTTCTAACAAAGAACATATCCTATTGTATTTATCTGTTATTCTCACCAAATAACTTACATCACCAAATTTTTCATATGTGTCTTGTACACTTGAACCATAATCGGCATTTTTACGTTTGCACAACTTAACAGTTTCATTTACTATTCTTTCATATTCTTCCATGAATGGATTGACAGGATCATCTTCAACTTTTACATTTTTAATTTCTTGTGGTTTTGATAATTTCGTTAATTCCTCAAACATTTTACAATCTATAATATCTTTCGTAAGATATTTACCCTCTTCAATTATTGGATTGCATAATTCTATTTCATCTTCGTTGCATTGATAATATTTGTCAGCTTCTATTTGATATTCTTCAAACGATTGTTGTTTGTCATTTTCATCTAAATATTCATTATATCCCCTTGATATTATTATCCCTACTATACCATTTGATCTTATTCTTACTTTTTCTCCTAAATTGAATTTCATATAACTACCCCTTTCTGGAGGGAATTACCCTCCTTATTAATTTATATATTGTTTATAATCTTTCTAATATGAATAAACTTTTATTGTCAAATATACCATATAGATTATCTTTTATATTGATTAACTTATTTGTTTTTAATTTAATGTGTTTACCTGATGATGTAGTTAAATATGTCTCTTTATCTTGTGTTAATTCACAAGTATCATTGATTATTCCATATAGATTTTTATAATCACTCTTTAAAAATAATATTTTATACATTATATCAGCTCCTTATTAATTTCTATATTAATATAATAACATAAATGGTATTTATTGTCAATACTTATTATGAAATATATTCAAATTCATAATCATAATTATTTGCTTTTTTACCTTTCAATATTGAAGTTATTGTTTTTCTATTCAATTTCAATTCATTAGCACAAGAACGTATTGATTTAAATATAAATTCTTCTCCTGTAATTTTATGAATTGCTTTAACACCACATCTATATGTGCTTCTGTATAAATTAGAATCATATGAGTGTTGTGTATTTTTACTATTAGAAATCCATTCTAAATTTTTAGCATTATTATTTAATTTGTCCCCATCTATATGATTGACCATGCAATTTATATTTGTCTTACCTTCCACAAATGCTTCAGCTACTAATTGATGAACTCTTTTATAACATCTTTTCTTATCTTTTCTCAATATTACTTGTTTGTACCCCACATTATCAACCCATTGACATAATTCTTTTTCTTTAGTTTTAACTCTAGATATCACTATTCCATCATCTGTTATATAATAATTTGGAAAACCTATTATTTCTTTTATCACATTTAATACCCCACTCAATATTATATTAATTAAATCCCTCCTACCCAACCCTTTAAATTATTAACTATATAATTTAATCATCATTAATTTGGATAATTGTTTTTCTAAAGTGTTAACTATTTGATGCATAAAATCCACCTCCTATTATTAATTTATATATTTAAAATATTATTCACATTTTGTATATGAACAATTAGGGCAAGAAACACAATTTCCTGTACTATCAAGATCACTTGAACAAATTGGACATTTTCTAAAATTTATTGCAAACCAATCTTCACCATATTTTTTAATCAGTTCTTTTTCTTCATTTGTAAATTTATTTTCTTCTTTTATTGTTCTATTAGTTTTATAATATCCTAATTCTACTAATTCAGATAAACATTCATTCTGTAATTCTTTTTCGACATCTAATAAAGTATATAATATACTTGTTCCACAAGAATTTCCTTTTGATACATATTTTCCTTTCGCCCTAGCTGTTGCATAACTACTACATTTACCTGCTCCTTCAAAAGATTTTTTATAAGATGCTAATGTACTTCCATGTCTTAATCCATTAGATATTGATATTGCTATATTTTGAATATTCAAAGCACAACCACCAGCTGAGGAATTAGTAACATAGACATCAAATATTCTTTTTTCTTTTGGAATTACAGATATATGTAACATCATTTTTCCACAACCCGAATATATTTTTCTTGTAACTTCTATTAAATTGTCAGGTTTCTTTTCATATTCACCTCTATGTAATTCATCTTCTATTTTGCTTTCATTGGTAGTTAATATTCCCATCCTTTTGCAACCATCTCTAAAACAAGTAATACCTTTAAGTCCATACTTCCATGCTTCCATATATATATTTTCTATATCTTCTACTGTTGTATCATTAGGTAAATTTATTGTTGAAGATATTCCTGTATCTATATATTTTTGCCAAGTACCTTGCATTTTTATCCTATTTATATAAGATATATCTTGTGATTCAATGAAATAATTTGGTAAATTATCTGAATTATCATTTGTTACTTGTTTATAGTCTTTTACAATTTGACTATCTACTTTAAAATATTTATCTCCATTACCTAAACTTTCTGTCTTTCTATTATATGAGAACCTAAAATTAGGTTCAATACCAGTTGATGTACCTAGCATAGTCCCTATGCTTCCAGTAGGAGCAATAGAAGTTAATGATACATTTCTTAATCCATTTTCTTTAACTATCTCTTTTACTTCATCGCATATTATATCATTATACAATTTAGATTTTAATAAAGAATAATAATTATAATTAGGGAAAACGCCCTGTTCTTTAGCTAATAATGAAGATTGTTTTATGCATTCGTTTATAAAGATATTTCCTAAATCTTCACTAAATTTTAATGATTGTTCATCTCCATATGTAAATCCTAATTTAATAAATGTATCAGAAAGTCCCATTATACCTATACCAACTTGTCTCCATAATTTCGATTGATCTTGTTGCTCTTTTAATGGTAATCTATAAATGTTTTCATCTAATACTTCATTCATAGCTCTAACTACTACTTTAATTGCTTTTATAAATGATTCATAATCAAATTTTGAATCATTTGTAAATGGATTTAAAACAAATTCCGATAAATTTAATGATGAAAGCAAACATGAGGAATTTTCTGATAAAGGTTGCTCACCACATGGATTTGTTGAAGTTATATTATAATTTTCATAACCATTTGTAAGATTATAATTTTGTATTCTATTATTAAATAAACAACCAGGTTCTCCCATTTCATGATTATTCTCACATAATTTTCTAAATATCTTTCTTGCATTTACATTTTTTTTCAAAATATCTCCATGCTCAGTTATAAATTTTAATTCCCAATCTTTATTATTTTCGACAGCTTTCATGAATTTATCATTAACTTTAACTGATATATTCGCCTTAGTAACCCTATCTAAATCTTTTTTTATATCTATAAATTCTTCAATATCAGGATGATCTATTTCCATTGTCAACATCAAAGCACCTTTCCTGTTGTTTTGTCCTATTATTTCTGTAGTTAATGAATATAAATCCATGAAACTAACTGCCCCTGTTGTTGTCTTAGCACTATTATTAACTTTCATTCCATTAGGTCTTAAATTACTAATATCAAAACCTACTCCACCACCAAAGCTGAATACTCTTGCTGATTTTTTAGCTGTATCAAATATTGATTCTATACTATCTTTAGGTGCTGGAATTACAAAACAATTTGACATACAACTATTATTATTTATTCCTCTATTTGAAAGTATGCGTCCTCCAAATAAAAATTTCTTATCTATTATTAACTGTTTTAATTCTTTATCCCCATTTGATATTCTATCTAGCCATTCATCGAATGTTTCATTATCATATTGATATTTATTTTTCCATATATCTTGTCCTAATTTATTGTCTTTTCCTAACCACTCTTGTACTAACATATAATCACTCCTTATTAATTAATATATTGAATTATTTATCTTTAGCTACTAAATCATAATTATTTAATAACCATTTTAATAAACAATCAACAAATTCTTCTGTTCTACATATTCTGTCACATTCTTTATTTTCACAATATTGTTCGTGTTTATTTAATAACTCCTCCATCATTATTATCATCTCCAAATACAAATTTCTCTATTAAACAAAGCACAATTATTAAACCTATTAATCCACCTATTACTTTAATCATCTTCGTCCACCATCATTTCTAATTCATCTTTAAACTGTAATTCATATTCATCATCTATACATTTCATATTACCTTTTTCATCATAAGTAATATATAAATGTAACATAAAACTTGGCACTTCTCTTTTTGTCTTCTTATTTATAATCCTTACCTTCAAATAACCACCTCCTATTATTAATTATTTATATACCAATCACCAAATATTTCGTTATGACTAAACATATGAAGTTCTGTTATCCATTTATTATATTCTGTATCAAAGTAAAATACACTTTCATTTCTATTAGGTGAAGTTATATATTTTGTTCCACTATAACAACTTTCTATCTCTTTCCCTTCTTTTAAGGATTTCATAGCCTCTTCAAAAGTATATTTTTTCTTGTCTAATATAAATATATCATTTAAACTAACACCAATATCCTTATATTCATCATCAAATTTAAATATTATACTGTTATAGGTTTTTTGAATTTTTGTTAATCTTTTATTTTTGTATTTATTAAGCCAAATTTCACCATCATTAATTGTATTTATTACTTCTTGAAATGTTTTTTCAACTACCATTTTGACCTCCTATTATTAATTTCTATATTGAATATATAAGTATTTCAAGGTATAAACACCTTATGAACTTTTTTGAAAGCCCTAAAATCGCTTTTAGACAGTAGCTATTTTTAGTGTTTATACCAAATTATTTAACTATTTAGCTTCATGTGGTACATGAGGAACAACATCGTCTATGTATTTCTTTAATTCATCAACTTTATTTATTAATGATTCTAAATCAGATGCATTTGTTATTTTTAATTCTTTGTCTACAATATATTTTAATGCTGAATTTATAGATGGACAAAATCCAATATCTTTAAATTCTTTTTCTACTAATCCTGTATTTCTTCTAGTTATCTCTACTTCTTTTTGTACAATGTAACAATAAGCATCACTTGTTATTCTATAATCATTTCCTAGGTTTAATATCATTTTATTACCTCCTAAATTGTTTTTTTAATTTAAAAATATAGAATCAATTATATCAGATATGTTTATTAGATCAACATTAGTTGTTTTATCACCAACTAATTTAACTATTATATTTTCTAATAAACAATCACAATTCTCTTTGTAATAATTTATTTTAATTTCAAGTTCTTTATCATCACTATAATAATTAGCCTTCATACATGATTGTTGAATTTCTTTAGCATTTATAGTTCTGATATCTGTTAATTTTAATTTATATTTTTTAAATAATTTTGTATTTATGGCAAGAAGTTTATTGTATATGTGTAATATATTAATGTTTTCGTTATATTTAAGTATTATTTTTAATTCATTTTTAGTGTTCATATTAATTCAACAACTGATATGTTGTTTCTCTTTCTACAAAATCATCATATACAATTAAAACTCCTATTAATTTATCATTTAATTTCATTGGTTTAATATCTAATACTTCTTTTATATTATCTTCTAGCCAATCATTTACTTTTTGTTCTATTTTCTTTGCACTTTCATCTACTATAAACTTAACTTTCATTATCGTCACCCCTTACTTATTAATTTCTATATTTATATATTACCATATTTAACATTTATTGTCAATGATTATTTTGTAAATTTTTTATATTTTGTTAAAATCATTTCTTTATCTTCTAATTCTATCCATTTGTCACCTTCTTTTTTCTTTTTATTCTTAATTTGATATCCTTTAATACTAATCACATCACCTATTTCTAATGGATCTTGCTTAAAATTCTTTTTATATATTTTTACATCTTTTAATTTACCATTTCCTATACCATATAAAGTAATTCTAGGTGTGTATTTAGTATTTATATCTGTAATAATACATTTATTTCCCATAGATTTATCTATTATATTACAATTACCACAAAATTCAAAATAGGTTTTAATTAATTCTATAGTGTCTGTTCCATTATCCTTAATATGTTTTTCTATTGCAATTAACATTGGTAATATATCAATAAAAATATATTTTTTTTCTGTTTCTCTTTCAGCATATTTACTAAATATTTTATTTAAGCTAGGATATTTATCTTTTGATAATTGTTTTTTACCATAAAATGTTTGATAAAATTCATATACTTTTAATAGTTTTTGAACACCACCAAATTCACTAAAGAAATTCAATGATATTAATATTGTCATTTGTTTAGAGTTTATTTTTTTACCTATGTCAACTAATAATTCTACAAAAGAATTATAATTATTATCTTTTAAAGAATATAATAATTCACCTGCATTTTTATTTAAGTTTTTAATTGATTTTATACCTTTATATATAGAATTGCTCTCTCTATCTAAAAAATATTCAGATCTGGAAAATCTAAATTTAGGATTTTTAATTTCTATATTGAAATATTCCATTTCTTTGGTCAATCTAGCAGTTCTTTCAGTATCATCTTCATATTCATTTAATGCTACGGTATAATATTCTAAAGGATAATGAGATTTTAAATAAGCACCATATAAACTATCATAAGCGTAAGATAAAGAGTGACTAGCATTAAAACTGTAATGAGAGGCATTTTCAATTACTTGCCATGTTTCATTAAAACCTTCCTCTTTTCCTACCACATTGATCCAACCTTTTTTTAATTTAATTTTTAATTCTTCTAATTCTTTTTCTTTAAACTTCTTTTTGCTAATTTTTTTAATTATTGTATATGTTTCACTTTCATCTATACCTAACCATATCAAATATTTCATTATAGATTCTTGATACATAAGGTAATGATAACTATCTTCTAATAAATTATCTAGTTTTTTTACTCCTGTTGTATATTCTTTTCTTTCTATAAAATTATTTAATAAAGATGCAAATCCTGGTCTAATAGAGGCTACAAAAGCCGACATTTCTGCCAAACTTTTAGGTTTATATTTCATTATTAAATCAGTAGCAAATTTACTATCAGCTTGATTTATAGAACAGGTTAATCCTTTCTCATATATATTCCATGTTTTATCATCTAATAATTTTGATAATTCAGTAGTCGTAGGTATTAAAATATTTGCTAATTTACAAACATCTTTTATAATTTTCCATATACTAACTTGTAAAATGTCATTTTTAAGATATTTATATTTATCACAATTAATTCCATCTATATTGCAAACAAATACATCTCCCGCTTTTAATAAACCTATCTCCTCACTTATAGGTTGAGATAATAATAAAGTAGAACATGGACTTTGTGATACAGATTCTATTGTTCCGACAAAGTGCTTACTCTCTTCAATTATTTTGTTCCAATTCTCATCATCTATATAATTATCTAAATCTTTTGCTACTTCATTATAATCATTAATATTTAATCCTATTGCTTTACAATACAATCTAAATGCACTAGCTTTTTGCAAAGGTTTAAAACTTAACATCCAATGACAATTATCTTCACCTAATAATTTCTTTGAAGCATCAATAAATGGTTGTTGTTCAGCAACATTTGTATCCACCCTTTATACCGTAGCTTTCGCTATACTTTAACACTTATTTAAAAGTCGGAGTAGACTATACCATCAACGTTGATATTATCTCGGTTGCCTCTTGGTAGTCGTTGCGACCTTCCCATATCTTTCATTAGACTTAGGGCTGTGTCTCAAGATTGCCCAATCCTTAATCTTGTTACTATACCTAATTAGTTAAATTAGCCATACTTCGGTTTCCCTAGTACTTAGTAATTAAGGCTCTAAGGGGTTTCCTTGATATTCGAGGTTTTCATTATATATCACTATATAATGCGACTATTTTATTATTATATATGTTTTATTATTTATAAAAATTTCAGAGGATTCTTTTAATATTCTTTTTATTTTCTTTAATCCTAATCCTGTTTCTTTTTGTAACTCAGGATACCCATAATAAAATTTATTGTCTTCTTTACAAAGAAATATATTATAATTACATTTACAATTTTTATAGAATACTATCAATTCTTCCCATAATTTCTCTTTATTAACAACATAATCATCGTCTATTTCTTTAAAATGATATGCTTTTATCGTTACTCTACTTCTATTAAGTATCCCTACGTTATTGTTATATTTTTCTTTTGCAAATTTTATACATTTAAAAATTTCACCAGTCTCTAAACATACTACTCTTTTTGCCATGCCATGTTCTTCATTTTTTAAACCATTGTTTTTCATGAATTCGCTAAATTTTTTCTTCTTTTCTTCACTCCAATAGTTTCCATAATTAGGGTTATTCTCACCATCATATTTGCCTAATTTTATTTCTCTAGCATGATTTTTCATTTCTTTAGTCCAGTAATGAGCATAATTAGGATTATTTTCTCCTTTAACTATATCTGATATTTTATTTCTAAATTCCTCACTTTTGTAAACACTATCTTCATTTGTTCTTATTTCAATCATTTTTCTTCTGAAATCTTCATCTTCCCATCTTTTCTTCGATAATTCTCCTTGTTTCTTCTTCCACTCTTCATCTGGTTTCCATCCAGATACTCCTTCTCCCCCATCGGTTTGATTTGTTAATCTATATTCGGGATAATGTTCTCTATAATATTTAATTAATGCTCTTTCATATTTAAAAGCCTCATCTTCTTTTAAATTATCTATTTTAATTCTAAAGTTACAATTATGGGTATTATACATATCTTTAAAGAATTTATTTCTTCCCGATACAGTTTCAGCCCTTCTTTCTTTCCCTTTCCCTACATAAAAAACTTCATCTGTATCTACTATAAACCATTCATAAATATAATAATTATTCATTTTTTTCACCTCCTTTCTTAATTATCTTTATTTAAATAAAACATATATAATAATTATGTTAATCGGGTAATGATTTACTCTGTAATATTCTTGTTGTACTCATAAATCTTGAAGGATATAACGTAATTGGTGAATCAAGTCTATCCAATGAAGTGAATCCTAATAATTTATTAATATAGAAACTAGGGGCTGAACCTCTCGAACTTTTTGTTATTATTCCATGATATTCAGTTGTAGCTAATTTTATCATCTTATAATTTATTAAAAAATATTCAGCCATATTAGTATCTTTTATGACTTGCCATTCATCTTTTATAGCTTGTATATATTCATCTTTTCTGTTTAGATTTATATTATTTAGTTCCTTTTTAAATTCTTTTTCTATTATTTCACCTAATTCTTTATTAGGATTATTTGATATATGGGGCATTTTTATATCATCATCAAACTGTATTCCTTCATATTTATCAAATATAAGAGTATTGTCTAACGCTTGTTTAATTTGTTTATCTGTCAATATACCTTGTTCTCTATATCTTTGAACAACTGTTTTATAATTTGGATAATCTAATATAAAATTATTTTCATCTTCATAATTTATACCTTTAGCATGAAGAAATAAATCTCTATATTTGCTATCTTCAGGTTTTATATAATGGGAATCATTAGCATGAATAATTTGTATATTGTATTTATCTGCATATTCTAATAATCTTTTATTATATATCTTTTGTATATCTACATTATGATTTTGAACTTCTAAATAAAAATTATCACCAAAATATTCTTTCATTTTAATTATCCATTCTTCAGAACCTTCAATATTTCTAAGTCTTGAAGCAACACAAGCAGTAGTAATTATAACGTCATTAGGATTTAAATTAAACAATAATTCGTTATCTATTCTTGGTTTATAATAATATCCAGTTATATTTGCTTCGGATAATATTTTATTAAGTTGTTTTCTTCCATTATTATTTAAAGCTATTATAACTAAATGGTAATTAGATTTATCTTTTTTGTATCTATCTTCTACATAATAAACTTCTGCACCGATCATAAGTTTTAATCCATTTTCTTTACACAATGTATAAGCTTCATATACATTGCCTTGATAACCATGTTCTGTTGTAAAATAAATCCCTTTATCACCATCCAATTCTTTAATCCTATTAATATAATCTATTGGCTTAACTATTACATCTAAACTTCTTAAATTAGAATAATGTGTATGTTTATGATAATTATTATAACGATATTCCAATTCTTATTCACCACCTTATTAATTATTATATTTATATTATATATCTATTGCCAAAATTTGTCAATATAATTATTAAAAAAGGTAGATATTTTTTTAAATACCTACCTTTACAATAATTATCTATATCCCATTAATTTTTCAAACTCTTCATCTGTAATCCAGGCATTATAATAATAAATATAACCGAATAATAAATTAGCTAATGGAATACAACACAAAATAAATATGATTAAAGTTGAAATAATATTACCAATTATAAATTTATCATCTGTTTTTAAGTCATATCTAAATAATCTAATTATATATGGAATACTAGCTAAAAAGGTAAAAATTATAGTACATATGTAAATCTTTATTAACATTTATCATTCTCCTATTCTGTATTTGGCTTTTATTTCATTTTCATAATAACACTCACATTTTTCTTGTTTTGTCTTACCACAACTAAAACATTCAAAATCATTACAATATGATTCAAATGGTAAATTTATTTCTCCGTGTAAATCACACACATTAATTCTTCCAGTATGTAAATATAAACAATATTGACACGATTTCCAATCTTTCTTTAAATATTTACTCATTAAACAATCAACTCCTTTATATTACAATTCCTAAAATTATAAATATTAAACTTAAAACAACGCAACACAATCCTATATATAAATATTTATGAAATTTATCTTCCATACTTAATCAACTCCTTAATTATTAGTTTTGAAATAGCCTAATTAATCACATTGAATTTATGAACTTGTGAATAAATGATAATGTGAAAGAGGAAGAATTTAATTCGCCTTTTAATTAAATGATGACGAAACACCGTAGGTCATTTCTTATATATAATACTCTAAGGGTTTTTATTCTAAAATTGTCATTTTTTATTGAAAATTAAGGGATTTTAAATTGTTGAAATTTCAATTTTATGAGTTTTACAGCTTTATTTTCTAGCCTAACCACATTCTCAATAATGTTCTCATTCTTGATGAAGGTATATATAAGTTTATTTCTTTATTATCCCTTAATTGAGACCTAAATATCCATTGTATAAGTTCTGATAATGCATATGAATCCTCATCCACTCCTACATTTTTAGCTCTAAAGAATTTTAATATCATTGGATTATTAAACGTGTTCACTACATATGCTAAATTTTTCTTATTTCTATAATCATTAGTTGCTCTAGCATTACAACTAACAAATCCTTTAGTATATCCATTCCCTTTTAATTTTGTCTTGTAATCTTTAAAACAACTCCACATATTCTCTTTTGATTTTGATTTTACTATATTTTGAAAATAATTTATCATATTATTCTTTAATAAATCAAACGCATCAGTTTTATTTTTATCTTGTTTTATATACCAAGACTTGGATAAATCATATCTCCCATTACCTATTTTATTTAATTTTTCATTTTCACAAATATTAATTAAATTTTTAATATGAGATAAATCTTCGTTTTCAATATAATCAACTATTTCATACTTATCATTAATTTTCTTAACAGATTTATATTCATATCTAATTCCATTCATTCGATAATAGTAGGATTGTAATTGTCCTCTAAACATATAAGTTAATATATAAGTATGTTCTAATGCGTTCATTACTTTACATGGAAAAGTCCATAACATAAAACAATCATCAAATATATAACAATCTCCTTTTTCAATCGCATTTTTATATTTAGTTAATGTTCCTTTATATTCTTTATCAATCCATGTTAATTTTCCATCTTCTGATATAGATACTTTATCTCTTAATAATATCTCTCTATCACTTTTAGTGATTTTTATTTCACTGCAAACCTCAAATACCTCATCCATTACTAATGTATAGTTGTATTCTTTTAAATATTTTAAAGTTTCATCATTAACCATAGCAAAAAGACTATGTGTCGATACTATATTTTTACCTTGTGACAATAGATTATTAAAATCTTTCAATTTAGAACCTTCTCCTCTTTCAGTTTTAGGCTCATAAAATACTCTGTTATCACAAGAAGTTAATACACGTTGAACTTCATCTAAATACGGCGTTATGTAAATGAATTTTTTATCGGTATTATTATTCATGTATTCTATAAATTTACTCGTTTTTCCAGAACCACAGATCGAGTCTATTACGGTCACCTTCATATCATTATCTTCCATACTTAACCAACTCCTTAACATAATAATATTACATTATAATCTCTGTACATATTATTTAATTCTTTATTTAGCAATTTATTAACTTTATCTTCTTTAAACCATCTTTTAAATCTATTTTGATCCATATAAATTAACACACATGAATAAGTTCCTTTGACATCTTTAAATCCTTTATCTTTTACAACTTTAAATTTTAATAAAAAATCTAAATCATATCTTTTAAAGAATTTTTTAACAGTAAATACAACTTCTTCTCCATAATCAATTTTAGTAAAATCTATACCTTTGTAAACTGTAAGAGCTTTATCTAATCTTTTTGTTACAACATCAAATTTATTAGTTACAATAAGTATAGTATTTGTTAGATCTATAATATCATCGGACAATGTATCTTCAATATTATAAATCCAACAATTAATTATGTCATGAATTTGTTGTTTGAAATTATTCTTATATTCTTTTAGCATTAGTATTCTTCTATTGTATCATCAAAATATAAGAATGGTTTAACTTTGTCCAATAGCCATTGCATCATACATTCTCTATCATGAAAATAAAATCTTTGACCTTCAAATTCTAATACTAGCGCCTCACAATTTATGACTTCGTCACACCACTCACACTTACTTCCTTTAATCATAATTTATCCCTCCTTATCCATTATAATGTTCTACTGATGATATATTATCAGAAAAGATAGCAATTTCATTATATTGCTTATTATTTGAACTATATAATTCTTCCCAAATTGTAATTTGCAAATCATTTCTATCCTTCCCAGTTAATGCTTCTAATAATTTAGTTATGTCATTTGTTTCTGCCTTTATAAGATGATATTGACCATTTTTCATATTTATCTTATATATTTCTTTCACTAATATTCCCTCCAATCTTTAAAATAAAATCACAATTTTATTTTTATATTTTTAATACACCTTTTAAAACGCCCTTCTAAGGCTATAACGAGGTATTACAAGAGTTATAGAGAATATTTTAAGAAAAATGTCATATAACCCTTATAGACAACCTCTTATTAACTTATATATTAAAGGTTATTAATTTCTATATTGTGCCTGTTTATAATATTTGCAATTTCTCCCACATAAGTTTTTACAGAAAAAAGTGTTTATATTTTCTGGAATCCAATCTTTTTCATCATCGACATCTTTAAATGATATATCAAAATAAGTATCGATCACATACTGTTTTAATTTTTCTATCATTTTACTATTATATTGTACTTCTACTAATAATGGTGCTATATATTCATCTTCATCTGTCATTTCACATCTTTCTATAGTTTTTAACTTGCCTGTTTCACCACTCCTTATTTTGCAATATTTCAACATATAAAAAACTGGATTTAATATTTTATAGTCTCTATATTCTTCACCTAAAGTATCCTTAATAACCATTGAATAAAGTATAAGTTGAAATACTTTACTAGATTCTAAATCTTTTTTACTAAATTTACTACTGCTTTTCCAATCGAGAATCTGTATTGTTTTGTTTTTATGATCTATTAATACTAAATCGATATATCCCTTAAATTCTAAACCACAAAATATATAATGAAATTCCAATTCTTGTAACATTTCTTTGTCTTTAAAATTCTCAAATGTTTCAAAAGCATGAATTATATCTTTATAATATTTTTCACCACTTTTAGGGGTTGGAAATTTCATTCCATCTTTTATACATTTTTTATATGCTTTATCAAAACTTTCTATTGCTTCTTCCTTTGTTCTTTTACCTTGTGTCATCAATTCATAGCTTTCATGAATTTCAGTGCCTAATATTCCATATACGTTGTTGTCACCTCTATCTTTTTTAACATAAGATAAATACCAATCATATATACAAGAATGATAACTGCTTATCTTACTATAAGAATATCGTTCGACTTTTTTTTCACCCATTAAATCACCCACCTTATTAAGAATCATTTTTTTTAATAAGGTATATTCAATCTACCATCGGAATCTTCAGTTATGAATCTAACTTTAGCACCTATTATTTTTACATTAGAATATTTGCTTCTTATTAAATCATCTATTTCTCTTTCTAAATCATCCATAATAACATTCATTTCATCTACATTTCTATCTTTTATTAAAATATTAGTTGACATTGTGAATCCTACAATTTTATTTTTCATTAATATTCCTCCTTATTAACCATTATGCTTTATTAAATTCATCTCTTAATATATCACTTACATTTCTTAAAGTATTAATTATACTATTTTCCAATCTTAAATATTCTTCCACATCTTCTTTATTTATATCCATTTCATTTTGAAAAAATGACATTAAAGATTGTATAGCAAATTTTTCTTGTAATAACGCATTGTATAATTTGTGTCTTGTATCATTATCTAAGTACATTAATTATCAACTCCTTATTAATTTCTATATTTATATATTACCATATTTAACAATTTTTGTCAATGTATTTTAAATATTCTATTAATAAATTTTCGTATAATCTTTCTAATGCTAAATTATCAGCTATTGTATTTTCTATATATATAATTCTTCACTTGCCTTTCTCATTTCCTTCATTACCGTTATTATGTGTTTAATCCGTTATTTCAACTTCGTAATTATATAGAGCTTGATATAATTTATCAGGTATTCTACCTTTATAATAATCAGCTACTTGTTTGATGTATTTTTCTTTATAATGCTTGTAAACTTTAAACGCCTCTACTTCTGTGTTATAATAACCCAAATATTCGTTTTTAGATTTTCCAGTTTCTGGATTGATTAAATTACAATTTGCTTGATATACTTTATCTCTTTTATGATAACTTGTACCTATGACTGATTCTCCTCTCTTCTTATCGCTTTTAATAAATAATTTATTAATATCCTGAGGTACATAAATACAAGTTTCAGGGCTATAAATTTTGTTGCCTTTAACTAAAATATCCTTGTCAAGGCACATTTGTTGTCCTTCAACTGTATAGAAGTTTTCCTCATCCCATTCTCCAAAGTTCTGAAAGTTTAACCATTTTTCACTAGTGTTACAATCTTTATAAGTAAGATGTTTTTTATGCTCTTTCTCGCAATAGCATCTTCTTAACATATCATACCAAGTTTGATAAACTCTAGTAGATTTTCTATTTTTACTAACGCTATAATCTCCTTCCCCTAAATAAGCAATTCCATAATATCTCTTTTCATAAGGACATTTTACATTACCTTTTTTAAAATTACTATAGTCTGCATTTTTAAAAGTCCAATTATATTCTGGAAAATAAATATCTACATCTGAGTATTTTCTATATTTAGTTATTATCATTTCACTTCCAAATGTATCAATTCTTGTTTCACCTATTCTATCTACTTTACTACCCATATTAATCATCCTCCTTTAATTAATAATCATACATTCATTGCATAGTTTTTCAAATATTTCCCTTCCCTGATCCGTAGGAGAAACTTTACTACCCTTTTTCATATACTTATTATTTTTATCCCATATTATTCCAATTTTTACATCTCTCATAAAAAGACAATCCTTAATAGTTTTTATATCTCTTTTTATTACTTCAACATCTAGCCCCTCATCTAATGACAGTATTATTTCTGTTACATTCAATTTTAATAAATGTTCTACTTGTATTTGTGAAATACTGTTACCACCAAGACTAACACAATTGTACACCTCAAAACTATCACATTGCATAACACTCTTCTCTGATTCATAGACGAACACTCTATTATTTTTAATATATTCCTTATTTTGATACAATCCATATAGGTGTTTGTGTTTTGGAAACGCTACAAGAGGGAGGTATTTATAGTTTGTTTTTTTATCTGAATCTATACGTCCAATAATTCCTATGAGATTTCCATCTATATCAAAATGAGGGATTGTAATCCTATTACTACTTTCATCATACCCTATATGATATTTATACTGAGAACAAGGAAGTATTCCGTCATTTAAGAATCTCATATTCCATTTATACTTTGAGTATTGGTCTAATATTGATGGATCATATATAATTTCATCATTTTCTTCTTGTTGAGGTAAATAAATATCATTGAAAAAATCATCAAATATACCTGCTTCTTTTTTGTGATGACCATTTACTTTTTTGTTAGTCATTGTTTTAATCGTATTAATTATTTCTTTATATGATAAATCTGTATGTGTAGCTATTAAACCAACTAAATCACCATTATAAGATGTTGTAAAGTCTGTAGCTGATAAATTATCATTTAATTTTATCCTACAGCCACTAGGGTTATTTCCATCAATTTTTGCAAATCTTATTTCATTGTTATTAATTGTTATACTGTGATAATTATAGTATTCTAATATCCTTTTGATCTTATCTGGATTTTCTTTTAAATATAGTTTTAATTCCTCCATATAGGCTAATCACCTACTTTTTACTGAATTTATTTTGTTGTTGATTAATGTTTCCTCTTTTTGGTTTTCCTAGACATAATTCGCTAATCCCACCACTAAATCCATTAAAATTAAGTATTACACATTCTCCTGTTTCACTACTCGTACTGCATGAACGAGATTTAGTAATAAACATACAACGATAATTACCATTTCTATCTAATTCTACTTTTTCTGCTTTCCATTTACCATCTTGAGTTTTAACTCTTCTAAATGGTTCTATATAGAATCTGTTATTCGGGTCAAGTTCTTCTTTATAAAGTTGTCTCATACATAATAAAGTAGATAAAACTTCGTTGACTTGTTTTGCTTCGGCTAATTGTGATATAGTTAAGAATAATTCGCCAGAAAAAGTTTGTGATTGCTGGATGGCAAATATTATAGCAACGTTATATAATTTACTTAATTTTAAAAACGTTCTACTATCCATTATTAAATTCTTATATGATTGTTCTCTTTCTAAATCTGATCCTTTTAGAGTATCATAAAGAAACACATCTATATTAGATTTTAGTACATATTTTTTTAATGTTTTTTCAACAGATTTCATATTAGCATCTGCCATATCTGATAATATTATTTTATCCGAATAATGTTCATTATAATACTTTCTTGCTAATTCAACATATTTTTTATCTTCATCTGATAAACCCCCACTTTGAAGTTTCTTTTTATTAATTTTTCTATATCCTAATTCATAATACATAATATATGTAAAAAAACTTATAAAGAAATCTGGAATCTCCATTTCATTCGTTAATATTAACACTTTATTTCCATTACTAGCTAGAGACATACACAATTGAGTTAAAAATGTTGTTTTACCTGCATTAACTGTAGCAGAGATTGCTGAAACTTGTTTTTTCTTAAACCCAAGTAATTCTTTAGATAAATATGGACAAAAATTTTGTTCACCTATTTTATCAAAAAGCATACCCACTTTTTCGCCAGAATATAATCTTTCTAAAAAATCTTCTCCTATTTCCCCTTCGTGAGTATGTATATCATTTGTTACATAAGATACATCAATATATTCGTTACTTCTACTTTGATAATAATTTAAAAATTCATCGGTAGACATTTTACTGGCTAGATCCATCCAAGATATTTGAATTTGACCTTTTTTAGTTTCTATTGTTATTTCTCTTTCTAAATCCATTCCATCGTTATATAAGTTTATTAATAAATTATGAAGTAATAATTTATCTAAATAACTTTCAAAATTTTCAGTAGTAGTTGTTTTAGCCAATATTTCAAATGATTTAAATCCGCCTATATTTAAATACTCTTTTATTATCTCACCATTTAAATTTAATCTTATATCTGTATCGGTAACTTTAGATACATTTTCATCACTAAGTTTATTTAGTATAGTAAATATTAGCTCCCCTTCTTTAGTGATAAATAAATCCGTTGTCAAATCATATTCTTTAAGTAAATATATATCATTTATACAACATCCTAAAACGACACCTTCCATACTTTTTCTATTTTTTTGTAAATACTGTGGTAATTCTTCAAAATTTATTTTCATATTTTCATCTCCTTATTAATTTATATATTTAGTCAGTTATTTCAACTTGATAATTGTACATCGCATTATATAATTTACTTGGAATTTTATCTTTGTAATAATCTGCAGCTTCTTTTATATTTTGTTCTTTAAATTTTTTATAAGATTCAAATGCTTCTTCTGACGTTTCATAATATCCTAAACGCTTTCTTTCAATTTTATTTTCTTCATAATCATAAATACTACATTGTGATATAAATTTTTTAGCATATTTATCATAACTAACGCCTATAGGATATTCTCCTCTATGATTTTGTCTTTTGGCAAATAATAAATTTATTTTTTCTGGAACAAATACAGAAGTTTCTGGAGAATATATCTTATTATCTTTAACTAAAATATCTTTATCTAAACACATTTTTTCACCTTCAATTTCGTAGTAATTATCATCAAACCATAATCCAAAGTTTTGAAAATTTAACAAATCCTTATAAACCTCACAGCCTTTATATGTTGATTCTTTTTCATGAAATTTAAAGTCATAACATCTTTTTAACATACTACGCCAAACTTCATAACATTTTGTATGCTCTCCATTTTCTTTACTTTTATATTTACCTTCTCCTAAACATCCATGTTCATACACTCTAGGTTCATAAGGACATTTTATTTTTCCTTTTTTAAACTGATTATATCCTGTATTTTTAAAAGTCCAATTATACTCTGGAAAATATACATCTATATCTGAATATTTTCTATATCTCACTATAATCATTTTACTTCCAAAATTATTAATGTTCTCTTCACCTACTCTATTAACTTTACTCCTCATAATATCACCTCATTTTTATAAACCTAATATGTCATTAATATTTCTTCTTTTTTCTTTCTTTTTAACATTAACCACTATGTCAAAATCATCAAAATATTCATCAACTTCTACTTCTTTGATTTTTGGTTCAATCTTAGGCTCTTCTTTATCAACTTGATATCTTTCTAATTGATTTTCTAACATTACTAAACAATATTTAATTCTACTTGCACTCGTTTTAAAATCTTTACTGTCTAATAAATCCATTATATCTTTTTCGTTTTTACAAGTGTATTCGTATATTAATTCATTATCAAATTTATCAGTTAATATTTTATAAGTGCTAGAAAAATATATACTTTTTTCTTTTTCTCCTAATCCACATAATGATCTGCACATTTCTCTCGCTTCTTTTTTCATCTCTTTTGCTCTTTTTTCTTTCAATTCTTTTTCTTCTTGTTGTTTATGATATTTGTCGCATTCATCTTCATTGCAAAAATATCTATTTCTTACAGTCATTGATTTAGTTAAATACTCTTCTTTGAACGCTAATTCTTTATCTATTGACTCTCCACAATATTTACATTTTACGGTACTCATAATATCAACTCCTTATTAATTATTATACTTATATTATATATTATATACCAAATTATGTCAATGGTTTTTTTAAATAAAATGAGGCGGATAATTATCCACCTCTTATTAATTACTACATTAATGTTAATGCTTTTTCTAATTCTTCTATTGTTAATTCACTTACTTTAGTTTTATTACATTCGTTTTTGACATATTCTAATAATGCTGTTCTTTGTTCTTTTGTTTGTGCTTTATCTTTTATTTGCGCCATTAATTCTTTTTTACTTACTTTTTCATCTTCTTTTTGTTCTTCTTCTACTTCTTGTTGTACTTTTTGTAATTCTATTTCAGTTTGTTTCTTTTCTTCTTTTATTGATTCTTCAACTTCTTTTTCTGTTAATGGATTACTTGCTGAGTTTCTCATACCATCTTTTATTGTTTTCAAGAAATCTTTAGCAAATTGTCTTTGATCTGAATCAACAACTAAATATTCTGGAACAGTATCATTGGCAAATCTGCAACCTGCTTCTAATGTAGTAGTGCCCCTGAAGTATAATCTTCTTTCTGTAGATTCTATTTTTCCATCTACAACATTTTTATCTACAAGACCAGTTAAGACTAAATCAAATATGTCAGCAAATATTGATTCATAAGTATTAGGAAGGTTAGATGTTAATATTTGATATCCTTCATCTTCATTTTTACCTTTTTCAACTATTGTTTTCATTTTTGTATGTGAAATACACATTATACCAAAACCTGCTTTATAAAGAGTTGTGAAATATTCTTTTATTAATTCTTTAACTTTAGCTTGACCTGATCCGTACCCACCTAGAGCTTTATTGATTGAGTCACAAGGTTTACCTGTTTGAATTTGACTTAATCTACAAACTTCTTTTTCAGCTATTGGTATGATTTCATCCACCACATCGAAGCAAACCATTTCTATATTATGTTCAGTACCTTTACCTTTTATTAAAAATTGTGATAGTTCCTTTAAATCTTTCCAATTATTCACATGAGTTGTTTGTAGGTTGTCAAGTAGTGTATAGCCGATTTCATTTCCTACACCACAAAGTAACCCTTTACTAGCATCACCATTATATTCTTCTAATATTATATTTCTAAACAAGGTACTTTTCCCGAATTTACTAACGGCTCTTAAATATATTCTTAATTTGTTTAAATTATTTGTACTTTTATTCATTGTTATTTTTATCATAATACCAACCTCCAATATTTATTAACTAATATTTTTTATTCCCAACCTCTTCCACCCTATTATTAATTTCTATATTCAATTAAAATGGTAATAAATCATCATCACCAAATATATTTAAATCATCGTCTGAATTTTCGTTTAAATCTACATTTACTTCTTTTTTTACATCTGTTTCTGGTTTAGATAATAATTGTTCTATTGTTAATTCAACTGGAATTGCACCTTTCGAATATCCCCTATTAATAGTTAATACACTCATTTTTTCTATTCTACTTCCCATTCCTAACCCGTATTGAGCTTCCAAATCTTTCATATCCATTAATCCTAATTCAACCATTTCTTTTTCATCGTCTGATAACATTTCAGGATTGAATTCTAACTCTTCTCTTCTATTTATTAGATCAACTTTAAATCCTATTTTACATAATTGATTTTCATCAAAATTATCTAATAATAATTTCTTAATTACTTTTAATTTTCTTTGAGCCAATTCACCTTCAGCATTTAATGGATATTCTATTGATTTATAAAATCCTATATCTGCTTTTTTCTTACCATCATATTGTGGTATATATCCATTCACTACTAATAAATTTTCATCTTCTAGTCTGTCTTCATTGATACAATCTTCTGTTATGTACATTTCTATACTTGCTGATGCTTCTTCCTCTGTATCATCTGGTACAACATATATTCTATTTACTGAATAATTAGTGAATGTTTGTTCTTGATTAGTTTTTTCATTAAACCAACTAGTATATTCAATTTCACCAATTACTCTAAATTTAGCATTGTCAAATTTTCCACTTGTTAATTCATTATAAACAAATTCACTATAATCAAATTCATTACAAAATTCATATCTTTCATTATCATTAACAAATACCATTTTTTTAAATTCTGCTATGTTTTTCATGTGTTTTTCTTTATCTTTATATTTAAACTTAACACTATTATACTTACCTTCTGAATCTTGTTCTAATGAATATATATCTGAATCATTTACATTTATTGCACCATCACTTTTTTTAGCTGAATTTAAAAATCCTTTTATTTGAGGTGAAAAGAAATCTTTATCTGATTTCATATTTAATTTTAAACTTCTAAATATTCCACCTTTATCAGTTAATTTATCTTCAAATGCTCTATGTTTATCTGAATCCTTTGCGACTGATAGATTACCAACCATTGTAAATTTTATTCCCATAATATCGACCTCCAATATTTATTAATTAATATTTTTGTATCCCACCCAACCAATCCCTTATTAATTACTATATTAATATATTACTACATTTTACATTATTTGTCAATATCTAATTTTATTTCTTTTAAAAATCTACCAATTGTATATAATTTATCTTTATAATCTACTAAATATTTTTCTTCATTTTTTAATTTTAAATCTTTTTCCGCCTCCATCAAAGTACTATATTCTTTTATATATTTCATATTTCCCATTGAAACTAATTTTATCATTAAACATCATCAACTCCTTATTAATTTATATATTCATATAATATCATATTTGTTAAATCTTGTCAATGACTATTTTATTTTTTAGGAGTACCACAAGACAATTTGCCTTCGGGACAAACACCATAAACACATGGGGCATCTATCCTACTAAATAATATTGGGCAAACTTCTTTACATTCTTGTAACATTAGTTCTGCTAATTGTCTTATTTCACTTTGCGCTCTATGACATAATCTTTTACTAAAGAAATTATATAAACTTCTAACATTCATACTTACTATTATTTTAGTTTCACTTGCATTTGGTAAAACATATCTAGCATTTTCATTTGCAACTTTAGTACTATTCATACCATATGTAGGATAATCTGTATCTTCCACAAATTGTTTTATATTACTTTGCCATTTCAAGTACATTTTATGTATTTTTAATATATCTTGTTCATATTCTTTTATAGCATCCTCACCCATCGCTATTATAACATCAGGTGTGATAAATTCAAATTTACCTTCTTCCTCCTTTACATAACGTTGTGATTGTTGACTATAAGATGCAATTCTATGTCTTACTAGTTGGTGAGAACAGCATCTTGATATTCCTTCTATTGCAAAAGTAAAAGAACAATGTTCTAATGGACTTTCATGTCCCATATCAACTAAATTCTTTATAAATGTTTGTATTTTTTCTTCAGTTAAATTTTCTTCTAGTTCATCTATTCCTACTGGTGAATAACATAATTTACCTGCCATTGCAACTACTTTTTCTAATCCCTGTGTATAACCTATTAATTTACATTTCATATTAATTACCTCCTAATACAATTTTTTTATTTTTTTCTACTGTAAGCCTTTTTAGTTTTTACTCCATAAATATTATACTATATAAAAGATAGAATTAATATTGTTTTAATTGTTTTTCAATAGATTCTAATTGTTCTTTTAATATTTGTTTTTTCATTTTTAATTCTACAATTTCAAATCCTTTAACAAAATCAAATTTATCATCTTTATGAACTTTTGCAGTAACAATTTTGCCTTTATTATTCGCTCTTTTCATTTCAAACATCTTATCGTTATATCTATAAAGAATTTTGTAAGAAATATTTCCAAATAAAAATATAGTATTATCTATCCAATCACTCCAATTATTAGTACTAAACATTTCCTCAAATATTGCTTCATCTACTTCAATAGAATTTTTATTTTCATCTTGCATTTTAATTCGGAAACTAGACTTTCCTGTTTCATCAGATGAGGTTGTTGTACTTGTTACTTTATATTCTTTATTATTTAATTTACATATAGCTTTATCACCTATTTGAATTTTAAACATTAACATCCCTCCTCCATTTCCATTTTTCTAAGATTCCAATTCTCAATCCAATCATCTAAATCATTTTCTTTATAACCTACACTTTTTACCCATTTTGTAAATTCTTCTACTGTGGCATTTATTGGTCTAAAATGTTTTAATACTTCATTAAATGGTTGTAAATAATTTTCTATTACTTCTCTTGCTTCCTTCTTAGCATATTCCTTATTGTATCCTCTTTCCATTATTACGTTTACATAATCTTCTTCTGTCATATCTGAATGAGTCACTGTGTCTATTACAGTTGAAAATCTACAATATAATGCATTGGGTTGTTTAGCTATAAATCCTGCCATTATTTTACCTCCTTATATTTTATCATTATCAATTACACAATATGAACAACTTTCAGTTAAAGAATAACTTACTCCTAATATTCTTATTTATAACCTCCTAAAATGTTTTTATTTTATTTCTTGTATTATATAAACATTCACTAATTATTTTTTCTTTCATTCTTAATCCCACAAGTTCAAGTCCTTTATAAAAATTAAAATCATCTTCGGGGTGAACCCTTGCTTGTACTAAATATTCATCATCCATTGTCGTCATTTCAAATGCATTTTCATTGTATCTATATAATACATCAATAGATAAACCTAAAACTTTTATATCGGTCTTAATCCATTTACTCCAACCTTGTTTGAATAATTTATTAACTAAATTATATTGTATTTCAAATTTATTTTCTTTATTACATAATGTTATTTTATCTCTAAACGTTCCTATATTTGAAATTTGATATTCTTTATTATCTAATTTACATATCATTTTTTGTCCTATTTTTAATTTCATTTTTACAACCTCCAATAAAATTATATTTTTATTTCCAAACTATCGCTTTACCTTTCATCATATTTTCCCAATATTCACGAGGGGAATTTCCTCTTACATATGGATAACCTTTATTTATCGCTTCATGTTCGGTAATAAATTTACAACTGTCTGGACTAAATTTATTACCACCATCTATTATAGCTAATACCATTTCATTCTTTTTTATATTCATTTTTATGCCTCCTATATTTTAATTTTAAATCCTTTTAATTCTATTCCATTTTCTATATTTTCTATTAAATTTATTATAATATCACTTATAATATTAAACTTTAATTCTCTTGTTACATCCACATTATTTTGAAATATTTTAAAATTCCATACTTCATTCGAATTGTACTTTATTTTATATTTGCTATCTTCAATAATTATAGTTTTCATTGTATCCCCTTCGATTTTATTAATTAATAAGTAATACCAAATCCATAAAATTCATCTACTGTTTTAAATATATTATCACCATAACATCCATAATCATCATCACAATCTAATTCTCTAACACCTTCGTCATCTAATACTTTACACCATGAGCATACAACATTAGCCATTAACGATGCTGATATACCTCTTTCATCTTGACATTTTTCCCAACCAAAAGCCACATCGTTTTTTAATTGTGCTAAAACATTATCTCTAGTCCATTCTAATGGTTTATGATTTTCATCACTCGTTACATAATTAATTTCATTCATTTGTTCTTTTGTTAAAAAGTCACAAAATCTTATTCCAAATCTATCATCTAAAAAAGTTTCATACTCTTTATAATTATTTAATACCTCTTGAATTGTTTTCATTTTATTTATACCTCCTATATTTTAATAATTTTAATTTTACTTCCTTTAATTAATTCTAATTCACTAACCACTTGTTTAACTTCTTTATAATTTGTGAATCTTTGAGCATGAACTACATTTTCATTTAATACTATATTATTAGTCCCAAATTCTTTACCCATATAATATTTGTTATCTACTTTAATTATATAGTTCATTCTTATCACTTCCTTATTAATTATCATATTCATATTATATATCAATAAATTTATTTTGTCAATATATAATATGAATATTTTTAATTTATTTTTTATTCGTCTTTTACTTCATCATATTCAATATCATCTATTATTTCTATAGCATCCTTTAATGATTCTACATATGTATCAAATTCTTCTTGTGTCATTTGTAGTTTAGTTTCTTCATCTTTTAATAATTCTACATCATCTACTACTTTTATTCCTAGATCTTTAAAATAATCAATACATTCATCAACAGTTAATGTCTGTGGTTCAGCTTTAGTAAATATGCCTAACTCAACGCAATCATCATAATTAAACCATTGATCTACTTCTTGATTTTGAATTAACCAATTTTTCTCTATCTTAGTTCTACTAACTATAAATTCATTATATCTATCTTCCATTTCCATATAGAAGTCATTAAGTCTTTGATTAGATGTTACTTTACCATACTCAAACGTAGTTGATATATGATTCATTAGCATACAAAATTTAGAACCATCTCTTTCATCTCCTAATAAAAAGATAAGAAATGCACAACTACAAGCTTGATTAGTTACATACGTTTTTATAGTAATACCTAATTCTTTTAGTTTATCTACTTCAGTTTTTATTCTACTAAAACCACTAACACAACCCCCAACTGAATCTATACTAAGAGTAACACTTCCTATTATTTCTCTTGAATAATCTAAAAAATTATTTATTAGATATTTATCGTAATCATATATTGTTCTTAGTTCATCTACTACTTTTGTTGTTAATTCTTCTGTTATTTCGCCGTTAATATCTATAGTTCTCTCTATCATAATTATCACTCCTTATTAATTAATATATTTAATCTGTTATTTCTACTTCGTAATTAGACAATGCTTGATATAATCTTTGTGGTATTTTATCTTTGTAGTAGTCAGCTACTAGCTTGATATTGTTTTCTTTGTATTCTTTATAAACTTCAAATGCTTGTTCAGGTGTATTATAATCTCCTAAATATGTTTGCTCTGATTTACCAGTCTCAGGATTAAGTAAACTACAACCTACCCTAAATTTTTTAGTGCGTTTTTCATAACATACTCCAACAGGATATTTACCTCTTTTACTATCTCTTTTAGTGAATAATAGATTTATCTTTTCAGGTACGTAAATGCAAGTCTCTGCTGAATATATTTTATTGTTTTTTACTAATATGTCTTTATCTAATGTCGTTCGTTGTCCTTCTATTTCATAGTAGTTTTCACTATTCCAATATCCGAAGTTTTGATAATTTAGCCATTCATCAGATGCTTTACATTGATTATATGTATGATGTTTCTCGTGAAATTTAGAATCATAACATCTTCTAAGCATATCTTTCCATGTTATATAACATTTCGTATATTTTCCATTTTCTTTACTTTTATATTTACCTTCTCCTAAACATCCATGTTCATACACTCTAGGCTCATATGGACATTTTATTTCGCCATTTTTAAAAGCACTATAGTATACACTTTCAACAACATAATTATATTCTTCAAAATATACATCAACATCATGACAATTTCTGTATTTAACTATTACCATTTCACTACCAAAGTTATTATATCCTACTTCACCAGTTCTATCTAATTTGCTCATATTATCCTACCTTTCTCATTTTAGCTAATCCACCTTTTATAATCCTTGAAACTTGTGCTTGACTAATGTTATGTTTATTGGCTATATCTTTTTGTGGTGTATTTTTAAAAAATTGTTCTATTATCATATATTTTTCTCTTTCAGTTAAAACTTCAAATAATGATTCTAAATACAAGTTAGTGTCAAAATCTACTTCGTATCCGAAGCTGTCTTGAAATTCATTTTTCTTATCACATTCATTGTTATCTGCTTTACTATTTAAAGATGATACTTTGAAATTTATATTTATTAATTCTTCAATTTCTTTAACATCTTTGTTTAATTCTTTGGCTACATCTTCTATTGACATTATTTTAATTAATCTATCTGCTTTACGTTTATTAATTAGTAACTGTTGAGCATAATGTATTCCTTCTCTAGTATGTCTACTATAATGTTCTATTTCCCTCATTATATTGTAAATAGCAAACGTTGAGAATTTAATATTATATTTAGGATCAAAAGCATCTGCTGATTTTACTAATCCTATAACGCCTACATTAAACATATCTTCATATGAATGTTCTATTGCTTCATAATGTAATTTTCTTTTTAATGTGTAATCTACTAATCTAATATTATCAAGTATAAAATGTTCCCTTTGTTCTTTTGTATCGAATCTCACTTCAACCCTCTCCCCTTATTAATTAATATATTCGTATTTAATCATTTAGCTTATAAATTTTATTACACATATCATTTAGATCGTATTGTAAATATTTCATGTATTCACTTTTTAATATAAAATCTTGTTTCTCTAAAAAATTAATTACTATCTCTGGGTTAATTTTAAACCACTCACCAAAGGTTCTATATTCTTCAAAATATTTATGTACATCTTTTTCAATAGCAAATGCATTACTGCATATCATTGATTTATATATTAATTCTAATTCAATTCCAGCACCAGTTTGTAGTTGTTTAATTCTCTTATCAACATCTTGAGCAACTCCTATCTTAACTGTCTCATTAAGTGGATTTTTAATTACATAAATATATTGTCTTAATTTATTATTTTGAGGTAATACTTCATCTAATACTTTTGCTTTAAACATATTCATTATAGCTATTTTCATCTTTTGAAATGCTAATATAAATTTAGCTCTATATTCAGTAGAATATTTTAACATTAATTGCATTGTTGCCATTTCACCTAATTCATATTGTGTGTATATTTGACCATTTTCAGCTAAGTATGTAGTTTCTTTAAAATCATTTATTATAATTTCACTATCCAAATTTGGATTATGAATTTCTTTTAATTTACTTATTTCTTCTCTTATATCTCTTAATATATGAAAGTGTTCTTTACCTGTAACTTCAGCTATAACTTTAGATGTAGTTATTGGAATACCATCTTTACTTATAACTAAATTATCTATATTACCTTGAAATGTAGTGTTTTCAATAGTTGTAAGTATATCAAGTGATTTCTTGCGTATATTTTCAAAATAATCCATATATCTATCAGTAAACAAGTTACCTTTTTCACCTGTCGTTTTATGAGCCAAAAATTCACATCCTCTTTTTAGTATTTCAAAACATCTATTTGTTTTTCCACTCTTATCAGTATATTCGTTTTCTATCCAATATTTACTAAGCTCAATTTTGCGCTCAGTAAAAGTTGAATTAATATTATCTATTTTTCTTAATAAATTCTTATGTGACATTTCCATCATTTCAGCAACTTCTCTACTATTTATAGTTTTGACTCTTCTTTTAGTTAATTCATCCATTTTTTATTACCCCCTTATTAACTAATATATTTATATTATATCATGTTTAAGCCACTTCGTCAAGAATATGTTTTCTCATTTTATCTAATGCTTTTCTTATTTTTTTTCCTATTGACTGCTGACAATAAGGATATTTTTTACTCATTGACGTTTGTGTTTTGTCATAAAAAACATAATCTATAACCATGTTTTTTTCTTCATCTGTTAATACACTTAGCATATTTTCAATTCTAAATTTTTCATCATAGTCTATATAAATATGTAGATCTTTTATACAATCCATTATTTCCAAATCTTCATCATCTGATTTTATATTTGAATTTAATCTTAATTGCGAATAATTTATATCTTTAATTTTTTTAACTTCATCAACTGTTAGTCCTAATTTTTCAGCTATTTCTTCATCATTCATACGTGGACTATATTCATCAATTTTATTTTTATTCAATACAACTTTTCTCCCAAATCGAATACCACCTTTTACTTCTTTTGTAGCATTAAAGACTGAGCCACATATCCACTTCATTGCATATGAACTGAAACTATATCCTTTATTTGTTTCATATTTATCTACTGCACGAATTAATCCTGTTAATGCTATTTGTCTTGCATCATCTTTAGTAAGTTCATTACTATAAAAATCATAAAATAAGAATTTGTTTTTTATTGCATATTCTACCAAGCCTATATTATCTTCTATAAATTTATCTCGTTCTGCCTTCGTTTTAAATTTCATTTGAATCTCACCTCTTATTAATTATTATACTTATATTATATCACATCCTATTAATTATTTTAATAAATCTTTTATATTTTTTATAATTTCTTCAAAATTTTTACTTTCACATTCATAATATATACAGGTATTTTTATTGATATTAAATTTACATTTTATATCAATATCTTTTACTCCTCCGATTTGATATATTTCTCTAACTACATTATGTTTGCAAGTAGTACAAGATTTTTGTTCCTTTGAATTTAGTAATAAATGATAAGCGTATAAATAATTTTTTAATTTTTTATCATCTGATAATTTAAAATTATCACTAAAAGTACTCATTATTTATCCCTCCAACAACTCTTTATTTTCGTACACATTTCCTATAACTGTACCAAATTCAACTTGGGCATCACATATCAATTCTTCATCTCCATCTGCATAATAATCAAAATAGCAAACAAAGAATGCTCCTCGTTTATATACTATTTTTCCTATATGTTCCCAAGTTGAACCTATTTCTCTATCGTCTACTCCTTCTAATCTTATTATATCCCCTTCATAAATTTCTTTACCATTAATGTCATAACAATTGGTATATTGCATTACTACATAATTATCATATTCTAAAACATCTTTAAAACTTTCTTCAAAACAACCACCATTATTAATCATAAAGTCATATGTATCCTGTACATCATAATACATTTTCTTTTCTTTCTTATCCCATGCCCTAAACTTAATTTCTCTCATTATTTATTCTCCTTTAATTCAATTATATAATCTTTATTATTAAATGCACCAGAACATCCTACGCTTTGTATAGGTTTACGTGATATCTCAGGAGTAATTTCATAATTAGTTAATACACCATTAGAATATTTACAAGATTTCATTTCATTATAAATAACTGTTATATATCCCCATTCATAAGGTCTTTCTTTAAAAATTGCTTTAATAAATTGTCCAACAGTATATGGTTTATCTAAATACACATACCATTCACTCGTATAATCTGGATAACGTTCACCTTCTTTAAATCTTATCATTTTATTCACCCAACTCCCTTACTATCTTTCCCCAACATTCAGAACAATTATGATAATCACATTCTTCTTTTTCATATTTACTTTCACTATTAGTATAATAATTATAAGGGCATCTACTTAATAATTCTGCTAATCTCATAAAATTTTGTATTCCTAAATAATTATAAACATCTTTAAGTAACACATCTCTTTGAAATTTTAGGGTATACAACTTTAAGTGTGGAAAATAAAAGAGAGTGAATTAAAATTTATCACTCTCTAATACCTCTAGTAATTGTGGAATATCTACTCCAAAACCTTCTGTTAATTTTGTACTTCCTACGAAATCATTCCAACTAAATGCCGTAGTAAATGTATATGTTTTGTTACTTGTATTTGCTCTTGTATATTTAGGTTTTCTAGTTGCACTTGTACCGAATAATACCTTTGCTCTAAGCACCTCGAATGAGTAACCTCTACCAGCTTTCTCGATGTTCTTAATCAAGTTATTTAAACTTTCTGTATAAGCATTTGTAATTCTACAAGTAAAATAGTTAAATATCTCATACTGCCAGTTATCAACTGTTTTGATTACATCTTGATAGTATTTCATATCCTTTGGAACTGCTTTTTTCCAGTCCTCATAAGCTTTTAAAGCATCTTCTCGATTATCATGTTTATAGATATCTCTGAATTGTTCCTTCAATTCATAAGCTAACTTTAATTGTGGAAAATCTAGAAACATTAGTTGCATATCCCAAATCTGTCTAGCATTTAAATCCTCTTTGTTCCTCAGTAGCAAGAATCTATCTTTTAACAGTTTAGACCTTTGTTTCTTGTCTAATGAGCCTTTAAACGACTTTCTCTCACCTTCTAATGCATTGTTGACTAATTGTATTACATGGAATCTATCAACGATTACCTGAGCATTTGGCAACTCCTCATATACTGCCTCTTTGTAGTATCTCCACATATCTATGGTTACTACTTCTATGTTCTCCTTGTTAGGCAATTTGATTAAAAAATCCTTTACATCGGATTTCTTACGGCTTGGTTGAATATCTAATACCTTACGTCCAATTATATCGGTGTAAACGGCTCTCATTGACTTATTAAGATGCACCTCATCTATTCCTAATATAACTGGAGTAAGGAAGGTCATATCATTTTCTAACTTTTCTATGTAACTGTTAAACACTCGCTTGACTGTGGTAGGAGAGATACTATATTCCTCTGCTATATTAGCAAACGGCTTTTTAAGAGATTCTTTTTCTATCTGTTCTCTTAAACGAATAGTGATTTTATCTCTATCGTCTATGCTTTCATAATGTTGGCTAAATGTTGTATCACAGTATCTACATTTATATCTATGTGTATGTATTTCAATCCCTACACGTTTCCCAAAGCTGTTTAAATCCCTTACAAATCGTTTTGATTTGCCATGCTTATAATATTCAACTCCACCACACTCTGGGCAAGCTACAGGCTCTTTAACTGGTTTTACTATTACCGTCATATCGTGGTCATCTTGTATTGTGTCTAAAACTTCAAATTCTGGTAAATTTAGTATATTCATTTTGTCTATTCTCTTTCTAGTAATTTGTATTTTTGTATGAGTCTATTAAATTGCATATATTTTTTATAAAAATTTCAGTATATTTATCTATAAAATCATCTAATCCACATAAGAAGTCAGCTTGTCCATCTAATGTTCCCCAAATTATACTGCACTCATCTAATGCAATAGATAAATCACAATTAAATGAATTGCATTTAAGAAGGTTCGTCTTTTCTGACATATCTTGTATAAGTTCTTTTAAATCCCAACCTTCTCTGTTTTGTAAGAATTCTTTCATGTCTTTTAACTTATCTACATACTTTGTTTTTACTTCATCTAAATCAACAAAATACTCCATTGGAACATTTAAAACTACTGATATTTCTATTAACATCTCCAAAGGTGGTATTATTTCGCCCGATTCGTATTTTTGTATAGTTCTTACATTTTTATCAATTAATTCAGATAATTGTTTTTGAGTTATTTTTTTATCCTTTCTTAATGATTTGATTTTTTCCCCTATAGTCATATCATCACCTCTATTCGCTAAAGAATAAATCTATTATTAAGGTTAGAATGTTTTGCCTATATTTTCTTCCAACCAGGCATCTACTTTATCAACTAATATATTTATTTTTTTACCTGTTCTTATCATTGGAAAACCTACAGTGTGTATTTATTAATATTATACCACAGTTAAAGTTATAATTTCCACAGTTAAAGTTATTTTAAGTAATAAATTTTATATTCACTTGTCAAAGTACGTTTTCTTATTAATCCACAGTTATAGTTTCATACCCAAATTTTATTCTCTTTGTATCTATTAAGTCATTTTTGCATTGATTCAATTCTTCATTTGATGCATAAAAATTATGATCTTCTTGATCTAAAATATAATAATCATCTTCATATCTCATTTTAATTCCTCCAATACAATTTTAATAGCTTTTATTTGTTTTTCTAAATCTGTAATTTCATTTCTCAATTTAACTTTATTTTTATCCTTTTCGTTTTCACATACAATCCTTAATATCATTAAATCAAGATTTTTATTCCTATGTTGTGTTATTAACCACTCTTGATGTTCTTTCAATTCTTCCATTAATTCAATTTTTAAATAATCTTTGTACATCTTAATGTAAAAGTTTAAATCTTTCATAATATTACCTCTATTTGAAAACTTCATCGTCATAATGATTTAATATTGCATTATGATAAAACCAAATTGTATCTAAATCTATTGGTGTAAAATTATGACAATCAACTGATACGTTTAAACCATAAGATTTTACCATGCATAATTTATGAATATGCCCAAATAAATTAATATTAGTTTCATTTATTTTTCTATTTTTAATTTTACTTGGTTCATGTGCCATAGTGATAACTTTATTTTCTATAAATATTTGTGCTATATCAGATTTTTTTATAAATTTTTCTTTATCTAAATACTTCCACACATTTAAATCTTTTCTTTCATAATTACCTAGAATTAAACAAATTTTTCCGTTTAACTGTTCTGCAATTTCATAATTACCAAAATCTCCTAAATGAAATACACCATCATGTTCAGATATAACATTGTTCCAATTATTAATCATTGTTTGATCCATTTCTTCTACTGAATTAAAAGGTCTTTTACTTAATTGTAATGTTCTTTCACTTCCAAAATGTGTATCACTTGTAAACCATATTTTCATTTTATTCCACCTCATAATAAAAATTCCATTTTAACTGTTTTTAACCCTCCTTATTAATTTCTATGTTAATTATATTATAATTTAAAATTTCTAATATGTCAACTGATTTTCTAACATTTTTTCATTGAATATCAATATTTTATATGCTAATGAAATAGCAGTAGAGGGATCGATCCCTCTATCCACATATACTTTTGCTAATTCTACTATATTACTTACTTTATCTAATGTCATATTAATTATCTCCTATTCTTTTAGTGTTTAATTATGTATATAATTACTTAACAATTAGTCCTATTCACATTCATTTTCTAATTTTTCCCACAAATCCCAAATTTCTTTATGAAACTTACAATTTGCATAACATTGTATTCTTGGGTTATTTTGATATTTTTCAATATAACAACCTGAACGACATATTTGTCCTATGCCTTCATAATAAATATCCTTCAGTAATTGTTGCTCTTTCTTGCTAAATTTAAAAGTTTTCATAATTATACCTTCCTATATCTCAACTTATCTTTTTCTATATGATTTTGATTTGTTATAATATACCGTTGCATAAAACTTATAAAAAGTTATAAACTCGTAATTTTTATTTTATTTCCTTCTTCATTGAATTCTATTTTGCCGAAGCTACTCTAGTTTGGTGTAACTCTCCAAAGGCTTAAATTCGGGTACAACGCTCCCTACATCAAATTAGTATTTCTCTCCATTCACCTATACTAATTCGTAATTACTTAAATTAATGCTTGCATTATAATCTCTATTTATTTCTAAACCACAATGTTTGCATACATAAGTTCTGTCTTTTAATTTCAAGTCTATTTTAATATTTCCACAATTAGAACAAGTTTTGCTTGAAGGATAATATCTATCTACCTGTATAAATTTAATACCATTCCATTCGCATTTATATTTCATTTGTCTTATAAATTCATATAAACATTGTTCAGCAATAGCTTTTGATAAATGTTTATTTTTCATCATGCCAACTATATTTAAATCTTCCATAACAACTCTATAAGGTTTTTCATTTACTATTCTTGCAGTTGATTGATGAATATGATTATTTCTAATATTAGACAAACGTCTATAAATCATTTTAGCTTTATGTTCTAATTTTATAATGTTTTGAGTTTTAACAAACTTATTTCTTTGTTTATTATACTCATACTTTCTTGAAATTTGTCTTTGAGTTCTTTTAAGTTGTTTCTTTAATTTCTTTACTCTTTTAGTTTTATTGATGTTTTTTATTGTTATTCCATTTGAACATACAGCAAGTTCTTTAACTCCTAAATCTATGCCGATGCTTAATTTTGGATTTAAGGTAGTTTGGTTTTCTTCTACTTCAACTCCAAAAGATAAATACCAATATCTTCCGTCATAACTACAATAAGGATTACTATATTTGCAATTTGGTATCTTATAATTTGTTTTAAATTTTACTTTGCCTATTTTCTCGATATTACAAACATTATCCTTAAAGTAAAGAGCATCGTATCTTACATAAAAAGATTGTTTTGATTTTCTTTTTGATTTAAATTTAGGATATTTACTATTCTTTTTAAAAAAGGATTTAAATGCTTTATCTAAATTTCTCATACTTTCTACCATAGCTGTATTTGAAACTTCATTCAACCATTTATAATCTTCTTGTTTCTTAAGTTGTGTAAATTCTTTCCTTATATTACTCATTGAATATTTTTCACCTGATTCATAATGTTCATTGCATTTACTCAATGCCCAATTATAAGCGAATCTACTACAACCGATTGTTTTAAACATCAATTCTTCTTGCTGTTCTGTAGGAATAAGTCTAATCTTTAATGATTTTAGCAATTCTTGTCACCTCCTTTATGTTATTAATTATTATATTTATAATATATCATAAAATTATTGAAATGTCAATAAATATTTATATTTTTTATAAATATTTATTTAACTATGTATCACCCCCTTCCTATATGTATTACTTATCTTATTTTCTAAAATTTTTTGGAACATTTCTATAATGTTGTGGTTTTTCTTCGCCATCAATTATTCTCTGTAATCGTTCCACATATTTCTTATCTTTAGCTAATCTTAATAAACTAACTAAGAAATATTTGTTTGTTTTTTTTGGAATTTTATTTTTCAATACACAATCTATTGCATATTGTGTTTGTTCATACTTTTGCAAATGAGTATGTCCTTCTTGAAAAGGTTTTTTCATGTTATACACTATGTAATTTTTATGCTCTTTGCTGTAAAATACTTTGAAGTTCTTCTTTGTGTAAACTAAATCCATTTAATCATCACCTATTATAAAAATTTTTAACTGCTTCAATTGTTGCTAATTCTTTTATCAAGTGTTCATAAACTTGTATTGCTTTCTTGTCATCTGTATTTTTAGAACAATAATTATAACCATTATTGAATCTTTTTAATAAATGCTGATAATAACCATTTAAAGCTTTTATAAATTCTTCTCTTTCCCTCAATTTATCACCTCCCTTCCTGTTATTAATTAATATATTCATGTTATTATGCTAATTCTTTTAAATCTTCTTCAGTAAATTCTATGTTTAATAATTTAGATAATTCATAGACACCTTTAGGTGTGAATTTAAGTTGACTATATGAATATTCATTTTTAGTACCCACATTAAGATTATACCATGTTTTATCAACTGTTTCGTATGGAATCCAATTTTTACCTTGTTTAAATATTATCTTATTTTCATGTAGTAATTTATTCATTTTTTGTCCTGATCCTATTTTAAATAGTTTTCCAATCTGAGTCGAAGAATACGTTCCTTTACTATTCATGAAATCATCAAACCAAGTAGCTTTCTTTTTAAATTCTTTATTTTGTTTCATTAAATCTGTAACCATGCTTAATTGTACTTCATTTGAAAATGATGGGAAATATTTTTGAACAAATTCCAATTCATTCCCTTCCATAACATAACCACCTGTATGATTTAATATTGGAAGTACTTCATAACATATCCATTCTTGAAATTCTTGTGCATCTGGTAAAGGTGAAGATAATGCTAATTGATTTAATCCACCTTCGTTAAGTAAAATGCCACCTCTTTGACCTAATATTTTATAATCAAACTCTATCCCGACGGAGGATTGAGTTTCTTTATTTAACAATAACTGACCCTTAGGTGATACATATTTATTTATATACTTAGTATAACTATGAGTCTTTAAGTCATATCCTAATGCCTCTACTACATCCTTTCCTATAAACCAAGGTTTATTTTCTATTTTTATTACTCTAACTTCTCCGAATTCTGCATTTTTAAATATTTGCAATTTATCCATTTTATATTCCTCCTTATAAAAATCTGCTTATATCTTCTCCGTTTTTTATAGCTTCTAATAATTCTAACGATTCTTTATCTTTTTTTTCTTTACATTCTTTACACCATCCTACAGTTAAACTTTGTAATCCTCCTGCTTTATGATATAATACATTAGTTTCTTCACCACATGAACAACATTTATTTTTCTTATTGAACATAAAATATCACCTTCTATTCTTTTATTGTAATAATATAATCTTTATTATTTGAAGAACTATAGCAAACTACATTTTGTATAACTCTAGTTGATATTTCTAATGTAGGTTTATCATCTAGTAGCTTACCATTAGAATAATCAGAATAATATTCTATTATATTTGAAATAGCTATAAACCCCCAATCATTAATGTTTTCTTTAAGTATATTATCAATAAATTCTCCTATTGTACAATTTTCAATTAATTTTATTTCTTTCATTTATTTTCCTCCTTTATAAAACTTTCATTTTATTTTAAATAAGTATAATAATGAAATGTTTTCTTAATTCCATTAACAGTATCATCATCTAACTTATAAACCCAGTCATAAGGTCTATCGTCTTTACGATAGTTTTCTATCATTCTATCTATGATATCTCTTTTTCTAATTTTACCTGTTTTATAATCATGTGTAGGGATTGTAATATCACATCTTAAAGAGATAGAATATTCATAATAATTATTAAATATTCCTTTGAATGTTGTATATCTATCATTTTCCATAATTGTTAATTCTAATATTCCACAACCTGTTAGATAGTTTTCTTTACTTAATTTCATATTGCTCCCTTCTTTCATTTATAATCTTTTGAATTCTTAATTGATCTTCTTCATCATTATCAATAATGGACATAAGTTTCTTTTCTTCTTCTGTCGGTTCTACTTCAGGTACACTCTTTAGAAACTCAACTAATTCTTTAAATTTATTATTCATTATTTATCACTCCAATATTCTTTAAATGCTTTATTCCAAACTTCTTTATTAATATTGTCTTTCATGTTATTCTTTTCTATATACAGTTTTAGAAAATTTATTTTATTACTTAATTCCATTTCTAAATCTAGTCTTCTTTCATTTGACATCCAAGTATTCATCTTTAATTCAAAAGCTGTATTCATAGTTTCTTTCAATAATTCCATAAAAGTTTTATAAACTTCTTTTTCATTCATTATTCATCACCTAACTTTTCAACTTTATAATCATTACCATAATATACATTATCATCAATAGTAATTTTATATACTTTATTATCGTTTAACAATTCATATTCATAACTAAACAACATTGAACATAATATAATCATCAATATTGATAATATAAATGGTGCAAGTTGATTTATATCGTTAGTAGTAAACATTATTACAAAAGAGGCTATCGCTAAACAAGTAAATAAAAATATACCAATTCCCATTATACATATATACTGTTGAAGACTATTCATTATTTATCCACATCCTTTTAATCTACTTCCCAATTTTTCCATTCATAAACAAAATCTCTATTAAAATCTTTTAACTCATCAAAACATAATGAACCACCTAAAACACTAAATACTGGTGATCCATTACAGCGTTTTAAAGCTAATTCCCATATGTCATCATAAATACCTAAATATTCATACCAATCTTGTTTTTCTAATTTCTTTTTAAATTCATACATTTCAGAATAAGATTTACAATATACAACTATATCTCCATGTCTAAAATCCATCCAATTAAATCCATTCATTTTCTTTAATTTATAATTACTAAAGAATAAATTTTCTTTTATATTCTGTAATCTTTCTTTTTTGATATCATCTTCATATTCTTTTTTATTTTGTTTTAAAAACTTATTTATTTCCACAATGGAATATACATTGAGTGTATAATCATAAGAAAAAATAAATTTATAATTATAAGGCTCTGATATAACTAATTGTAAATTATTATAAAACTCTAAAATTATACTATAATAAAATTCATCAACTTTAAAATATATGCTTAAAGGTTGGAATTCTAATAAAGGTAACATTTTTCTTATATTGTCTACTGTTTTTAAAAAATCAAATCTTGGTGTTTTATATATACTCATAGGTGGATTATATCCTTTTACAAAAGGTCTATCATCGTCAAGTGGCATATCACTTATTTTATAATATAAACTTTCACAATCTTTTAAGGTTTTTAAATTCTCTTCTAATGTACTCATTATTTATCTCCTTTCCAATCTTTCAACATATTATATATCTCTGAACCACTACAGTAAAATAATACACCAAACACAAATATTCCAGATATTGCACCTAAAACTTCTAATATTATACTTGCTATTTTGAAAGTGAATAAATAATCAATAGTTATAAATAATAAATACATTAACATTAAACATATAATCGTGAAACCTATACCTAATAATATTTTTTTAATTATTTTAATCATATTATCACCTCCTTATTAACTTCTATATTCACATTATATCATAAATTAATAATAAATACAAATTGAAAAACTTATTTTCGTTTATTTGGAATAGGGTATTCATTATTCCAACTTATAGAATCATAATCTGAATTATGTTTATAATTATATAAGATTTTGTTATGTATTGTATTTTTATATTTGCTAATAAAGTATTTTTCTTTTTCATTCATATCTTGTTCATTTTCACAAATGATATATTCAATTTTTACAATTTTATCATAAATATAAGTTTGTAAAGTAGATTTATCTTTAAAATGTTGTTTCATTCTTTCATGCATATTTGAAGTTTTTCCAACATATAAAACATTATTATTTTTATCTAAAAATCTATACACATTATAAATAGGTATTTCTATAATTTGTATATTATTCGTGCTATATTTATATAATTTTGGATTACGAATACACATACATTTTTTATTTCTCATTTCAACAAATTCATCATATGTATTTATTTTAAAATTTAATTCATTATTAATCATTTTAGAACTCACTCCACATTTATGAATAAAATTGCTTATATTTAAACTTCCAAGTATCTTATCCACTTTAAACACCATGGGTTTATATTCATATTTTGAATTAAGATAAATTTGTAAGTATAAATCTAAAACCCAATAATATTGTTTATAAGACATTATATCGTAAAGGATATCATCGTAAATATAAATATCTTCATCATCAATAAATAAATGATATATAGTCCCATCACCTGTAATTTCTACTTCAACATTTATATCTAATTCTATTATTTTTTTAGAAGTACTTAATATTTTATTAAAATTATTTTCACTTAATTTTTCTATCTCGCCATACATTTTCATTTTAATAACCTTCTTTTAATTTTTTAATTATTTTTTTTGATTATAAATTTTTATATCTATAATCTAATATTGACTCATTAGGGATTATAGCTTTATTAATTTCTTCAGCTTCATTTATATATTTTTTAAAATAATTTATTAATTTCTTTATGTCAACATCGAATTTACTATTTAATCTTAGCCATAATGGTATTAAATTTATTGAATTTTCATAAACAATGACATCTATATCCCATTTTTTAAATGCATCTTCAATATCTTTTTTATTAATTGGTAATCCATCTTTTGCACATTTTCTTCTTGTAATATTATATTCATTACCATCTAATAAAACACCAGCATCGTCATGTTTAATCCCCCACATAATCATAGCCTTCTTAACTTCCTTTAAATTTTCTTCAATTCCTTTTTTTATTTTAATTTCATATTCACTTCTCCCAAAATCAACATCATTTAATATTTCTTGCGAAGTCCATATTGTACCTTGTAATATAACTAATAATTCACAATCTGTCATTTTTTATCTCCTCCTTATAAATATAATTCTAAATCTAACTAAAATTCTTAAAGTGGTGGTATGAATCGCACATAGGGATAGTATGACTTACTTCAAGTAGGTTAGTTATAAATAGATAAATATAAATAGATAAATATAAATAGATCTTTTCTCATTTTTTTCTTTATTTATTTTAACCATTCTTCATAGGTACACATTCTTATATATAAATTCTTAGAATAAGTAATTTTTCCATTTTCATTTATTTGTTTACCATATTTTTCAGTTATGCTTATATAATTTTCTTTAGCTAAATCTCTTAATAATTTACCTATACTTGTTAATGTTTTTTCACTATTAATACTCAACCCCATAGCACTAGCTAATGATTTTCTAGTAATTCTGGTTTCATGTTTTGTATCACATCTATATTTTAATATCATATATATTTTAACGATATTATGATTATGATTTGAAAATAAACTTTTTAAAATATCTTCTTCAACTAAAACATATTTTCTATTAAGTTTATTTTTATAATCTAATTTATATACTATATTTCCATTTACTTCTTTCATCTTAATTAAGGAATTTAAATTAGCTATTTTTCTAATACCTTTTATTATAGTTTGTATTTTTCGATTGGTTAACAATTCTATCTCTTCTTTATTATTATATAAATCACTTTCAAACACATATCTATTTTGTTCTTTTGGATTTCTTTTGCTGTATGGCAATGGTACTATTATGGGTATATAATTTATAGCTTTATTCATCATATAAGCTTCATCAGTGGGTATAGCATATTTTAATATTTTATCTTCCTTCTCATTTTCTTCTGCATTTTCTATTATTTCAGTATTTGTTTTTTGATATTCGTCAATATCTTCACCCATACTTAATAATTCATCCATCATCATGTCATATTCCATCTGTCTGTTGTATTCTATATCATCCATAATATCACACCCTTATTAATTTCTATATTGATACAATTTCGATATCGTAGTTACTAAATAATCTTTCTACAATTTCCTTAAATTTATTATCGCCTTCAATATAAATGTCTTTTAAATTACCTTCTAATGCATTTCCAACTATCTTTTCTAATTCTTCCATTGTAGTATTTTTATTTATTACACATTCTCTTTTAATACCTAATATTTCATCAATTTGATCTTGTTTGTAAAATCTTCTATTTGTTGGACTTCTATAAGCTACTAATTTATTAGATTTCTCCCAATTAATAAGGGTTTTTGTTGTTACGCCTAAAATCTTAGCTACATCCTTTGGTTTGTAAATTGTTTCACTATTATTCATAATTAATTCCTCCATTCTTTGTTATAGGATAAATAATTACCCTTATATTTATATAATTACCTATTTTTATATATTTTATACATTTATTTTCTATATTTTTACAAAATATTTTAGATATATAATATATTTAATATTCCTTCTCTATTTCTTTCATCAATAAATATACTTTCAAATCTTTACTTACATTTTCATCACATAATACTTTTGCTAATGTGTAAACTCCTTTAGCTTTATTATTATTCCAAGTTATAACCTCACCTTTTTCAAAAGATATATATCTTTTTTCACATTTACTCATTAATAATTCAGAAAAACTTTCACTATATCCTAATTTTATTAATCTATTCACATAAACATCTTTTATATTAAAATTCAGATAATATGCTTCTTTATCCTCTAAATCAACATAATCTAATGATGAATACAATATATTATCTAAATTATATAATGATATTAAATCTGAAGGAAGAATTTCACTTATAAACTTAATTTTCTTAGAAAATAATATTGGATTATCTTTTTCAGATTCTAATGCTAAACATTCAACTTGAAAATATTTATTATTTTTCTTTGTACCAAGTGGAAAATCTTTTAATACATCTTTCATATCAGTATATACTTTGACAGGTTGCTTACTTTCATATTCATTGTTAATGATTGAATACACATTCCTAAATACAAAATTACCATCATAAAAATTACAACTTAAACCTTTATATCCTTTTATCCAAACATATTCTTCTTTTTTCAAATTTATCACCCCTCCTAAAATTCCATTTCATCTACTTCTAAACACCATTCTCTGTCAATTATGTATTCTTCTCCCTCATACTTTATTGTAGCTTCAAATTGATTAACTGGGTCGACAATCATACCATCACATAATTCTAGTGGTTTATATTTTTTTAATAATCTTTTCTGGATAGGAATTAGATCCCATGCCAATTCATAATTCTTACCATTTTCAAATGTTTCTATTGCAGTAGCAAATCTTCTTGGGATTTCATGTACAATACCATCACAATCTTCTACAATAGCTTTATTCTCATTAACTCTTGTCAATGCTTTATTTTCATCTATTTTAAACATCCAACCCTCTAAATCTTCATTAGGTACATTCATTATATCAAATACATAGGTATATCCTTTGATATATTTTGTAAAATATGGATCTTCTTTAATTGAATTTGTAAAGCAATTATCTATTTTCTTTATAATGTCTTCAATAATAAGCTTTTCTTTATAAACGTTCCCTTCTTTTCTACTAGTAGGATCTACTTCAACTAAATTACATTGTCTTGGAAACACTATGTATTCTTCACTATTGACTTTTATTTTGCCTAAGTTTTCAGATTCTACTTCAACAATTAAACCATCACATAATTCAGTCCATTTTCCACCATTAGTTAATTCTTTATTAAATCTATACATCTTATTCATATCAAAAATTTCTGTATTCATATTATTCCCTCCTAATAAAATCAATCTTTTATTTTATTGTAATTCGCACCTCACATAATACTATTTTAAGGCTGTCAACTCGATTATAAGGTGTTTCAGTTTGTTATTAAACTAATTTAATCATTATAATTCCATTAATGCTATTATAATTAGGAATACTAATAATGTTGGTATAACAAACATTGCTGTAAGTAATATTACCATTAGTAATCCAATTAAAAATTTTAACATTATAATTCCTACTATTAATTTAATGAATTTCTCATTTTATCAATTTTTTTTAATAATTTTTCTTTTACTTTAATATCTTCATTATAATATGGCTTATTATATCTTGATGCATTTTCTCTTTCTCTTACTTTTTTTTCTCCACTATCTACATAAGATAACATTCTTTCTATTATCATTTGATATGTTTTATAAAATCCATAATTCTTTTGATTTTCTATTTTTATTAATCTTCTTTTGGTAAATTCTGATTTTGCATTATGTAAAAGATTTAATTGTTCATCTATTGATAATTCGTTTAAATTTGTTTCTTCTATATTATGGTATATACGGTCTTTAATTCTGTTAAATTCGTCTTCTTTTTCATTTAATTCTATTTGGTATTTCCCTAATTCTTCTAAAGCATCTAATAAATTTTTAAATAAAGTATCAAATGAATGATTAGAATTTTCTTTTACAAATTGTATTTGATCCTCTTTGTACATTGTAATTTTACATGGGATAGATTTATATTCTTCTTTAATTTCTTTATATTCATTTATTGCTTCTTGATAAGTTTCTGCTGATACTGTGAATTCACCATATTTTAATTCTATTTTAATAAGATACATTTTATTATCCCCCTTATTAATTAATATATTTATGAATTTAATTTTAAATCTTTTAATATTGTTATTCTTTTTCTTTTAATGTTTTCATGTTCTTTATAGTACGGTTGACGGTAAGCTTTATTTGTTCCTTCGTGTAATTTGCTAGCTCTTGATTCTTTAAAATTTTTCAATATTTCTATGATTTTAACATTTGCGTTATGAAATGAATAAAAACATCTATTACCTTCTTCTGTTACTCTACGTTGTGTTAATTGTTTCTTTAAATCGAATAACACATCTTCATTTAATTCATTCATATCCATCATCTCTATATCATGATAGGATTTGTTTTTAGCTTGATTGTATTGTTTTTCTAGTTCTGTCATTTTAGCAGACGCTTCATTTATTCTAATTAATACATCAATTAATTCGTTATATAATTTATCAAAATTACAATCCAATTTAGTTTTTGTTGTAAATTGTTCTATTTGTTTTTCTGTATTATATAATGTTATAGTTGCTGGAGTATTTTTGAAATCTTCTTTAATTTCTTTATATTTTTCTATTGCCATATTATAATCATCAGTCCCATCTATATTATATTTCCCATACTTCATTTCAACACTTATTTTGTATTTACACATCTTATTTTCCCCCTTATTAATTTCTATGTTTATAATATTTTTACTAAAAATTTTTATTAATTATTATATTTATATTATATCCTATAAAACTGTTTTTGTCAACAAATTTCATAGGAGGTTATAAATTTTATTAATTGTAATAAATTAGCATTAAAACTTTTAACAAAATCTATTTATCAATCAACTTAAATTATAAGTTTACTTTGAATGGGTGTAACCCTACGCCCTCTATTCCATCAGCAAACACTTTAGGAAATACTTTTTTAATTATTTGATAAGAACCATTTACATCAGCATTAATTTTTGTTCCATTATTACTTATGAATAAGCCTCTATATTTTCTTCTACTTTTATTATAATTTTCTTTTATTGGTAACTCACTATCTAAAAATGAAGTACCACTCGTATAACTTTCTTCAGTAATAATAACTTTTATTCCAAATTCTTCAGCTTTATATTGTACTTTTTGTATAAAATTATAATAAGGTATACTAATAAAGTTTTGATTTACTTTTTTATTCATTTTACTGTTTTGTTTCCAATTCTTGTTATTGCCTATTATAATAGTATTAATTTTATTATTTTTACAATAATCAACTAAAAATCTACTAGCTTTATGTACAAAATCATCTACTTTGTTATTTCTTTTAAATGTTAATTTTCTCATTTTATTAGTACAATCTAGTTTATTAACTCTTTTTGCTATTGATTTATAATGAGATATTTGTTTATTATAATATTGATTTATTGATTTTAGACCTTTACCATTTATTACTAAAGGAATTAATCCACAATTATTAGTTATGGTTGCAAAGTTATCTAAACCTAAATCAATTCCAACATATCTCCCATTATCAACCAATGGTTCAACATCTTCAATTTTATAAACTATTTCAATAACTAAATACTTATCTTTAGAAATTATTCTGACTTGTTGCAGTCCATTTCTTATTTTAGTTTTAATTAATAATCCCTTGAATTTTTTAGGAAATTTAATATATCCATTTTTGATTTTACAGTTTTGATTAGTTAATATCAATATGTTCCTGCCATTTTTGGGTCTATACTTAGGTAGTTTAGGTCTACCTAAGTATTTACTTGGATTATTGTTATAATCTTTTATACTAGCAAAGAATGATTTCCAATTTTTATCTAATAATTTTAAACATTGTTGAGCAGAACTACCTAATGGCATATTTTTATAATCATAATTATTATCTTCTTTCTTCAATATTTTATCTAACTCATTATATCTGATCCATTTACCATTATTTATAAATTCTTGTCGTATTATATAATTAGCATAATTGTATAGATTTTTACTTTTAAAACAATATTCATCTAACATTTTGTAATATTTATTATTTGATTTTATAATATGTTTTTCTACTCTATTCATGTTATTTTCACCTCCTTTCTTTTATTAATTTTTATATAATATATTTTTTTAAAATAATTTAAATCTTAAATATTGCATGACCATAAATAAACCATCAGATTTATATTCATTATATATATTTGTAAATTCTTCTTTTGTTACTCTTTTTCTGTTTTTGTAAAATATATCTGTCATACTTGTGTCTATCTTTTGTTCAAACAATCTTTCTAATATTTCTTTTATTTCTGATTTTACAATATCTTTTTCAAATAAAGCATTTATACTTTCTTCCACATTTACCCCTTCACCAACTTGTAATTTTTTAATTATCATTAGTTATCCCCCTCGTTAATTATTATTTATTTTATTAGATCTTTATCAAAAATTTCACGATAAGTTCTATAAAATTCTATTGCATTCATCTTTATGTTGTTATCTTTAAAATATCTTTCTATTTTGGACAAAGTCCATTCGATATTTTCTGAAATTTCTTTTTCATGTAAAGTGTATAGTATTCCACTTTTCACAAGATTTCTAGCAGATAACATTATATTATCTCCGTATTCCTCGTCATAATATTTCGATAATTTCATTAGTCTTTGCTGGATACTGCAAAGAGACATAATGTTCATACCATTATTATTACTTTTTATACATCTTGATTTTAGCAAATATGGATTTTCCATGTTAAACTCCATATATGAATACTTTCCATTCTTATAAGTTTGATAAGCATACGCTAATCTTGTTCCCCTTACATACTTTTGCATGACTTCGTCACATATAAATTTTTTACCATTTATTATTATATAACTATCATCTCTTGCTATGTCGGAAAGTTTAATTTTTCTTAAATCAATTAGTTCTTTTCCAGATATACCATGCCACAAAGCATACACTATAAATCTGTCCATAGAATTTGAAAAAGTATTACATAGATTTATTACTTCTTCTTTTGTGAATAAATTTTTTTCATCTGATTTTACACATTCGTTAACATATTTAGTGCTATCGAATTGATAATTAATATTTAGATCATTTTTCAAGATATCGTTATATATTTTGATATTTGTATAAAATGAACTCCTATTAAATGTTTTCAGATATTTGTATATAAAATCTTCTAATGTGTTTGTTGTTATTTCCTTAAAATGTCCTAGATAATCTATTAAATATCCTTTAGTTCTTTCCCTTTTCACATCGTAATCTTTCATTTTAACCTCCTTACCCCTCATAATTAGAGGGATATTATTTTTACTTAACCTTTTTATTATTAATCTCTATATTTTCATTTTTCTTATTATTAAAGTATGGGTTATTATCCCAAATATCATCGTCAGCAGTTTGTGGATGATAATAAAAAGAAAAACAAGTGTTCATATTACTATGACCCATCAATTTACTGACTTTTTCTATTGGTACACCTGATTCAACTAATGCTGTTCCAAAACCATGTCTGAATAAGTGTGTATGCATATTATCTATACCTATTCTTTCACCATATTTCTTGAACACATCATTTAAATTTGCTGAATACATATGTTTTCCATTTTTACTTACTAATAAATAATCCTCTTCAGTATCAATTTGATTTCTATAATAAAGATAGTTATGATATAAACTAAGTAATTCTTTATTCAGTTTAATTTCCCTACTTTTAGAATATTTACCAGTTGTTGTGAAAACACCAGTTGTAAAGTTTATATCGTTCATTTTAATATCTCTTATTTCTTGTGATCTTAATCCAGTTCCTACAGTTAAACTAAGGATAAAATAATTTCTCATTGTAAGAAAATTTGGATTTTCTTCATAATCTAGTTTAGCTTCATTAATCATATTTTTTATATCCCTTGGATCAATAGCTTTATCTGTTTGTTTTATTTTATATCTTTTTAAATCACTTGCTGGATTATAATCTATTAATCTTCTACCTTTTAGATAATTTAAAAAACTTTTAATAGAAACAATTCTAAGATTTAATGATTGACCACTAAGATTATCTATATCTCTTTTAACATTTAACCAATCTTCTCTCATAGTAACATAATCTAGTTCTTTTATATCATCTAATGTTTTTATGTGTAAATATTTAAAACATTCTTTTATATTTTTTAAATATTTACTTACTGTTTTTTCATATGATCTTTGTTCAGATATTACTAAGTATTCGGCATATTCATTTAATAATTTTTCTAACATTTTAATTTCCCCTTTCCTTATTAATTAACTTGACTTATAATTTATTAATTTTTATATTTATATAATACTACATTAATTAATATAAGTCAATATAAAATTTAAAACTTTTTCAAAAATATTTTTCCTACATTATATATAATATAAAAAAAACAAAAATCTAATTAATTTAATGAAAACAGTTGACAAATAATGTTTATTAATTTATATTTTAATTATAGAAATCAATAAGGGGGAATAAAAAATGAATTACAATGAAATGTTAAAAATAAGAATTGAAACAGACTTAAAATGGTGTAAACTAGATTTAGTAGCTAAATTAAAAAGTTTAACAGATAGTTTAAATCACGAAATAGAATTACTAGAAAATAATGAAAATTATACACCAAATTCAATGGGTATTATTCAAGGGGAAGCAAGTACAATTGATAATTTATGTGGAAAAATAAATGCCTTAGATGGTATAAATAAAATGTTAAAATAATTATAAAGGTTTGAGGTAATCCTTTAAAACCTCAAAAAAATTTTAAAAAACAGCTTGACAAGTAATATTTATTAATATACAATATAAGTATAAAAATTAATAATAAATAAGGGGGAAATGAAAATGAAAGCAAATAAAAAAATAATAGGATTAGTTATAGCAGGTGTAATAACTACAGGATTAGGATTTCATGTGGGGAATGTCAGATATGAAGATTATTTAGCTTCTAAAGAAAATGCAAAAACAGAACAAATTACAACAGAAAATGAATATCAAAACATTAAAACTACTGAACAATCAACTGAAGAAAAACAAAAAGAAATATTAACAAATGCTTCAGATGAAGAATTAGCATTAGCAACAGAAAAGACATTAGAAAAGAGTTTTGACCAAACTAAATATAAAATAGAAGTCGATGATTTAGATGACGCACTTATAATAAATGTAATAATAAGAGACTCAGACTTTACTGGCATATCTGAAAAAGCTTTAAATGAAATGATTATAAGTTACGGTTTAGATTCTAAAATGAATAAATTAGCAAACATGATCCATGAAACTTACGAAATAAGTGGAAGAGATAAAAAAATTTTAGTTGCTGTATCTGATGATAATAGAAATGTATTATACGCTACAACTAATGATTAAAAAATCTTGATAAATAATTCCAGATATGATATAATATACTTGTGAATATAAAAATTAACTTTTATTTAAATGTAAAGATAGGTGAATTTGTTACTTTTCCCTATCTTCTTTTTTTTTGCTTATTTTTATAAATTTACTATTGACAAATTACAAAATAGAAATTATAATGTAAATATAATAATTAATAAGACATTAAATTTATCAAC